TTATGATGTTTTGGTGTAAATTTGGTGTAAATCATTAATTTTTTGTGTTTCCTTTTCAAGCCTATTTCGATCAACATGATTATACACTTCCATAGTTGTGTTAATATCAGAATGTCCCATTAGATACTGCATTGTTTTTAAATCTGTTCCTGCCTCTGCTAATCTTGTACAATATGTGTGTCTTAATATATGAGGACTAATTGCAGGTAATTGAATGTCTCTCTTATCATTATATTCTCTAATAAGTTTTCTAAACACTCGTCTTATAACAGCATGTCTGACTACTTTCCCGGTTCTATAAGAAAGAAAAACAAAGTTGCTGTATCCATCCAAACTAAAGTCAGGGATTTTTTTACATGATAGCCAATTCTTTTTTTGTTCGATAATGGCTTTATAAGCAAAATCATTAAGTGGAATAATTCTTGATCCGTTTGATGTTTTTGTGTTGCCCTCACAATATTGCACAAGTTTGCCATTAAGATTTCTGCACAACATTTGATGATTAATATTGATGGTTCTTTCTTCTATATTAATATCATCCCACGTTAAACCAAGAGCTTCACTTATTCTTATGCCGCTATAAAGCATTAAACATGCGAGAGGTTTATAAAACTTTGCTTCTGTACAAATATCAAATCTTGCCAAAAACTCATTCTCTTCTTCATAGCTCATTGCATATTTTACTTCCTTTTCAACAGTGTAGTCTTTGAGACATCCATTTGCTGGGTTTTTCATTATACAGTCTGAGTCAACCGCCAATTGTAGTGAAGGTCTTATAATTTTTTGTAAAATGGCAATAGTGCTATTAGCCATATTGTTGTCATGACATTCTTTGTAAAATTTAATAATGTGAGCTTTCTTAATTTCTTTTAGCTCCATTCTACCAAGAAAGCTGTTTTTGATACTGTGGTTATAATAATAAGTATAATTTGAATAAGTTGATTTTGATATATTTGCTTTTGTTTGCAAATATATTTCAATTTGTTGATTTAATGTTATGTCTGTTCTTAATACACCATTTGATATTTCTGAAAGTAATTGTTGTTCCTGTTTTCTTAAATCATTTAATGATTTAGCATAGATACACTGTCTTTTCTTTCCTATATCAGTCCATCTATACATATATGTTCCATCTTTTCTTTGGCTTTCTCCTTTCTTAAGCACTCTACCTTTGTTATCTTTTCTGTTCGACATATAATCTTCATCTCGCTTTCTGTTTTTATGACAGAAAACCCTTTATATGACACTTCTTTTATATCATATAAAGGGTATAAATTCAATGATTACAATACTTTTATATTGTTTATATAATCTTCAAATTTCTTTCTGTTTATTAGTTTGTGTGTTCCTTTGTATATTACAAAATCACATGTATCAAAATTTGTCATTTCTGTAATTTTATCTCTGCCAATATTTGAATATGCAGATGTTTCCTCTATCGTTAGAAGGAGTTTCTGCCAAATAGGAACTTCTATTTTTTCTTTCATATTAGTTTACTCCTGTGCTTCCAATACCGCCACGATCAATATTGCCTAAATGCTCTGTTTCCACAAACTGAATCTCTGGCTGAATCTTATTAATACGGAACTGACAAATTCTTTCGTTCTTATGGATGACTGTATCTTCCATAGCAATTACTGGATATAACCACTGATCATTATCTCCACTATATGAATTGTCGATCACTGCAAAACTATTTGTCTGCAACACTTTAAAATTCTTATATGTACTGCTACGTGGTACAATATTGGCTTCATATCCGTTTGGTAACTTCATTCCAACCCCCAGCGGAATCAAATGAAACTCACCTTTCTTTAGATGCACTGTTTCAGCCGAACGAAGATCTACCCAGTCTCCTTTGCTGATTTTTTCGATTTTATCAATTTCATTGTCAAAATATTTAATTTTAATTGTTTCCATATTATAAATTCTCCTTTAAAAATTTAATGTATTCATCCCATTTATCAATTGAGTAAATATACTCCTTACCTTTTAAACCTTTCAGTTTCATGTCTGCTTTAATATTCTCTATTGGATTATTTTTCGTTGCCAAAGATTTAATAAAACTATTCGTGCTATTTGTTAGTGTTAAAATGCGTTCTGATGGAATTTTAGCCACTATTTCTTTATAAAGGTTCAATTCCTCATCTGGTATTTTAAAGTCCTTATTTTTAGGCAAATTCTTTGAACTGAACGGACTAATATTTGAACCGCTAGTTTTAGGTTTTAACAATGGGATAATTTTGTCAGAATTGACATATTTGAATCTAAATAGAATTTCTGAATCAGTTTCTTCTATATCACAGATAAGAGAAGAATCTATATTATTGATTACTTTAATAATATTATGTCCACGACCAAGAGAAGGAATATACGCTTGTAAAATATCTTTACCATAATGAAACACCTTGTTTCCATACTGGCAATCAATATAACAATCTACATCTTCAAGATTTCCATTTAGTTTTCGTGTAAAATCATTTGTCCATTGATTATATGGAACTTTGATTCTGTATGTACCTTTGAATTTATCAATCAAGTAACTCGTTCACCTCACCGCCTTTCACAATCTCGATTGCCTTATCGATAAAATAATTTGGGTCATAATCCTGCAATGGGTCTTCACATTCTTTTCTAAGTTCTTCTAACTGCTCTACAACCTTGTCCGGGTCGTAGGCAGTCGGTTGCACGTCAAGTGCCATAAGCATTGCTTTTAGAACCTGTTGGCTACGTTCATCATGTAATGTACAACTTACTGCACAATTTAATCCGTGTTTATATTTATCCGCATCAATCAGTCTCATCGTTCTCCCTCCTGTTCCACGCTTCTAAATATCAAAGTCCATGTGAAGATATTTACCCTCGTATTCGGTTTCCCAATAATAATCTCCCTCGTACCAATCTTCTCCCTTGCATGTCTGGTCGCACCATTCTTTACAATCATCTCTGCCCTGCTCACCACCTGTATGATAATCAGTAATATCAGCAAAATCGGAGTTCATACCATCCATTTCAAGGTTTTCCTTACACCATTTCGCAATCTCTTCATTAAGCGCATTTCGCTGTTCGATTTTATCAACTATTTCTTTTGGAATCTTACTCATTCTTCATCCTCCCAATCTAATTTCTGACCACAGTCACTGTAATATAACCCAACATTATACTTGTTTCTTAAATCTCCCTTCTCGTAACAAACAGGACAATAATAGTGATGCATTCCTCTATTGTATCCGTTCTTTATTTTTTCTCTTATTCCTTTCCTTGCCGTCTGCATTTCCATTGCCGCCCGGCATTCTTCCAGCGTACCGATATCCTCATAACGCCCAAGTCTTTGATATAATTCATATTCACGTCTTGCTCCTAATATTGGAGTCTCTTTGTCGTAGAATCCATATTTACTCCAATCTCTTCTTGTTAATCTCTCCATACTATTCTTCCTTAATCGCAATATAAAACTACTTTGTTCTGAGCGAGAGATTGTTTCACATCAATTACTCGTTGATTTTTTGAACCCCTCCACTTCAATGTAAGGTCTTTTAAATTGTCTACATACTCTCCATCAATACAGATATCTATATTAGAAATAATTTCATTTCTTCGATTCCAATTTAAAAACTCTTTTTCTTTTCCTACCCCTGATGGCATTCTACTATATACAAGTTGTTCCCATGTATACCCCGTATACAACCATATTGTTTTCTCAGGAAAAGAAATACGGATTTCTTGAATTAATTTAAGGACTTCATCGAGGTTCTGTTCAGCTAAACACTCACCACCAAGGAATGATACTCGTTTAATATATAGTCTATCAATTAATTTCATAAATTTATCTTTTATTTCTTCTGTCCATTCTTTACCACCATTAAAATCCCATGTATCAGAATTAAAACAATTTTTACATTGAAATGGACAACCTTGGACGAAGAGGGAGACTCCAACTCCCTCTCCATTAGAAATGTCCATAGAACGAATCTGTGCATATCTCATTATAAATCCTCCGCAATATCTGTCATATGAACATATCTCTCCTTAATTTCCTGAGTACGTCCTTTTCCCCAGTAATTAGTGCCGATATAACCGCAGGTTCTTCTTGCTACGTTCATCTTGTCTTTGTTTCTATTGTGGCAATTTGGGCATTCCCAAATAAGTTCGCCACCTTCATCAATAATTTTAATTTCACCGTCATAACCACAAATCTGACAGTAATCAGACTTTGTATTTTCTTCTGCATACATGATATGGTCGTATATGAATTTATTCATTTCTAAAATAGCATCTACATTATTTACTAATCCATCTGTCTCAACATAAGATATCGCACCTCCAAGTGATAACGCTTGAAATTCTGATTCTTTAGCAAGTTTATCAAATGCATTAATTGGTTCTTTTACAAATGTATGATAACTGTTTGTGATATAGTTTCTATCTGTAATACCTTTAATAATTCCAAAACGTTTCTGTAGACACTTCGCAAATTTATACGTTGTGTTTTCTATTGGAGATCCGTAAATTGAAAATCCAATATAATGCTCTTTATTCCACTGGTCACACTTATCGTTCATAAACTGCATCACTTTAATACCAAAATCATGACCTTCCTGTGAATCAATATGTGATTTACCAGTCATATATTTTACACACTCATATAAACCTGCATATCCAAGTGAAATACTTGCATATCCATTATGAAGTAATTTATCAATCTTCTCACCCTTTTCAAGTCTCGCAAATGCTCCATACTGCCACAATAAAGGTGCGACATCAGATAACGTTCCCTCTAATCGTTTATGTCTGCAAAGTAATGCTTTATGACATAGTTCCGTTCTCTGTTCCATTAAATCCCAAAACTTTTCATAATCTCCTTCAGATGACAATGCTACATCTACAAGGTTTAAGGTAACAACGCCTTGGTTTAGTCTTCCATAAAATTTATAATTACCATTTTCGTCTTTATAAGGTGAAAGAAAGCTACGGCAGCCCATACACGGGAAACAGTTACCCTCTTTATATTTCTTCATAATCTTCTCTGAAATATAATCAGGGTTCATTCTCTTTGCAGTACACTTAGCTGCAAGTTTTGTTAAATACCAATAAGGGGAATTTTCATGAATATTATCTTCTTCTAAGACATAAAGAAGCTTTGGAAAAGCCTGTGTGACATATACGCCAACTTCATTTTTAAGACCAAGTAATCTCTGATTAAGAAACTCTTCAATAATCATTGCAAGTTCTTTCTTATACTCTGTAGTCTCTCCAAGATACATGAATACACTCAAAAAAGGAGACTGCCCATTTGAGTTAGACATAGAATTGCACTGATAGTTAAATGTCTGAACGCCATCTGCTATTTCTTTTTTGGTATCAGCTTCTGCATACTTCTTACAATCTTCATTAGAAAATCCCCATGACCTATATTTCTCATAGTATTTATTGTAACTATCTCTTACAAATGGTGCTAAATGTGTAAGAGTAATTGTAGCCCCTCCATACTGAAGTGATGTAACACCAAGAATAATCTGAGTGGCGATTGTACAAGCAGTAATAAATCTATGTGGTTTTTCAATCATTACCTTGTTAATACAAGTACCATTCTGTAACATATCTTCAAGATTAATAAGTGAGCAGTTACTCATCGCATTCATGCCAAAATAATCAATATCATGGAAATGAATAATTCCTTCATCGTGTGCTTGTACAACTTCTGGTGGAAGCAAAAATCTACGAGAAATATCCTTGCTAACAATTCCTGCCATATAATCACGCTGAGTATTTAATACTTTTGAGTTCTTATTGGAATTTTCTGTATTCCAATATTCGCTTTCGCCATCTAACAGTTCATCAATCTCGGAATCTGTTGTATTCTCATTTTCTCTCTGAAACTCACGAATACTTCTATATCCTTCATATGCTTTTGCAGTAAGTCTCTGTTTTTTGGTGATTAATTTATCATAAACCATTGATTCAATATCAGAGACACTTACTTCGTCTTTATCCTTACACTCTTCTTCAATTTCGTCTGCAATATCTTCTGCAATCTTTGGTTTTATAATACCTGAGCCATTTTTCATTGCTTTAAGAATTGCAGTTGAGATCTTAGACTTATCAAAATCAGCTTCTGAACAATCTCTTTGAGTTACTTTTACTTTTGTCAATATGTATATCCTCCTATCTGTTTCTCATAATTCCATCCAAATTATAGTGGTTTAGAAATTCATCTAATTCATCACAAGTCTCAGGATTACCAGCTAAGAACTCTTCTACATCTTTGCCAATGGTTTGATTATTGTTCCATACTGTCACAATGTCACTCAACACATCGTACATACTTCTGAATTCATCATCGTTATCTGGATTTCTTGTAGCAACGCCCAATGTATTGATATACTCTTCTGCTTTTAATAAATCATTTGTCATTGTTGTTTTGACTTCATATTCTGCTTTACTAACATTCATTTTTATTTCTCCTTTAATGTAATTTAATCGGCATATCAATCCCAATCATATTTATGAATATTTTCATAAGTCTCATTACTGCCAATTTCTTTTAGAAATTTGTCAAATTGTTTCTCAGACATGTTATCATCAGGTAAAAATCCGTCATATACCATTTTAATATCTTCAGCATGTTCTAAGCTACTCAGAGCTTCTTTTCTTGCTTTCTTTAGAGCCATATGAATATATTGTTCTTTTGTAATATTCCATTTTATAGGTATATCATACATACCATCGTAGAAACAATACAATCCATTAGGTTGCTTTACTAACATTTATTTTACCTCCACTTGAAATCAACCTTTCGTATCGTCCTCTTTATTTTTGTTATAATTTTGTTTCCCTTTGTTAATTTCCCGAATTATATCTTTAATACCATCACCATACAGCATTCTAATTGGAATCCAACCAACAAATAGAAATATTAAAATTGTCACACATGTGATTTCATATGTACTCAATTATTTTTACGCTCCTTATTGTATTTTATATATTCATCGAATCCACTGTTCTCATTACAAAAATATTCAAAGTTTGTCCAACTTTGTAACTTATTAGGTTTGGCTCTGCTTCGATAACAACTACCTCTCATTGGGCAATTTTCGCTACTACACATTGTAATATCTGGCATATGATTTCCTCACATATTTTTAATTTTTACCTTTAATTTTTCAAATTCTTTATAATCATCAGATTCATATTTAGTATAATCTTTTACAATCATGTGTGTTTGTTCATTACAGATTAATCTAATAAGTAATTCTCTTTCACGGTTCGAGAAAAAATGCATTTCAAAATTTAATGTTTTGCAATTATTCATAATTTACCTCACAATATTTCCACCTAATTTATCTTCATTACACACTAAAGTTTTATGCAAAACACCATCATCAATATTGGCGTGTGTTTTGACTGATTTAGTATGACTAATACTATATTCTCTGTCTCCAACGGTTACAGTTAGAAATTCATCTTGTTTTGATAACAATTCTCTTGCTAACTGATGTGTTGTTGTAATTCCACTAAAATTAATTTCATTCACCCTCTTTCTATCTCATGTAAAAATCCTTTATGTATTCGCACATATCCATTGCGCACGATTCAACTCTTGTAAAACAACATTTTAACCATGGATGGATTAAGTTATAATCCCCTCGTTCATCATAAGCAATCACAGGAATATTATTTTTCCACGCTTCATATACTTCAATCACTGATCCAATACTTGTATTTAATCCATTTGTATTTACAATAACAATGTCACTGCCACGAACTAAGTTTAGATCAAATTTCATAACCTCCTGTTCGTTTTGGTGTCTTGGTTCTTCAAAATTGAAATAATCACATGGAGAAATAACATTAGTTTTATAATTTGCCATATCTGAATATTTGTCCAATTCTGCTGCTACAAATTTTCTCCATGTTGTTTGTTCTTCTATACTTAATCCTGCCATTTTACCAGCTAAATAAATTGTTAAGCCATTATTTTTCATTTGTACGCCTTTCTATAATGAAACAATACGCTATTTACCACGTCATCAATATTCTCATCAAAGTTGTTATAAACAATCCTGTTAGCAAGACTTTCTGCATCTTTAAAATCTGATATATCAGTTTTGATACGTCTTTCAGCCTCTTCCTTTTTATCTCCACGAGCATCTAATCTTTTGTTAATAGTTGAAATATTTGAATATAAATAAATAACAGTTACATCATATCCTAGTTTTTGAATATCTCTAATACCATCAGGTGTAAGAATAATTACAGAGTTTTCGTCTGCTTTTTCATAATCTTCTTTTGCTGATCCATAATACCAAATACCTTCAGTGGTAATGTATTTCTTCCATTCTGCAAAAAAACCACTTTCAACTTTCTGCAAAAAATCTTCTTCTGAAATATAATGATATGTAACATTAGGAATTTCACATTTACGAATTGGTCTTGTAGTATAAGTTACGACACTATTAAATCCATGATTTTTTACAAGTTTGTCCCTAACTAATGTTTTGCCAGATGCAGTTCTTCCCATTAAAATAAGCATTACAAGTTCCACCTTTCATCTAAAATCTGTACAATATGTCCATCTTCAATGACAGCCGTTTTACTTTCCGTAAAATCTCCGTTTAAGAAGTCACTAATTCTAATACTGTCTAAGTCAATAACCTGCGAATAATTCATGTTTATTCCTCCACAATCTTATATTTGCTGCAAATTTCGTTGAATCTTTTGATATAATCCTCATTATCGGTATTAATTACTACCGTTACAGGATGAATAGAAATCGTGACTAATCCAAGATAAGATTTTGCATCTACAACCTGTCTTCCATATTTTGCATCAACATCACACGGAATTTGTGATGAGATTTCCATTACAAAATTATTTAAGTCTGTAAGACTGTCTAAATTTAAAGTAAATTCTGTTTTCATTGTTTTATTCTTCTTCTTTATCTGATTTGTCGCTAATTTTGCATATTTCCAGTCACATACATCATCAGAATCTTCAGCACTCCAAGATGTTGCACCCTGTCCCCATGCATACACTAATCCATTTTCATATTTTGCAAAATATCTATGAATCCAAGTACATTTTTCAGTTACCTTAACCAAAATCGGTGTATCAACTGGAACTCTACTCCAATCAACCGGCGGTTCAATCGGTTCGACATATTCGCTGTTCGCCCATTTTCTCGTCTTTATTTCACAATCTCTTATTGTGCCGCCATTAAAATTACACTCGTTGCACTGTGTTTTTCTGCAATTTTCCAGTTTTCCATTAACGACGGCAATGTTCCCCCCATTGCATGCGATTTCAATAATCTCTTTTTCATATTTCTCTTTATTCAGCATCCTTCTTCTCCTTATCTATAAAAACTATGACCGACACTATCTTTAAATAAAAATTCTCTATTTTTATCAGCCCATGAATTACCATTAGTTGAATCAAAATATAATGCTCCATTCGTTGTATCCCCAAACTGAAATGCATATTCACAAGCTAATATTGTTGTTTCTGTTACAATTACATTTTTGTAAGCACCACTTGTATAACTTGAGAATTGTGGATATTGTGTAATAACATCATGCATTGACTTTGGGAAATCGTCATGTTCCATTCTGTTTAGAATCACGTTTGCAACATTTACCTTTTCGTCAAAATATGTATCTCCACGCACTTCAGTTTCTACTATTCTGAATAACAATTCTAACTCATATGAATTAAAATAATCATAAATAGACTCATCAGGATCAACCCATACAGAGTATTCTTGTTCAATTTCTTTATAATTCTTAAACCATTCTTTTGTATCAGAAGTGTCTAAAGCATTTATTTTTGTTACAGCTTCTTGAATTTTATCTAGTTGTCGTTTTGATATAACATCGACTTGTGCTTTAGAAATAGATTCTTCTATAACAAAAGTCATATCTTCTGTTACACCTGCTACTAAGTTGTCTTTTAAAATGCTGCTATCCTGTCCCCAAACGGGGACGACAGGAAAAGATACAGCAAATAAACATGCTAAAATTGCTAACCGTTTCTTCATTGTTTCTCCTTGTTCTGTTGTATAATGGATTTTGGTTTGATTTGTTACATAGATATATTCTCTGTTTGAAAACAAAGATTAATGAATCATTTCTAAGAATTGATCTTCTGAGATAATAGGAACGTTCAAAGATTTTGCTTTTTGATTCTTAGATGATGTTGAGTTAATATCGTTATTAATAAGATAAGATGTTTTAGAACTTACAGAACCTACTACTGTACCGCCATGAGTAACTATATCGGCTTTCAATTCGTCACGATTTTTATAATGATTGACAGAACCTGTTATAACAAATGTTTTTCCTTGTAATGTATTTGGGATTTCATCTAAGACTAATTTTGGTGTTTCAAAGATAAATTCGTTTGCTAACTGAAGTATGTCTGAGTAATGTTTTTTCCAATAAGCATTAAGCGAGGTTATTAACGCATCTCCAACGCCAGGCAAATATCTAAAATATTCTGCACCTTTAAACGTCATTTTACCAATAAATGCATTAAAGTCATAATCAACAGAATCTGCAATCATCATACTTGCTGACTTGCCGAGCAACGGAATTGATAGACTATAAAGAAAACGCTCAAGACTTGTTTTACGAGATTTCTCAATGGAATTAAGAAGTTTTTCAACAGATTTCTTGCCAAAACCTTCTAAAACTTTCATCTCATTTTCATGATCGGATAGATGATAAATGTCTTGAATTGAATTCAACCAGCCAAGATTGATGAATTTCTCTATTGTTGCTTCAGATAACCCATCAATGTTGAGCGCATCTCTTGACACTGCATGACTGAGCTTACCAAGCAGCTTGCCATTGCAATTATCATTAGTACATACAAGTACTTCTGAGTTATTATCTTTTACTATCTTAGTAGGCTGACCACATATAGGACATTTATCTGGAATATGGATATAAGTCTTTTTATACTCGTTATCTTCCTCTGCCCATCTTATCTGAGGTATTATGAGATTACTTTTTATTACTCCAACATGCTGACCAAACCATGGTCTACCCATAATTTCTTTCATAACAGATATATTATGAAGAGACGCTCTTTCAACAATTGTATCTTCAATCTCAATTGGCTTGAACACTGCTGTTGGCGTTAATGTGCCTGTCTTTCCCATCGTATATTCTATATTAATAAGCTCTGACTCTACCGATTCATTGAACACTTTAAAAGCTATACCATTGTTGAAATGATGGCTTGTATTACCAAGCGATTTACCATACTCAACATCTTCAAACTTAAATACAACACCATCTTGAGGAAGATTTTCTTTCTTTGCAATATTAATAAAATTATCAATATGTATCTGTAACTGATTAAATTCATTTATTGTAATATTGTAGCATGGAACTACATCGAATCCTAAATTCTGAGCATTTAATAATCTTTTGTAGAATGAATTATCACTATCTCCTTCAACCACTTCCCACGCATACCAATACAATTTCCTATCTTTTACAACCGATGTATCAAGACTTCCAAGCGTACCTGACGCAAGATTACGTGGAGTCTTATACTCACCATTCTTATTTAATCTCTCAAAATCATCTGTTTTAATAAGTGCTTCACCATCAATAATATAAGTTCCTCCCTTATTAATATGTAAAGGAACATTAAAGAACTGTTTTACATGATCGGTTATAATATTTCCTATAGTACCATTGCCTCGTGATTCAGCCCTTATAAGCTCACCATCTTTAAAAATCAAACGACAGGTTAATCCATCGAGCTTTACAGAACCTACTAATGTATGTCCTTTTGCAAATTGCTTGACCTCTTCTACACTATGACATTTTGCAAGCGATAGCATAGGTGACTCATGAGTAATTTTATCAATACTATCCAAGACAATAGCACCAACATTATGTGTTGGACTATTTGCTAATACAATACCAGACTCTTCTTCCCACTGTCTTAATTCTTCAAGTTTATTATCAAATTCAGCATCACTCATAATAGGCTGCCCAGTATTATAATAAGCTTCTGATGCTTTATTGAGTTCTTCAACTCTTGTTTTCATATTATTAACTCTATTCATTATTAGATTCCTTTCTATTTAATACATCCCATCCTTGATACCACAATGATTTAGAATTAGCATATTGTTTGAATAATTCTATTAATTCATATGATTCGGGAAAGAACGGATCTCTATGTAATGTACTATTGATATACCCAAGAGCATTTAATAAGAATTGCCCTGGTCGCATATCTGGAAATGACCTCTTATGTATCTCACATAACTGCGTGTAAAACGAATCTAATTTTTCTGGATTTCTAATATTAATCACCTCCTATGAAATGAACAATTCTTCTGGTTTTAGACCTTCAAAAAGCCTTGATTTTCAATGGTTTCCAGCTTCGGTCTTCTACCGCATGACTTAGTTTCAGTACAATACCCTACTTCATCACATTTTGCATGAAAAAGATTGTCTACAATCCACTTCCATTCATCTGAATATTCTCTTAATGCATTACAAATATCATTAAACATTTTTCTGTATTCGTGATAAGCTCTACTGCACATCCTTACTCTGCTCATATCAACAAGACTTCTAAGGTTACGCTTATCAACAATTTTTGTTGACATACCGAGAGGTAATGCCATTGCAATATCTTCTCTTGGGATATCACATTTTTCTAATTCTTTTATTCCATAACAAATATTTGACATTATGCTTTTATATTGCGCAAATGCATATTCATTATTTTGAATTGATGCAGGAGTTACATAATCGAAATTTTCATAGTTGATATAACGTGTTGATGCTTGAAGTTTCGTAGCCCCAATTACGTGAGTATACCATTCACGAATTGTACGAGCTGAATATCCATTAATAATCATTTCTACATTCACATACTCCATGACACGCCCATGTCCTGACTTAATACAATCAAGTCCACGCTTATAATTCTTTTCATCATCTGTAATATTTGCGTTCCAACAACATCCTGCTCTTGCACCCATTAATGTAATTGGGTTCTTAGTTGTTTCTGGTAAAATTGTAATAGTTCCCATTTAATCCTCCTTTTAAATTTATTTTTTCTTATTGTTATCTCTGTAATAATTCGTAATTTCTTTAATAATTTTTATATTATTTAACAAAGGTTCTCTATCTGCACCCTCAATAAACAATTCATCCCCTGTTACTAAATAAACTCTTTTGTTGCTTTTTAATAATAGATTAAAATAATCCGATATTGCATTTTTATTAAAATCTGCTGGAAGTATAGGGTAGTATATTCCGTCTGATTCCACTGCCCTCCATACCGATACACCACCTTCTTTTCTAATAATCGCGTCTCCCCTGTGCACTTTGCTCGATTCATCATTTGGTATTTCACCAAACCTTATATATAATGGAATACTCGCCTGTTTCATTTTAGTCCTCCTAATGTGTTTTCATATGAAAACTCATTTATTATGTTATATTGTTCCAATATATTGTTTCCTGTTCCATTACAAGAAACACAAGTTCCGTTTTCTTCTTTAATTCCACAATCAAAAATTCCACTGCCATTACATTCAAAACATTTTATTTGAAATATAAAATCATTTTTTATTATAGGTCGCTGTTTAATAATTGTACTTCTGTGCCAACCACAATAAATATTAATTTTTTTATTTCTCATGTTACCCAAATTTTATAATGCCACCTCGATTATTCCTAAAAAACTCTGAGACTCTTTCTAATTGATATTGGGATAAATTGAAATATTTCTTTCCCATCCAACGTCTTAATTCTCTACGACTATGAATAATTTTTGTTGGGTAATTATTCACTCGAAATGTATCACCGTATTCTTCTACTTCAATATATAAGCCCTTTAATTTGGATATATAGCATGTAGCGTGACAATTATTTAACTCTGGATTACAATCTCCCCATCCAAGCTGCCACCAATAACATCCATAAACACAAGGTAAGTTCTCGTTATAAGATTTCATTAACAAATCATATAAAGTTTTATCATATCCACCAATTTTAATATAATCTTCATTTATTAAATCACTAATTTCAATTGGCGCATAATCTTTCATCAACTCAAATTCTTTTTCTGTTATTGGTCTATAAAACCATGTATGACATCCCATATTATCACCTCTATATTTAGTTATTCTCTTTTAAATTGAGGAATAGTGAGCAGAACACTTTAAGATTTTTTATTCATTTAATTTTTTATAAATATCTTTTTTTAGCTCTTGTATTTCTTTTTTTAAATGTGTTGCTTTTAATGAAATTTCATCCAATTCTTCATTTTTGCTTTCAAAATCATTTGCAATAATGTCCAGTATAATTATACTTCTTGATAATCTGTTCAATATGGGTTTATTTTTATAAAGCATTTTTAATTCGTCAATAGTTTTATATTTCATTATTATTTCGCCTCGAATCAATATCTAAATCTTCAATTAATATTCTTCTGTTTACGATCATTTTCCCATTGCAATAATTACATACTTCTTCCAAATCTTCATCTTCATCAATAGATATTCTATTTGTATGAATCAATTTACCAAGTCCATTACAGTTAGGACAAATAATTCTTTTATATGTTTCTGATACCTTCATACTTATTATCTCCTATAAAATTTCACGAACAACATTACATGAACGATATATAACTTTATGTGTTTCTTTATTATAAATGACACACATTTTTGTATTTCCTTCTATATATTTATCAACCATTAATCCCTTTCCAATTTCAAATCCAGGCATACAAGAATTAATATCGTATGCACACATAGATCCAACTTTGATTTCATCATATTTCATTTTATTAAATCCTTTCGTTGTTTTCTAAAAATCTAATTAAATATCTTTTTGTCATTTTCTTATAATTTCTGCATTTCCAAACATTGGAATGTAGACACTCTCACCGTTATCCCAATCAGGAATATCAAGATAATCTACAAATTCTAATGTTGGTTCAAAATATTTTTCAATCGTTTCTTTAAATTCAACCGAGTTCTTATTCCAACTCATGATAGAATCTAAATTATGCAATGAAAACCACAATGGTTGTATATATTTCTTCAGTAACGGAAGTTCATCTTCTTCTGGGAATCGACCTTCTCCAATAAATATTTCATATAACATATCTGCAAGTAATGATAATGAGTACCAAAAATCATTATCGTGTATTGTCACTCGCAAATATTTTGTTGCGCATTCTTTCAATTTTTACCTCCAATTCAAAAAGAAAGTTTAGATTTCTTCTATAATAAATATCTCAATCCACTTAGATACTTTTCTTTTAACCTATCTGTAAGTGTATCTGTTAGTGACAAATGATCTTTCATATCGGCTAATTTAACCCAATATGCACACAAATAATCATTTGTGTTATACTTCTTAAACCTCTGACAATACTCATCATACGAAAGATCATCTGGTTTAGTTAAGAGTAATAATGCGTTTTGGAAATTATCTGGCAAACCAGATGATTTAAAATTTGTATCTTCTACAAGATCATGCATAATTGCCAAAGCCACACATTCATCTCTTAAATCGTATGGAATAAAGATATTTTCTGATACATATGTAGCAACTCTAAGCGCATGTTCTAATTTATCCTGTGGATAATACTGTTTTGCAATTCTTAATGCTGTGCTTACTTTCATCGTTTCTTTATCTAATGTCATATTTTTTCTCCTAATCTCCACATGAAATAATGGTTTCTTGTTACTTCAATAACATGTAAATCGCCCCACGGATAATAGATATAATCTAACACTACATTAAACAACAACTGAAATCTGTGAAACTTAAAATCCTCAATATTGTAACTAAAAGCTGTTTTTACTTCTGACAAACTTACACCCAATGACCATAAACAAGTAAATACCTGTAGGGCAGACATTACAATAAATTCAGTTGTTCCAATTTTGTTTCCTAATACTATATAAAAGATGATTAAGAATAGCTCCATGAAAAATACAATCAATATTGCACCACCTTGCACTGCATCGCTTAATGGTTTTCCATTATTATTTTCTTTACTTTTTGCGAGCTGTTTAATCATTCTCTTTCGCCATAGCGTTTTACTTAATGCACTTGGCGTACCTTTAATTCTGAAAAACATCAAAATAAATAAAATTGTTAAAGCTAAAATCTTCATATTATAATTACTCTCCTTATCTTCTACATCTCACACTTCCACCAGCATCTATATCTCCCGATACATTTCCACAAGTTACTGAGCCACCTGCATCTATGTCTCCTTTGACATCCCCACTGACTTCACAACTACCACCGCAATCAATAGTTCCTGCGTTGCCACGAACTTCTACTGATCCACCACAGTCAATTTTATTTACATCTCCTTCAATAACGACTTTAATATCACCACTGCTACACTCTTGAATTGTTTTGCCATCTACAATAACCTTTCCATTGTTGATGACTACATTAGTTCCTGAACATGTGATTGTTTTACCATTAATAGTTATTCTGTTCATTTGTACCTCCTTAATTTTCGCAAGAAACTGTCGATTCTTGCTACTGTATTATTCTCTGTTTTTTACAAAACTTCATCAACAATTCCATACTTGACTGCTTTATCAGAATGAATATAGAAATCTTTCTTCTTTTCACGAATCTCATTAATATCATCTTTTGTGAGATTTGTTCTGTCGATTACATATTCTTCATTTTTTTTATTCAGCCAATCCATCTCTTCTCTATCTTCAACTAAATCCTGATATTTACCACTTCTCCAACAACTCATCTGATGATACATAAATGTTGAATGTTTATAGCAATATCTCTTATGACCTGCTAAGAAAATCTTAAAAGCTGCACTCATTGCATATCCTGTACAATATGTATATATTGGAGTTTTGCTATTAAGAATGATATCAATTAATCCCCACATATCATAAACAGATCCACCATACGAGTTGATGTATAGTTTAACTGGCTCACGTTTATAATCTTTTTCTTTTTCATCCTTCTCATCATCTTCTCGAATCTGTTGTAAAATGCTCCATGTTAATTTACCAATAGATTCGTTGTCTACATCATCAGATAAAAACAATGTCTTTTTGTCTGTATTTGCATATGAATTGTCTCTTGAACTCATAAATCCTCCTATTTTGTTATTTTTATTGTTTCAATGCACAATATATAGTATGTTTTTATGTTGTACATGCACTATATATTGTATGCAAAAGAAATCCGTCTTTCATTGGCTTTTTGAGTCTCTGAAACGCCCTATTTATGGGCATTCCAGAGTTTGAGTTATTTCCAAATTCCTTGTTTTAACTTTTCCTTTACAAACTCATTCTTCATTTCATAAATATCAGTATCACATGCATTACATACTCCATAAATTTTCTTACCATCAAATTCATAATGATAACAGTTTGAGCCACAACCACACGGATTTAGTGAGTCGCTAGAGTAGTAACACCAAACCTTCCCATCATCTTCATAACATTGTGTCTTTCGTTTGTCTGTGATGGAATCAATCAATTCGTTCAAATCTGTCAATTCCATATTCTCTTTTTCTAACTTGTCACATTGTTCACACGCTTTATTAAATAACTTTTTCATTTTAAAAAACAAATTGATTACTCTATCCTGCGAAAGTTGTTTTAAATCATTATAAGAATCTTTGCTGTTAAACATTGTTTCTATATCCTCAAGATGTTCTCTCATAATTTTACAAGCTACTTCACAAGCTTCATTGACCTTTTCGATTGTCTTATCTTTATTAAAACCTGCATAGTATTCAATCTCTGAAATAGCCTCTGCTGAAGTTTCAGGATCAAGAATACGAATTGCTTCTTCTATTGACATATCACTCATATGATTTTCTCCATATCATAATTCTCTCTAATATAATCACACAGTTCGTTCATAGTAGAAATGATGTACTCGTCATTCTTTAAGCAAGGGTGAATGTTGCACATACAAGAACCTTTTGCACCATGTTCTTTGAAAAGCTTCCAGTTGAATGTAATCCATATCAGAGGAATTCTTGTGAGATTTTTCGTAAATAATCTTGTTAGAATTTTCATATAATCATTACCTCCTACTGTATTATTCTCTCTATCGAAGGTAATTCTTTAAGAAATATTCAAAGTATTCACGAATGAATAAGCCAGAATATTGATTGTTTGGCATAAACATAACTGGAATATTATACTTGAACCAAAAACTATGAATAGATGCTATAAAAGATTTCCGATTATACTTTGTATCATAATTACCTGTGGCAATATCCTCATAAGAAGCATTTTCAATTAGTAACACTTTAGTCTTTGGTGCAAGGCATAATTCTTTTTCAAATCTATCACGCTCTTTTGTTAAATTATTGCTAATTTCTTCGAGACTTGCTTTTCGTTCAATTACGCAAGTGGTATTAAAATACAAATCACGAGGTATTGATAACTTCTCGTTAGCAGGAATCATGAAACTATAATCACCATAGTCAAGAGCTTTCTTCTTATAAGAAATTTCTTTTCTATCAAAATAATCTGTAATGTGAGAGTTTACTTTCTCACGAGTATCTATAAGGATTATGATGGAAGATATTAACTCTTCCATCTCCTTATCTGTATATTTGTACTTGCTAAATATCGTCTTCGTCCTCCTCAATATCATTCTTAATTGCAAATTTACTCAACCAAAACTCGAATTTATCAGGAACTTCCTTATAAATCTTCTTTCCTGTCTGTGGATTTATTTCACCTGTTGGCTCTTTTTTATTTTTCTTTTCAAGGGAAATTATGTAAAGAATAGAACCCAAATCAAATGGGTTGCGATTATACTGACTTGTCCACATTTTTACATCTCTTGTTTTCCCACTATAAATTTCAAACAAGTGAACATTTACTATGGATTTTTTAATATCCAATTCAGATACATAATACAAACGCTTACTTACTTTTGGATCTGAATCACTTACAATTCCAAGAACTTCTCGTTGGTTGTCTAATCTTTCTTTTAATGTCAATTCTCTATATGAAATTTTTGAAATTAGCTCATTAATAATTTTGCCAGAATCAAGTTTATTAAACTGCTTTGCAGTCTCATTCCCATACTTTGCAAGAACATCAAATGGTAGATTATTCTTTTCAGCTTTATCTTTTGCAATTTGCTTTGCTCCATTGAGCAGATCATAATATCGTGTAATTTCAAGTAGAGTGTTTACATCCCCATATTTCTTAAAATAATTAATCCTAATAAGTTTATTAACAATGGTTTTATTGATTGAATTAGAAAACAATGCAGTCAAAACATCTGTAAAAGTTTCATATTCCTTTTGTCCTAATTCATATAAAGTATCAACTACACCTTCACCAAAACCTTTGACACTGGATAGATTAGGATATATTAGTTTATTCTCTTCGTTGATTGTAACCTTTCGATTATCTGCACCAAATTCATAATCACCTAATTTATATCCCCAAAATTTAATAGCTTCTTTTACAAGAGCATCAATTTTATCCTTTTTATTTTTCTCTTGGTAATGGTTAATAGCCACTTCGTAAAATGTTTTTGTGTGATGTGCTTTGAACCAAGCTTGATAAGCAGAGTCCCCTCCCATTGAATAAGCATGTGGAGAATTGAAGGCGTATCTCGCAGAATCCTCAATTACATTCCATACATTCTTGAAATTATCTGTATTTCCAAATTCATCATTCCATGAGTGATTTAATTCAGAAAGCAAATGTTCTTTCTTCTCACCCTTTAATTTCTTTTTGGAAATAGATTTAATGACACCATATGTTTCACCCATTTGTAATTGCAGGAATGAAAGAACTTTCATAATAGATTCCTGATAAATCATAAAGTGGGCAGTGTCGGATAATAAGTCATCAATCTTTTTTTCACCTGTTGTATATGGTTCACGATTTAAGAATGTACTAAGTAATGAGGCAAAACCAGGTCTAATTGCTGCAATAAAACTACTTAATTCAGCCAAATTCTGTGGCTTATATTTTTTTACACGATTAGTCGTGGCTTCTTTTTCACATTGATTGACACAACAAGTTATACCATTCGCATAAATATCCCATGTCTTTTTATCATTGTCTATCATATGTCTTAGTTCATCAAAGGTAGGAACTTCCATACCGATACTATGGAAGAATTTATATGTGAGATAAACACTATCTACAATAAGAAAATCCTCTTTGACATATCCAAATTCATCAAGATAACCACCCTCAATAGCTGCACATACTGTTCTTTTACCAGTTGATTCAGACACGGCACTTATCAGCCCTACTTCTCTTCGTATATCACCATCAAAAATAAAATGTCCACAAGCATGTACTTTTAAGTTAATAGTAATACCTTGATATTCATTACTTTGTTTGAATAAAGAGATATATTCTTCTGGTATGTAATCTTCAACATGAATATCCTCTTTTTCATCATCATCGGCATATTTCAAAGCTTTGTTATATTCATCAAGATATTTTGAAATCTGATTGGCATCTTCAGGTTTAACATCATTTGCACCTGCGTATAACTGCCATGCTGCTTTTTCTTTCAATTTTTCTATTGCCATCAAAGGATAACAACCATGTTCACCAAGTAATTTTCTTGCTGCTTTAACAAATGGTTCTTGTGTGGCAACATTCAAGTCTATATCTGGCATCTGACCTGCCAATACACGTTCTTTAGTTAAGAATCTTTCAGGATAAATTGGAATATCAGCATTGAATCTATCAACGGTTGTTAATCCTAAAAGTTTATTTGTAATGAATGAAGCTGCACTACCTCTTGATGTAGTTGTTAAAATACCACCTTCATTTTGAACTGCATCATCTATAATAGCCTTACTTGTCAAGAAATAATCAACAACCCCAGCTTCCATAACTTGTTTTGCTTCATATCTGATTCCATCTGCTTTTTCTTTAGACTTTTCCTTTTCTTTGGCATATGCTTTATTCAAAGTATCTTTATAGATTTTACATTTTTCTTTATATGTTTTATCCTTATAAACACTAGGAATCTTAAATTTTCTATCAAGAACAATTTCTTCACACTCAGATACAAAAACATTCGTATTCATAATTGCCTTATATATTTCTTCCCTATTCAAGATTCCTTGTTCTTCAAATCTTTTTATAACAGTCTTAGTATCTGGATAATCAAGATACCATCCTTCCTCGTCAGGATAATTAATATTCTTATATTTAAGAATCTGATCACGCTTGATTGAATTCTCATCTTTTACATAATGACTATCAAGACCACAAATAATCTGGATATTATGCTCTTTTGCAATTCTTAATATCTTTTTATTCAATTCCTTTTGTTTGTCTGTATTATGATACTGCACCTCTAAAAAGAAATTGTCACCAAAATATTTATGTACTTTTAACCATATATCTTCTGCATTCTCATAATTCCATCCAGCAACACAAGCAGATGTTACAATCACGTTATCTTTAGGAATATTAAATAGTAACTCCAAATCAATACGTGGCTTATAATAATATCCGTCTATATTAGCCATTGATAAAGCAAAATTAATATCTCCACGACCTTCAGCATTTTTAGCTGCAATAATCATATGGCAATTTGCTCTATCTTTCTCTTTCCTATCTTTTACCCAATAAACTTCAGAAGAATGAATATATTTCAGATGTTCACTCTCTGCGACCTTATATACTTGAAACTGATTGCCTTGCGAACCATGTTCACCAGAATATAAACATTTTGCACCAAATTCATGAATTCTTTCTGCATATGCATTAATAGATTCAGCACAATCTGGTGTAGATGTATTACTAAAATCTTTATGACAATGATAGTTTTCAAGATATAGATTCTTTTCATATTCTTCTGGTGAATATGGAAATTTAAATGTAAGAGTAGGAATTATTTTTTTTATTAATTCAATGTCCGAAATATCAAGCCACCTCCTTAATCTCATCACACACTGCTTTTAGAACAAATTTTCTACCCAGAAAGCCACTATCAAGAGTACATACAACCTCTAATTCATCGTTCATCATGCTATGATCTTCCATTTCATCAAATGAACCATCAAAATTCCACTTAATAATCTGTAAATAATCATTTGGTTTTACAACCAAGTGTTTATAATCACTCATTTGTCCAATTTCATATTCATTTATTCCATTGATAAACACCTTTACTGGTTTGAAATTTGTTCCAGATATTCTATCTATCTTCTTTATATTCTCCACAAGCTTACGAGTAATATCAGAAACATCTAATCGAATATCAACATCCACTGAAACATCAGTATTTAATTCTGGAAGAGTTTCTTCTATATATAATGCAAATCTATCTATATCAGATTTTTCAATTGTGATTCCTGCCGCAAGTTCATGACCATCACATTTTGCTAAACCACTCTCATTACATATTTTTCTAAAGTCATCCACTCCTACAGCCCTCATAGAACCAGAGTAATTTTCTCCTGTATCTTTCAATACAAGGATTGGTTTTTGATACTTTTCTAGTAATTTGTTACCCAACAAACCACTGATACCATATGGAGTATCTATATATGTAATAATTATTTTTTTATCTGACTGTGAGTTGCATTGTTCCAATACATCTGGTAACAATCTATCAACTTCAATATTCTGATCTTCCTTACATTTTTTTAATTCCTTTACATAAGCCAATACTTTCTTATTTTCATCTTCCAAAAAAGCTTTCATTGCCACATCATTCTTACCCATACGGTTGCTGGCATTTACAATCGGAGCAATACTAAAAGCAATAGCTGTACTATTAAATTCAAATCCCCCAACTATCTTTTTAACTGCTGGATTATATATTTTCTCCAATCCCTTAGAGACAATATATCTATTCTCCATAACAGTCATATCCATCATATCTCCAACGATTCCACAAGCTGCTAAATCAATAAGTTCATCTGCATAATCTGTAATATATTGTTCATCAAGATATTTGCAAAACTTCCATACAACACCTGCTCCTGATAATTGTGGATTCTCATAATTCCTTTGTGAAGATACTAAAATTGAAACTTCATCATATGATTCATTCTCTTTAATTGCATGATGATCAAGGATAATTGTGTCTATTCCCATTTCTTTAAGCTTTCTATATTGAGAGACATCTTTATCCAAGCTATCTACAATAATCAATAAATCAATTCCATTGAACTGATCTAAATCTTGTCCTATCAAACCATGCATTTTACCTTCATCTATATAAGTCTTAATGTTTGTAGTAAAATGCCTTAGATATCTTGTCATTTCTGTTCCAGAAGTAATACCGTCTAAATCGGTATCAAACAAAATTCCTATACATTCATTGTTTGTAATTGCAAAGTCTACTCTTTGATATGCTTCATCTATACGAAATAATGAATCTAATGGTAATAAATCTTCTTCTGTTGGATTTAAAAAATGTTCAACATTTTCGATCCCTCTTTGATTAAGAATCGTATCAAATACTTCATTTTCATACATCCCACGACAATCGTTTAATATTTTATAATTCGTCTTCGTCATCCTCATCTCCAATCATTGTTATCTCATTTTGTAAAATATTTTCTAAACATTCTTTTCCTAAATCAGATGGCGAAACTTTATCCTTATATCCTCGTCCAAAATAACTCCAATATCCAAGTTCTATCTCTGTGAACTTAGAATAATTCTTTACCATGTCAATGTTTCTCATAATATTCTCTAATCCATATCCTACGTCATGCAGGAAAATTATCTTTTTGGGATTTAATTCGAGCAACATTTTGACTTGTTGAATAGAAATAGATCCACTTCCAAGAGATACGCAATTTCTTATCCCATAAGAAAAGCATTGCATACAACTCTTTTCCGCTTCAAAGATGTAGATAGTATTATCTACTAAGAATTCATAATTTTGAGAATAACCAAATAATGTTTGACTCATACTGCAAGGTACAGCATAAAAATATTTCATTTCACCATCAGGAACATCATAATTGAATCGTTCCTTAACACCCATTAACTGTCCAAATTGATTTCTTATGGGAATAACAATTCCTTGTGATTCTACATCGTACTTTATGTTAAAAAATTTTTGTGAAAGAAGTGATATATTATCAGCAAGAAACCTTGTATTCCCACAATTAACATAGCAATCTAAGATGGAATCATCGTATGTATTGACTTTATTAGTTCTTCGCTTTCTAATCTTTTCATAAAATCCTCCAAAAATTCCTCTATTATCAAAGAAATCATAGTAATCTGTAATCCCTAATGCACGTCTTACTTCATTAAGGACATCTATAAATTCAACTTTTCTTTGCTCGATAATATATGAAAAAATATCTTTTCTTATATTTCTCGCATAATCAATGGTGTATAAATACTCGTTATTTTCAAGATTGATTACTATACTTTTCTTTGATGACTTTTCATCTCGTCCAAAAGACATATATTTAGGACGAATTACTATGTTACAATAGCCAAAATGTTCTAACACATCTTTAAGCTTATCTGGGTGATTTATCAGTTCTTTCTTAATATCTGCTAACATATATCACTCCAAAAGTTATTATTTTATTTCTCCATGTCGAGGTCTGCACTGACAAGTCTCTCTGAAAATGCAATGGTCGCCTGAAAACTTCAAAAGATAAGCAACACCTGTGTCACTGGAATTATTACCATTTCTTGTTTTTTCAACAAAAACCATACGCCATACGGCATTAGGATCAGGTTTATATTCTTCTTCTATCCATTTATCATTGACTTTTTTTAATCGGAATGGACGACAATAGAATTTACTCTTTTCATCTAATTCCTCTGCATATACAGTTCTCATGAGGAATAGATTTTCTAATATTTCCTTAATCTGTTTAGCATTACTCAAACAGCTTGCATCCAAGAATAACTTTCCTTTCATATACTCTGCTAGCTGTACAGAAGCAAGCATAATCAGATTGTATTTCTTTGCTAATTTATCTAATTCACGGCTATCTCTTACGAGAGATAAGTCTTGTCTTGCAGATGAAAAATCTCCTTCTTGTATCTTAAATGTGTCATATAATACAGTGTCATATCCATATCTCAATACATTCTCACGAATTTTTTTCTTTACAACTCGCATGTCAGCATCGTTAATGGAAATAAATTTAACTCTGCCCTTATAATTCTCTCTCCAAAATTTCTGTACATCTGTTAACTGTTCTCTGCTTTCAGCATTAATATCGCCAGATGCCATTTTCTTTTTTGTGAGTTTAAAATATCTATTACGCTTTCCAAGCAACCAAACCATGAATTTAATCTTGAATTTTTTGATATTCTCCTCATTGGAGATAATAAGAATTTTTCGATCATAATGCAGAAGTGCCATAAGAATTGTAATCCACCAAGTAGATTTACCTGCACTTGAGAATCCACCCATCATTGTAAGTGTTCCTTCAAGCAATCCCATAATCTGTCGTGATAAAAATGGAAAACAGTTCATCTCTTCACCATTTTTATCATAGCCAGCAATATCAAATGGTACACCATTTTCTTCGCCATCTTTACAAGACTCTATGAATTCATCATCAAAATCAATTTCTTCCTCTTCAAGTATTTTACTGCTATAGCCAGTTCCATAACTAGATATACGAGCCTCATACCAATCTGTTACTTCTTCAGCAGTCATCTTTCTGAACAATTTCAAAGGTATTATCTTTTTATCTCCTACAGTTATTTCCTGCAAAAGATTGAAACCATCCTTATACATATTCAACATAATATTCTCTCTATAAAGAATATCTATATATGTATCAAAATTCTGAGTATTGATAATATCAATTTGGTGTTGAATTGTATCCCAACCACCCTTATCCTCAAATTTCTCAATAACTTCTTCGTTCATATTTGATAAGATAGTTATTTCATCTAAGGAATAAAAACCTTTCTTTCTCAGATTTTTCAACAATGAAAAATAAAAAAGACCATCTGCTGTAATAAAATCTTTTTGTTCAAATGTTGTATCATCAAGCAGAAGCATATCCTTGAAAAAACAACTGATAACATTACCTTCGTACTCAATTCTACCTTTTAACAATTGAGCAGGATATTTCTCTTTTACGCCTGTAATAAATTCACTTATGTTAATCACCTACGCTTTCTTCAATTTCAGATAAGCTTCTACGTTTATTTCTTCTCTTATAATGCATAATTGGTATATCAACTTCAACTTCTATCGGGGTTTCAGGCTCTTTCATTCTAAAGTCAGCCAAATTATTTTTAAGTATCGCAGCGAAATACCGAATTTTTGCATATTCACTTACAAAATCCTTTTCAAGAATCTTTGTTATGTATTCTTTATTCTCTGTTAGATATGCCAAAATATGTTCATAAGAATACACATCCAATAAAAGATTTATCTCTTTGAACAAAGCAGAATTCAAAACTTTATATCCAAATATCTGATTAATACATTCATATGTATTGTCTTTTATTTCCTTTTCGTGCAATACTTTCTGATATTCAGCTTCATTGCAATAGTAGGTGTTCTTGCCACCTACTACCACTTTGAATGCTTCATTTCTATCTACTTTAGTACCACACAGCCTGCATTTTACCAGCATGTGCTATACCTCACTAATTCATCATGTCGTAGATTCTCTTTAATCCGTCCTCATCGACATCATTAAGCTTGCCATACTCAGCAATTACATTCTTAACAGATGCCTTTAGTTCTGCATCTTTGCACTCCTTGTACATCTTACGAATAACAGCATCTAAATCATCTGGATATGCAGAAGTTTCTGTTGTCTCTTCGATTGTATCCTCTACGGGTGTGTCGATATCATCAATATCGTCTTCCTCAATAGGATCAGGTTCAGCAACCTTTTCTTCCTTAACTGGTGTTGCCTTCTTAGATGTAGGCTTCTTGGTGGAAACAGAATCGACACGACCATTCTTTAATGCAGTCTCAATTGTATCAATAAATGTCTGTCCCATATTTAACTGGTCAAATGGGATATATTCAGGGATTGATAAATCCTTTAATCTACCACCAGCTTCAACAATTTCATTGCCACGGAAATATAATCTACGCTCTGTTTCTTTTACATAACGTTTTGTACTATCACCTTCGCCTTTTTCCTCGATCTCTCTATCAATTAATCCAGTTGCAATAATATCAAAACAATCAGCAACTGCACTCTCATAATCCGCAATAAGAGATGAACCCAATCTCTGAAATCCCTCTTCGTCAAGAGATGCTTTATCTTTTACTGTCTTTAATTTTGTGTGACCAATCATCCAAGGCATAATTCCTGCATTATATAAGTCATTAAGAAACTTTTTAACTAACTTTGCACACTCTTTTTCGCCATTTGTATATCCACCATAAGCAGCCTTAATTGATTTAATCTTCTTTCCATTCTCAAGAATAGATAATCTAATTACCTCTGATTCTGCAATACCAAAAAACTCTTCTGCACTATCGAAACATACCATCTCAACATCATGCTCTTTACCCTTTTCTTTGATAAGCCAATCCTTTACTTCAACTAAATCTTTCCATGTATTTGCATGTGTTGTAAAAATATTATCAATCATATTAGTACCGTGCTCCATACCACAAGATACTAACAATCCTTTTTCTGGATTTCCAAATTTGGCATTAATCATATCTGCCCATAAACTTGTCTTACCAAACTTACGAACTCCCATAATAAATCCTGTAATCTTATTGATCTCTGTTGCCGATCTCTGTAATGTTGGTTTGTTCATTAATATAATTCCTCCATATTTCTATTTGTTATTATCGAGAGAGGGCAAAATGCCCCCCTCTCTTTTAAAGTTCATCATCGTCATCTTCAAAAAGGTCTTCTGTTCCTTCTGGAAGCTCCTCTTCAAGTGGCTTAATTACCATATCATCTTCTGTATATACCGTGTCCTGTCTGCCCTTAGTGAATCCCTTTGCTGGCTTTAAGAACTGATACTCTCTAATCCTTTCATCATATACACTTCCACCAAGTTCTGCGCGAATGTCATCCATAGTAATAAGACCACACTCTAAGTCATCCTTCTGTTCATCAGTAAGCATGTCCTCTGTAATTTCTGTCTTCTGAGCACCATTAAGCATATTAACGACTGCACCATATTCCTTGAACGTATCATCATCAACAATAAATTTATGCTTAATTGACTCTGCTCTCTTCTTAGCCTTTTCATCAGCATCATCTGAAGGAACTGGAATTGTAATTGTAACTGGCACAGCAATATTGCCCTTACGATTATTGTCATATTCCATCATGTATCCATTCACATAATACTTACCCTTCTCTTCTACACTCATATCATCTAAACTCTCTGAGTTAAATAAGATATTAATTGTAGCTGTTGAACTCTCTTCTGCATCGTCTGCTGCGAGATAAATACGATTAGGAACATATGATTCATAAACTCTCTGATTCTTGTCTGAATACTGATACTCACCATTTCCACGAATGAAGAACTTCTTATCAGAATACTTTCCACTATCAATAACTTTCTTAATAAAGTCGATGAAATCCCATTCTGAAATAAATTCATGTCTCCTTTTGTTACTCTTTTCAAGCTCCGCATTTACATCTACTTCATTCTCAAGACCAATCTCTTTTAATTCTTCATCAGTAAGGTTTGTTCCTTCCTTAACCTTTTCAGCAGCCTTTTCAAGTTTATATCTACGACCTGGCTTTTCAAGATCAAAGATAAACTTCTTGAACTCTGCAACTTCTGCTAACTTTGATGATGTAAGTCTCTCCTTAAATGGAATCTTTAATGATTCACCTTTAACCTTATTACCATTTTCATCTACACCACTCTTAGAAAATGTGTACACATCACCATGACCATCCGCAAAAGCACCTGATGTAACAGTCATCATGTGTCTGTTGTCTCCGCAAGCTACATTAAACATTAACTGCTTGCGTACCCAACCAGAATCAAACTGCTTTTCCTGATAAGGATGGAACTTTTCACTTTCCTTACCGATACTTAACTTTCCTGTCATTTCAAAATTCATTAAATGAATCCTCCTTATATGTAATAAAATTTTATAAATAACTTATATATAAACGCCCAACAGGACGGAACATAGAGATTAAATCTATATAAAATCTATATTCAACAGTGATTTTTGGGTGCAAAAACCAAGGGTATGCTGTGCCACCCATATTTTTATTCGCTGTTCGGTTATTTGTTTTGGAAATTTTGACTTGATTAAGTCGGATCAACTATTCGATATGCCAATCTTTTATCTGTAAAGATTTCTTCTCCATTATCTTTTAATTTTGTGATATTACAAGACAAATGCATTTCATCATATTTAAGATTTGAAATTTTACAATTAGATTGTATACTGTTACCTTTCATAACTTTTGACTTGAAGAAAACTGCTTTACCATCATAATTTTTATGTGCTTCACAATATTCATCCCAACTGTCTGCCTCAACCACTCTTGATTGATGATCTCTGATGATATTATTTTCATCAATGATTAGATTTGTTTCAATTACTTCTATGTATATCACCTCTATTCATATATTCTCTATTTTATATTTGGAAATTTTGAACTGAATTGTTCAAGACTAATCTAAGATATTTCCTGTGACCTCGTACAACTCTAAATCATTTAATTCACACCATGATTCAAAATTATCTCTCTGTACATACCAACCAACATTCATTCCAAGAAATTCATTCTCACCATTCCCATAAGAGACTACATTATATAATTCTCCGTTTAGAATATCGTTTTCAAAGATTAAATTACCATTCTTATCATGACTGCCAGTGCATCTACATAATGTCTTTGGATCTATTTCTTCAAAACCATCGGTTTCACCATGAGAATAAAATACGGTTGCAGGTTCAAATATCATATGAATTTCTTTGCCATACATATCTAAACCTTTTACATAATATCCATAAACCCATTGACCACTACTAATGCTCTTTGCTTTACATAGCTGCGTATCCATTACTCACCTCCTCAAAATCCTAATGAAACAGTGATTTATTTCAAACTCGAATAAACTGACTGTAGTTCTTCAATGATAATCTTTTCAGGAAATGTAATGCATGTAACAATATCAAATGTCTGGTATAAAATGACAATAATTCCTCCAACAATTACACTTCCTGCTAAGATTCCAAGCCAAATAACACCAAGGTCATAATCTGAATGCCGATCTTCATTATACTTTCCCCAACAATATTTTGCTTTTCCAATCGCATATTTTCCAACAAACAACAGACAGATACCAATTAATATCCACACAACACTTGTTGCGATTTCATATGTAACATACTTACCACATAGTTGCTGTAAATATGGAAGTACATTTGCAGAAGTCCAGTCAATTGCAAGACCAAACTTTTCTGCAAGAGCGTCTAAAATTTTAATTACTTCTTCTGACATAAATAAGTTTCTCCTTTATATGTTTATTCTCTATTCGATTTTCATTTTTATTGGAAATTGTTAGCTGAATCGCTAAGAGTTTGTTTACTTAGATGAGAATTTGAATATCACCATCAATACCATGTTTTACACATTCTTTTATTTTCTCTTCATAAAAACAATTCGTTAATGGGATATAAAAGACTTTCCACACAAAAGTTATAAAGTGATTCATTATTCCATCTGTCATATCCTTATAAGTTTTAACGTCCTTGCTTATATGACCATATGTAATAAATAAATCAAAAATAGGATCACTCTTCATACAAAATTCAACATAATCTGCAAAAGAATCCAAATCATTAAGTTTTCTAATATCATCTCCAAGCCGTGAATATTTTTCTGATATGCTGTCTGGATATATTATATTTTTGTTTTTCTGTTTTTCCTTACCACTCTTTGAAAATTTTAAGAACTCTATATAATTCACATTCTCACCTCCAACTATATATTCTCTGTTTTATCTCAATTCTGTCTTTTGTCTTTATCCATTACATCTTTCGTAAAATATGGCTTAGCAACAATATCAAAAATTATGTAGTATAGATGATTGCAGAAAGCAAAGAATTTTATATTTTTGCAATCCAAATCATCACCACCAAGATCTTCTGCTATATTTTCAAGAATAAAAGTAACAATAGCATTTCTGTTAATAGGAACATTATGATGAATATGAGATTTTACTAAATAGATTAATCTATCTTCTATCTCTTCAAGTTCCCATTTGTATACATTCATGTATAACTCATCATATTCGTCTTTTGATTCACCAAAAACTGCCTCAAACATAAAGTTCTGAAAATCTTCCTGACGAAATGCTTCTCTAATTTTATTCTCTGTCTCTTTTTCAAATCTCATATTCTTTACCTCCACAAGAAATGTCAGATTCATTGGCTTTTAAAAATACCATTTATTATCAAAATATTTGATAAACGGCTAAGAACCATAGCCTCTATCCCATTGTTTTTGTGAACGTTTGGAATTACCTTTCACTTGGATGTTTAATGGAATATTCAAGTTAATTACTCTCGAATATTCCTGCAACTCATTAATTTCACTCTTGGAAAAATAGAGTGCTTAAACACTCCATAAAACACCCAAGGTTTTATATAAAATTATTCACCATTTACCAGCCTTGCAGATGCTTATAGCCAAATACAACTATGCTAAACTGTGTATCAAGGATTTGATAAATCTTTACAACTTTACTATTTACTCTTTTAACTTTGACTCATAATTTAAACTTTGAACTTCTGAGTGTTGTTATTTGAGCCTTACAACTTTAAACTTTACAGCACACACCTATCATTGTCGTAGGCAATCTGATAATTAGAGTATAATTTCATATTTAATGTTATACATATCAGCCAATGGTTTCACCATTATCTTGCCGGATTATGTACTGTAGTAAGTTGAAATTATACAAATCATATAAATTAATCATCTTTTATTAATTCAATAATTTGTAATATTTTTTTATTATTTTGCAGATTTCTTTTTCAGCTTTACATAAGTCTATATCTGCAAAAGACTGATGAGTTGTAGTTTAAAGTTTTCGGTAAACAGTGAATAACTTCTAATTAACTATTCTCTCTTTAATAGTTAATTTCAATCTCTGTTACAGCATTTGATGTGCTAAGTGCAGCATCTACTTCTGCTTTGAAAGATGCAATGTTCTCTTCTAATGTGTTAATTTTGTCCAAAATCTTAATAGGATCAATCAACTCATATGAATTTGCATTGATGAAATCTTTCTTTGTCTTCTCGAAATCATCTGTATTAGTTTTACCTTCCTTAGAACCGTAAATGCCAATTACATATTGTTCTGCTCTCTTTTCAAGGTCATCACCGTTCTGTTTGAGGATTTCAGCCTGTGCCTTATCATACTGCTTCTTTAATGCAGCTAACATCTTCTCATCAAACTCTACACCATGATTCTTCATTTCAATAGCTTCTGCTACTGTGTATTCAATACCATTAATAAAAACCTTTGTTGTAGCATTTGATAAAACAACTGCTCTCTTAATTGCATTTCTTCTTTTGATAAGGTCTGTTGCCTTATCGTAATAACCCTGCATAACACCTTCATATTCCTTAACTGGTACACCCTTAATCTTTTCATTGGAATGCTTGTTTGCTACACAATAAGTACCACCATTGATTGCAGAAATAATTCTATCATCTACGATTTTTAACTCTGCAAGTGCCTTGTGAATTGTCATCTTTTCTGTTGTCATAATGTTCTCTCCTTTTTAACTTTGATTTTTAAACTTTATATTTTAGGCTTGTCGCCTTGTTACACTTATATATTCTCTCTTTTAATCAGAGCATGTTTTTATTTCTTCACTGTTACATTGAAAACTGACCTTAAAATGCAGATAATCAACCAAATACCAGTTGCAATAGACCATTTAAACGTCAAACCAAAGCACATTGTAATAAGTTTGATTATTCCACATGTAACAATCCAACTAAGTCCATAGCACGCAGTTAAAATTGTAATGACAATAGCTGCTGTTACGCCACCTTTTGTTAATTTTTCCTTCAAATTACTCATATGTATTTTCTCCTTTACGCTTCAAAATTGAACTCATCAGACGAAATCTTGTTATTAATAATCTTCTGATAAATATCTACATACATCTCATCTTTATCTCTGTTATAAGTAACTTCCGCATATCTGTTACCCATTGGCTGTCCCCAAATAGTACATTTCTTATAACCTAATTCGTGTGCAAACAACACAAGATCCAACTGGTCAATACTGATGTTTTCACTCAATGTCTGGATTACTGCATTTTTTGCAGCCTTCTCAAATTCATAACTTGTCATTTTAATTACCTCCACTTTAATATTCTCCAAAAGAAATCGAAATTTCTTATGCTATTCTTCGTTATAATACTGAGCCAGTGATTCTCCATACCATTCCCAGTTATCAACTCCACCTGCTTCTAATGCACTTAATTTTCTATCTCTATCAAGTAAATCCTCATACTCTTCTTTGCTAATAGTCTTATTAGAGTCTTTAACCTTGACAGAATTGTTACCAATTAAATTACATAACTGTGTTGTTGCATCCTTAACCTGTCCAATTACTTCATTTCTTATAGAACTATACAAATCTTCATATAGATTCTCACTCACTTCGCTTTTAATAATATTCTGTAATGAGCTAAGACGTTCTGGATTTTTAGATAACTGATTTTCTACATAATCATTAAATCTGTCAGCATATTTATCATTGATTTCTTTGATAATCGAATCATAAACTTTTTCTTTAATTTCATTTTTAATCTCGTTTTTTAGTTCTCTTTCGTCACTATATGTAAGTTCTATCTTTGATTTAATTTCACTCTTTATCTGATTGATAGCATTATCTTTTGCAGCATCGAAATTCATCTCTTCCAATTCTCTAATAACGCCTTGTTTAATTCCTTCAAATACTTCCTCAAAATCGAATTCAAATTTTAGTGATGCACTCATCAACATCCTCCTTATTCGTAAGTATTACTTTGCTTGCATATTTCACAACATTTTCACTTGTTTCGTTATCATCTAAATATTCTCTGTAAGCATCCTCACAATATGCACCTTCACACCAATAATATCCGTTTGGTGTAATGCATGACTTATGTTCCCCATAATCAGTTGCTGAACAATATTTACACAAACTTTCATCTTCGGATAATTCATCAAAAGTCTTTAACATATACACCTCCTAGACTCACAATTTATATCTTTGTTGTCTAAATCAGTTCGCAAGAAACCGATAATTCTTGTCCATTTTGTTACTATATATAGTAGTTTTATTTTATCTTACCACTATATATAGTGTATTATTTTTTAACTTTTCTATATATTGTTATTCGATCTTTAAATCGATCCTTTTTCGATTAATTCTCCTAAGTAGTAATATCTATCTAAGTCATCTGGATCAATCGAGTCATCTTCACCAAGAATATATCTATCACAATCTTCTACTTCTTCCATTTCATCAATCCATTTATCCCAATTGTCTGCAATGAGCTGACAGAACTTTTCGCCACTTCCACGTAAGAAACATCTACCAACCCATTCAGCTTTCATCTTTCTGCCAGGATAAACTAATGTGAAATAAATTCCATTCTCAATCAAAGCGTCTCTAACTTCTTTATGACTGTTTACAAAGATGTAATCAACTTTCCCAATATTGTCTTTAATGTGTTGGATATAATTCTTTGGAAATTCAGGATTGCGATACTTTTCAATCTTATCTGAATTAGTTGGATCATAATCATAACACCAACTGAACTGACTGCTATCGCTGTCGAGAATCTTGTAACCTTTCTCATTTAATTTTTTAAAAGCATATGTCTTACCACAAGCAGGGAATGCACTAATAATTTTTGTGTTCATATATTTATTCTCCTCTTACAGTTACATCAGTTCGTCTATCATAAGCCCAATCAACATCAAATGAAGTCATATTATCTGTGCTGACTACTTCGCCATTTTTAATTACAACTGGTTTACCTCTATATGGGACGAACACCATACATTCCATATCTTTGTTGCTTGTCTGTGATTTCAATAACGACTGTATGATTCTATCCTGTTGTTCAATTATTGCTTTATATTCACTCAGATTTTTGGAAACATCCAAATATCTACTATATGAAGCTTCACTTAAAAATCGAATATCAGTTTTAATCTTTTCAAGTGTTTCTAAAATTTTACTTAATGTTTTCATTTTATCTCCTTTCAAATTTTCGCAAGAAACGAATCTTTCTTGTCCTCAGTTCACATCATTATGTGTTTCGCCATCTGAGTAATAAATGTTCCAATCCTTGAATAACTCAATCAACTTATCGTTATCCCAATCATATTCATTACAATGCGTAATGGCGATTGATTTTTTATCTCCGAAATCTTTTACATCATTAGAACATCTACTATATAATTCTCCTAAATCCAATGTTCCATATCTCAATGTATCCTGGAATGGGTTTGGTATATTTGTTTTGTCAAACATATATTCATTGATAAATCTCTTATTACATTCAGATGGAAATTTACCAGCACCATGTCTTGTTAAATAAGTACGAGATACATAACAAGTTTCAATATTTATCTCATCATTCCATTCAACATTTTCAATTATTCTCTTGGGATTTTTAATACCTGTATTAGACGGTGTTAAATGTGGAAAATATTCTGTGTTGTTCTGATCAAGCAATAAACCTTGTGCAGCTTCAAATACAATATTGTCAAACTGATTTAAGAAATAATTATCTGATATAGCCAATGAGTGATTATTCATAAAATCCCAATCATCTAAAAAGTGTTCAAATATACCATTATCAAAGAATATTCTTGACCATTCATCTGTTAATATGATATTCTCTCTTTCAAATTGTTCTAAGTAATATTCCCTGATATGATAATCCACATCAGTTATGCCAACTTTATATCTTTTAATCGTTTCAAAGATTCCTAAGCCACAACTACCGTGTTTATTTTTTTCACGATTTTCTTCAATAATCTGATTTGCCATCATATCAAAAGGTGTTGTCAGCATACAATTTTGATTGATATAAACATTCGGAATATATCCTAATTTCATCAATTCATCATATTCCTGCTTAAAAATAATTGGATTAACAATAAAATCCTCAGATAAATATGTACTTGCATGATTGAATGTTCCAGATCCAAAATGATGAAAGACATGTCTGATTCCATCAGGCGTTGTTACGGTATGTCCTCTCTGAGCACCACCATTTGAACAAACAACAATACTATTAGGTTTCTGTGAGAAATAATCTGTCATTAATCCTTTTCCACAATCTCCAAAGTTAGCACCTATCACAATCTTAATGTCTTTCATCTCTTAAATCTCCTATCCTACCAAGTAATTCCTTCTGAGTTAGAAGGTGTAGTAACTGTATCTGTAACATTATTCTCTGCTTCACTAACAATAATATCTACAATCTCATTTGTAATACTATCCATAGTTACTCTTCTAAAGTGTGTATCATCAAGATACTTCTTGTAAGACTTCTCAATTTCTTCTTCATCCCATCTGTAACCATGATTTACATCTAAATGATAAATGTTAAACTTCTGAGAAGCCTCTTCGTATAAATCCTTAGTTTCTACGTCAGACTGAAGATTATCCCCTGTAACCTCTGATAAACCATGACCTCTACCCTTAAATGGAAGATATGGATTTAACTGCTCATCACCCATCGTAATAATAATTCCTTTTCTTCCACGATTTAGACAATCAAGCTTTGTATGGCGAGAACCGAAATACCATGCTGCTGTGTAGGATTCATAGCTGTTTCCACCACCGCCAAATTCAAAATAAATCTTGTCAAGCTGTTCAGCAATACGAATATCTGACTCAAACTGTGAAGCCTGAATTGGACAGCTATCACAAGCTAAGTCACCAATACCCATGATAAGGAATTCAACATCTGTAACCTTTTCATATAACTTAGTCATAATTACATTCAACTTCTTTGCTACCTCAACAGCAGCCTGTCCCATAGAACCAGTTACATCAAGTGCAAGAATAACTGGAATTGTGTTTGGATGTTCCTCTGTATCGCAACACTCTCTAATAACATTCTTAGGATCAAGTGCAGAATCAATATTTCTTGCCTTAAACATATCCTGATTAGAATAAGAACCTCTAATCATACCATCCGTTGAAACACTCATACCCTTTGTTGTTGAATAACTTACATAACTATCTCTTGTCCATGAACCGCATCCCATATTATGCTTCCTCCTCTTCGTCTACTTCTGTATCATCGTCATCATTACCACTCATATCAAAGTCGAACATTCCGTCAAACATGTCCCCCATATTTCCACCCATCATCATAAATGGTAACATAGAACTCATTCCACCATTTCCATTCATCATGCCAGTAGAGCCATTGTCACCTTTCATCATCTGAGAAAGCATCATATACTTTAAGATATTGTTTGTGCCTTTCTTACCCTTGATAATGTCACTACCAAACATTGAAACAATCTTGCCATAAAAATATGTATTGCCCATAAATACATGTCTTTCAGGAAGTACAGTTTCGATTGTTGAGTCCTCATAATTAATGACCGTAATCTTTGTCTTATCAGCTTCAATAACACATCTAGGCTTGCCATTTACAAGAATAATGTCACCCTTCTCTACCTTATTAGTTGGAATAATAAAGAAGAATTCCTCTCCAATATCAAATACAAAATTACTACAGTTTGTGAGCTTGCCAGTCTTGATGTTATATGTCTTGTAACCACCATTTGTCTTAACTGCAATACCACCATTCATAGAAAGTCTACACATTCCACTTCCTACTTTGCCAAACATACCATTTAAAAAATTGTTCATCATATTTATTTCCTCCTATAATATAAAAATTATTGTTTACAAATATTTATTCTCTATTATTCCTCTGAATATTTACTCCAATCAATCTCTACATACTGCTTATAACATGGATAATATGTAGTAGCTCCTGTCTGATCTTTACACCAGATATCTAACAAATTTTGCAGACCACCAATATCACATTGTTCATAAGCGTCTTCATGTAACTCTTCGCAAGCATTGTCAACTACATTATCAGCATCAATATGAATATTTTCTACACTGCATACCCATAATCTCTCAGGTTTTGTATATACTTCTTCGTCCAAATAATTCACTGCATAATCATCAAAGAAATCATCAACTGTGTCGTAATATTTGTCAAACTCTTCACAGTAAAGCATTGTGTCTACATCTTTTTCTTCAACTGGAACTGCTTTAGAAACTTTCTCATTCCACTTCTTTATTCTCTCTTCTTCGTCAGCTTTCTTCTGTCCTTCGCAGTCACAATGCATATATCCTTGATTCTTATATGGTTGTCCACAATAAGGGCACAAACTTTGTACTCCATTAAAACAACTCTGGCAGAATGAAAGTGCTTGATGCTTATATGGAAAATGATATTTTCTGCCAGCTTCAGAGTTGTCACCTTCAATCCCATAAACATTATCTGAAATTCTCATTCCAAGACCATTGCAAACAGGACAAATTCTTTCATGTTCTGTTAGATCCTTGATAAGAATTTTAGGAAAAGATTTCTGAATTGCTTCATGAAGATTTACTTCTTCTCTACGTGTTAAATTATCCATAATGTTATTCTCCACTATTCCTGTTCAATCTATCAATTTTATCTTTTTCGCTATCAGCTCTATTGAATGGAATAACTCTTCCGTCCTCAATGCAAGTAATCATTACGACATTTGCTTTATTGTCTATTGCGTCAAATTGTTCTTTGTGAACTCTAACTGTTCTTATTGAACTAAAATCTACTGTAAAAGACATATAATACCTCCAATCTGTCCAAATGAAAGAAAAATTTCCTTCGACTTTTGAGGTTTTAAAAGCCTTATTTTTCAAGGCTTTCATAACCTCTCAATTTGTTATTCTCTACTTTTATTCATTTTCTTTACAAATTCACGATACTTCCTTGTATATTCGTAAGAATCACCAAAGATAAAATTTACAGCCTTATATAGTTTTGGTTCATATTTTTGAATAATTTCAAGTTCATTCTCAAAATCTCTTCCAAATGGACAGCCTGCACAACCTGTTCTTGGTAAAGCATAAACAACATAGCAATCTGAATGTTCAACATTATAAGCATTTTCATAATCAATTTTGTCAGAATCTTTATACCAAAATAAAGGTCTATAATTATCACATCCATCATCGCCTTCGCTAAAACAAGATTTATATGATGTGGCTCTGACACCACCTTCTGCTCTTCGCACACCAACTATATTTAATTCATATGTATTTTCTTTTATTAATTTATGAGAAACGTCCTTTTTTGCATACTGACAACATTTTGATGAAATTTTAAATGTTGGTGGATTTTCAATAATAAACTCTTTAAGCCATTTATTATTTGCAATATTAAAAGCATTCGATTTCTTTAAATTACACCACCACAGCAAAGCAGCTTTACATTTTGGATATTCCTTATATAATTCATCAAACGATTTATCTTCCCATTTAAAACTATGTCTTTGAAGTCTATCTATATATTCAGCAGCTTGTTTGTTTATAAACGGTTGACCATATTGTTTACATGATAATGGAATAGGCTTAATTGCCTTATATGGTTTTATCTTTATATTATATTTGTTTTCCAAATATTTTAGATGTTCTTTAGTCGCTTGATATTCAAGACCAGTATCAAACCAAACATAATCAATTTTATTGTCTTTATCGCATCGCCATACAATATCAAGCATAACGTCACTATCTGATCCACCTGAAATCGAGCAAACTATTTTCTTATATTTAGGACTGTTAATTTTCGACCATGCTCTAACCAAATTATCACCAATAATTTGATTACGTGGGCATGTATTTAATAATTCATCAAGCGTTTTTGCTTTTCGTAATGAATTAGTATTTTTGTTGTTTGTAGCCATAATCTCTTATTTTTCATAGAGATTGCGCAATCTAAATTACCTATAGGTTTACTATTTTTACCTTTCTGTATTATAAAATCATTGATTTTCCTAGTGTTTGCAACCACTATAAGAAAATATTATTTTTCCTTGTTACTGGGATTCACATAGCCGAATAGCTTAGATATGATTAAAAATTTTCAAAAGAAAGATTGGATTCTTGTGTTTTTAACCTTTAATGTTTAAACAAAATGATTAATATCCAATTTTTTTACTTTGTAAATTGCTTTTAAACGAAATAAATATGATGGATTCCTACTCAGAAAATCTTTCACTTCATCTTCTGTATTAAAATTATATTTTACATTGTCCCAACTATCAGGATCGGCAGATTCTCCTAACCCATTATATTTATGTCCAATTACAATATAATTCTTATAATCATCCATGTTTTCACCTCCAAGATATTATTCTCCAAACTCACAAGTGTCACATGTTGAAAAATACTTACCATGATCTATGCAACATTGTGGTCTATTATTATCTTCATTAATTTTAGTAACATCTTTAATAGTCCCTTTATCGAGAACTTCGTTAAAGAAATCTATAACTTCTTCTTCGCCATTAAATGCATACTTATCGCTCCAACTTCTAATATGCTTTTCTAAGAACTTAATCAAATTCTTGCTGAAGATATCGGTTGGATATTCATATGTAATTTCCTGCACCTTGCCATTTAATGTCTGTTTTACATTCATTTGTGAAGTAACCATGCCAAAATATTCAAATTCAACTTCTAGTACGCCCATATCTTCTGTTCTAAAACGAGTAGACAGATTATAATTTATCCAATCATAATCATTCAATGTGAGATATGTATTGGTTCTGTCGTCTTCAATTTCATTGCTAAAAATCAAATCTTCACTTCTAATCTTTTTCAAATTCATTTGTATTTATCCTTTCTAAAACGTGCGATATGTTACTTTCTTGTGAAGTCACTTCCCCCAACTAATTACAATATTTCTCAATACCTTGTGTCATAATATCTTTTAATTCATCTTCCTCATATGTAGAACCAAACTGCGACCAGCTACAACTATATTCTGTATCATTGTGTACTAACGCAAGTTTAAATACACTGCCACCATAATTCTTATATGCATCTAATTTGATAGCTTTAATATGAGGAATTTCTAAATACCAGTTATGCTCTTTGTATTCAAACTGAATATTAGTAGCTTGACCAAAATTGAAGTCAATGAATTTAACATCATTCATATATTCAATGTCAAGAAGCTTTTTAATATAGTCAATATACCAATCATATGTTTCCTTTTCCTTATACTTCTTTCTTTTATCAAGTTTGTTCCCATCAGCATCCTGATTCTTTGATAACATATTTAACCATTCTCTACACGTTTTAATTGTAGATGTCTGATCGAGTAACATATACTGAATATTTTCTTTATAAGTGCGAAATGCCTGTTGTTCAATAAGGTCATATTCGTTCTTCATATCATCCAATGCCTGCTTCTTTGCAGACAATCTTCTTTCTGCTCGTGCAAATTTATTTAATGAACCCATTTCATATTCGCCATTATAGTTGTATGTGTCATTTTTATATGCCAAAGACATTAATCGTTCACCTCTTTTATCTTTCCTAATTATAAAAATCATTGATTTTATTCTTGCTTTAATATTCTCTACTCGACGGTCAATTTCATGTTGCTTCCATGATTTCTCCAATTACCTTCTTGCTTTTCCTCTTTGATTAGTGGAAACTTCAAATCAACCTTTCTAACAATATCTGTCAACTTTTTATTACCTTTTAAAACTGAAATAGAATAGCTTCTTCGATATGTATCAATTTTCAAAGCTCTTTCTAAAATTTTTTCATCTGATTCATAATCACTATTATATACATAAGCAAAACAGTACCCTTCTTTTATATCAGTATTACCATAATCAAAATCTTCGAAAATTACTTTTTTCTTACCAAGATATAAATACATTTCCCCTTGAGTTGATTTGTAAATTCCACCCACTTCTAATTTACTTAACGGAATTGTTTTTAAATTTGCTTTTCGCTCTCGCTCTTCTGCTTCTTTCTGAAGGAGTATATTTATTTTATCTCTAATTTCCAACTCCTTTTTCGTTGGATTTTCGATCAGATATGTATTGCTTGTACAACTTTTATTAATATATTCTTCGCTATATCCTAAATAAACAACTGAGCTACCTCGAAAAACTCCAATATGCATTCCTGGTGAATTTCTACCTATTGCCATTCCAATACACATATCACCATCTTTAATCTCTCTACCTAAAATGTCTTTCAAATTTTCACCTCCATATTATAACCAAGAAACCTGAATTTACTTCCCATTACAAAGTCCAACTTTGTAATCATCCTTGACATCAATAGTAACTTCTCTCTGAAAATTTTCTTCCTTATCATACAAAGATAAGTAATATCTATTACCACGCTGCTCTAACGCAACATCTTCATTCTCAAATGGTTGAACGCGTTTCTGTTTCTGTACAATTTTAATATTCTCCTTTCCATTCACCTAACTCATAAAAATCATTAATCTGGTCATCTAACTTTCTAACCTGCTCTCTTAATTCAGACTCTTCTTTCTTACTATCCGTTCTCTGACATTTCTTCCATAAATCTTCACGCCGCTTAGTCAGTGCATCATATTTTTCGGAAACGTCAATCTCTTTCACAACTTCAATCTCAATCTTTTCGCCACAGTGAGGGCAAAACTGAATTGGATAGTTGTCTGTCTGTTCCCATTCGTCTTCATATGATGTAATAACTTCTGTATAAGAAGTACAGAATCTTGGAATATATCTTTCATCATCCCAACAATCATCACTATGAACTAAATCTTCACCTGTGAATACAATGGCTTTATCATTTTGGATTTCATCACAGCAATGTGTAAATGGCTTGTACTTATACGAATGAGTGCCATTGAATTTCAATTTGATTAATTCTATCTTCATATTTATTCTCCTAATTTTCGACCACACCAAGGACAATACGCAATATATTCTCGCTGATGAACAAAGCCGTCATCATGATCATCCCATTCAGAAGTTTCTATATCCAAATAATATTCATTAGTCAATGGATCAACATATATCCGATTGTCAGGTGAGTCATAATTACAACGACTACACATATTTATTCTCCTAAACATCTTCTACATAAACAGTAATACAACTTCCAATTTCACCACTCACTTTTGGGAATACCATTGTAATACTATCTATGTAATATTCTTCTCCATCTGTATCAATGATATCGTTTGTGTTGATTATTAGCGGAATTTCATTCTTTCTCATGTAATCTAATGTCTTAAAAACTTCTGATATATTCTCTGCTTCTGTGTATCCAAGAAACTTATAATCATCATATCTGTCACTAAAACCAACAATTCTTATCTGCAAGTTTTATACCTCCTTATATTTAATTATTCTCTCTTTTATTTGGAAATTGTGAGCAGAAACGCTCTTAGATAAAATCATTTGAAATGCTTCTTTCTTATTTCTCATATAAAGCTTTCTGAAATTGTTTTCTAAATTTCTTACAAGCTGATTCATTTTGATTATCTGTTAATACTCCATGTATATAACAATACTGAATTGAATATAATAACTTTTGTAATCTCTCAGCGTCTTTACCGAGAGTACATCCTTGTTTATTCACATACTTTTCCAAATTATCAAATAACGGATCAAAATTACTCATATCTACAACTTTACCCATATTCTTATTCCCCCATCTGATCTACAATACTTTGTAACTTGTCAATATACATCTGTGCATATTTTTTATGTGATAACTGTTTAATATTAGCAGGTACAAAAGCTAACTTTGCTTCACCAAAAACATCATTATTTGAATAAACTTTCATAAACTGACACATAGTTTCAGCATCAATCCAATCTAAATCTGGCTGAAAACAAATCACATCACCCTTCTGTGGATGCAGTTTTCTAACCTTAATAAGTGTTTGTTTAAATAATTTCTTTCTCTGTTTCTTGTTCATATTGTTATTCTCCAATTTTCTATATACTCAATTATCCAACTGTCGTATTTATTTTCTTTAATCAACTGCTGATATAAATTTATCCACCCTTGTGCAGACAAAAGACCTTCGTACTTCCAAACGCATTCTTTCCAATGTCTATGTATAAAACGACTTCTCGTTTTTAACTCAATGCATTTCACACATTTATCGTATAATTTCTTGGAATACCAATTCGATCTACTTCTATTCCAGCCATCTATAAATGCTTCAGTCGGATCATACTTACTTCTCATATTAGTAAGAGTTCTGTCGTATAACTCAGTTTTTGCATTGTATAAACAATGAAGTAAAAAGTAGATATCTTCATAATTATTTTTAAACTCCCATTCTTCAATATTTAAATCAAAATACATTATTCTCCATTCCTTACTACATCAAACTTAATTGGCAACATAGCTGTAAATCCACTCTGCATCCAAGGGTTTTCTTTAGTCGCAAATTCATCTCCAAACTCTTCAGCTAATACAAAATCCCCAACCGTATAAATAATCGAATATCCAGTTAAGTCTTTTGGTATCTCTTTATTAACATTACATGTTTTAAGATTGAGCATTTTATTTATACATTCACCCATTAAATCTTGAAAGAATACAAACGTTCCGTCACAATTGCAACGCTGCATTGTGAAATATTCAAAATCTGCATCTGGATCACGCTTAATAATTACATTAAAATAAGGTTTATCCCCCTTAAGATAATGGACATCTATTAGAATTGTTCCATCTTTGGTGTAAGAAATAACCGTAAATAACTCTCGTATATCCTGCTCAATCATGGATTCATATTTATTATTTTCCATACCATTGCACTGACCTGATGCAATTCGTTCTTTTACAAATTCTAATGATTTACCCATTGTTATTCTCCTATTTACTCATTCTAAATACATTTGCATCACCAACTGCCAAATCTTTTTCTTCCACAAAAGAATTAAAATACTCATTATTCTTAAAATTATCTTCTAATGTTTCGGTAATAATATCATCTAACCGACCAAAGAATTTCACAGAAGGATAAAACACTGGATATTTCTTTGAACGGTATTTATTAACACGCCCTCTTAATACAGATAATCCATGTCTTCTACGCTTATTATTGTTCCAATGAATAGGATCAGCATAGAAAGCATTTTTGTTTCTTTCATACTCTTCTTTTTCTTCCTTCGCCAATCTGTCAAGTTCTTTTTCTCGTTCAGTTTTTGGACGAGGTTTCATAATTTCTTTGACACTTTCTCGAATTTTATCATTCGCTTCTGATTTTTCTGAATCACTCATCTTGTTATAGTTCATAGCAGCTTCTAAAAATATATTTTTCAATTTCTCACCTACTTTCATGACCAAAGGAAACGTGGTTTTAATTGGATTTATTTTTTTAAATCATCATCAATTTGTTTCATTAAAAACTTCTTTGTAGTTGCGTGATAATCAGCACATCCAGTTTTCATATCAACGGCTTCCCACCATATACAATGATCAGGTTCATGATAGCCACAATTACTAATTCTGTATCCTTTATACTCGTAGATACCTTTTGATATTTTTACAGCTCCCATACTTTTATTCTCCTAATGTTCTTTCATATGAAACCAAAATTTTATTGGTTTTAATCATCAATCCAATCTTTTAAATCTTTCTCATCAATTTCTTCATCTTTGTAAAAATATGTATCCATAAACTTACTTATTGAAAATCCACAATCAGATAATGCATACTGAAGAACTGTAATCATTGCTCTGACTTCTGTTTTACTAAATACTGCAAATAACTGATCCTTACCAAAATCATAATCACAAGTATCAACAGTCGCCCAATTAGTAATTCTCTCTGTCCCTACAGTACATTTATTTTCATGATCAATAAATGGTGACAATGACAATGTACTATAAAATCCTACTTTGTTCTCAACTTCATCATATTTTTCATTGTGACCTGTAATAATCTCGAAATCACCATCTAGTGTATCTGGTGTATATCCACAAAATACTGTTCCATTTGGCATCGCAGCCAATGTTTTTCTATCTACTATTCTCATTAAAATGTCCTCCGAGCACTTGTAATAACATTATTTACTTAATATTCTTTAATCTCTTATAACTCAAAACATTCAGTGTATCTTCGATTCCTTCATAATAAGCAGACTTTATATCTGGATTATCATAATTTTTTGCCTTATCAAAAACTTCTTTTATGTACTCCTCTTCATCTTTCTTATCTATTGACAATCGCTTGATTTTATCAATGCAATCATTACACATATCCAGTCTATTAAATAACTTATTCCAAATTCGACAGCCATTTACATATCCTATAAATCGAACATCTGTTATTAATATATTTCCACAAATATCACATACTCTATAATTTATCTTTGACACTAATTTACTTACTCTTTCGCAAATCCAATACCAGTCACATTAAGACTTTCTACCTTATTATCTTCAATGCCAACGTTTTCTTCTGTACCGCCATGCCAAATAACACCTACACCTTTAATATGCATACCATTTTCATCTTCAATTAATTCTGCTTCCTGGCATACACCAATAGGTAAGAACTTACCTTTATCATTCGGTATCTCAATTGGTACATTCTTTACATTTTTGTAAGCATTTTTGATTGCATCTTTTGAATATATAACACCATTTAAATCAGGCTTATCTACTAGAATTGGTATTTTAAATGTCAATTCTATATTCTCTGATCTCATAACTATCTTTCAACCTCCATGTTTTTTAAACTATCGAGGATATTCATTGATTGTAAATACAACTTCTTTGTTACAATTTTAATAGCTTTTTCTAGTGCTTCATCGTATGTTATGTATCTTAAATCAATTCTGGTTCTATCATTATCTCTATATATCTTAGGAAGGAAGTATAGATAAGCATAATCAACACCTACAAGCTGTGTAGTTAATTGAGCTACCAATTCTTCTCCAATATAGAAATCATATTCACCATATATCCATCTATTTCCTACCTTACGTTTTCTTACTTCCATAATACTTCCTTCCTAATGAAATATCGCTTTTATTACTTGTTTATTCTCCACTCAAAATCTCTTTAGGACAATAAATAATTTTCTTACCAGCTTTCTGAGCTTTACGAATTGTTGACCATACACCACCTGATTTATTACCGTCACAAATTGCAAGAAGCACATCGCAATGGTCAACCATATACTGATCTCTTACATTGTCACAACCTTTGTAAAATTCATCTGATAATTCAACCCATTCATCAGCTTCTGTCTTTAATTTATTGTAATATTTGTTAGATGAGTTGTAATCTTTACATGGTAATATACAATGTAATTTTAAATTTCTATTCTTCTCTAACTCTGGCAAAGCTGCTCTATAACTCTCCTTAATAACACAAGTATTTAACCCAATTAAAATATCAGAGCCATTAGCCATTCCACAATAAACATCAGAAGCATCTAAAATCTGATTCATAATCCAATGTCCAATTTTGCTCCACTTAATATCTAATTCATCTTCTGGTAATCCTAATCTCTGAGGTCTATGACCTGTTAATGCTACTTTCATTTAGTGTTCTCCTTTAATCTGTTAATATCAAATGCATATACTGTCCTATATGACTACCAAATTCTTCTTTTAAATCGTGACCACCAATCACAAGTTCATCAATATAAAACCCTGTAATTGTCCATTCAGAATATCCAGTATAATACCCTTGTGTAAGTAAATTTCCTGTAAGCATATAACTGTCAAAGTTCATCTGCGCTTCTTCTACAGTACATTTTTCATCAGAAAACCAACAGCGTAAATTTGCATTTGGAATCGTAGTAATTTTCTCACCAAGTCCTTTGTCTACATTTTTATAATTGAAGTAATTCATAATAGATTCTGCTATTGGCTCATAGTAATCATCAATTTCTTCGGCTAGTCCCAAATTATCTTCGCTGTTATATCCTATCCAGCCCTGTAATATTAACTCCATTTTTCACCTCCAATTACTTATCCTCTGTCATATCAAATGGTTTTGGCGCATACATCCAAGCGATCACATTAAGAATTTCGTGATTATCGTTATACCAATTATTTTGATAATGATAGGCTAGTGCTATTTCATTTATTGTCTTCTCATAATTAACATATTTTTTATAAGTAACAAGGACAATTTTCATATCATCGGGAATATTATCATTGCACAAAATCCATTTCTTATTCATGTATTACCTCCAAATGAAAGACAGGTTTCATCAGATTATGATTTTCTGTCAATCTTTAAATCAATGCTCTAAAACCCTTGAAAAATAAGGGTTTTCTAAGGGTGTTTTCACAAAACTTAGAAAAATAAATGAAAACCGTACATTTTGGTCTGATTTTCTTATTTTCTAAAATTTTGTGTCCCATAACCCTTGTAAATAGTGGCTTTACACAGCCAATGAAATGCGAGTTTCATTGTTTATTATATTCTGTCCAAATAAACAAGATAATCAGCATTATAATGGATGCCATCTATGTATTTATCGAAATTTTTATTAACATACCACGCATAAGGACTGATACCTTCATTCATTTTCTCTGCAAGTTCATCAGCTTTTCTTTGATGTTCATCAGCTTCATTTTGCATAGATATTTTTTGAGAATCCCATATAAGATTTGGAATTGTATCTACACACTTTCTATACATTTCAGACTCTTTTATATATTCTCTTATCACTTTTGTCATTTTGGAAATATTGTCTTTTAATATCGGCTCATTGCTAAGTTCATATGGATATAGGATTAAAACACTTTCGTCCATATATTCCATAGATATTAATTCATCTACACAAAACTTTGGTTCTTCTATCAAATAATCACCTCTAAGTATTTATTCTCTTATCTCAAATAACTTTTCTACTGCTTTTTCACCTGTAACTTTATCTGACTTCTGCAACACTTTACGTTCTTTCTGCCAAATACATTTAAAATCATCAGGCATATTATATTCACTTACTAACACTATATTATTCTCTGAAAGTTTACGAAGAAAATCGTAGAATTCGTCATAGTCGATTGACTGTTTAGAATACTGTTTCGTATTTTTATAGGGTGGATCAAAATAAAATACACAGTTTTTATAATCTGAGAAATTCTGATAATCACAGCACATAAATTCAATATCATTTAAATTCGGTGCTTGTTCCTTGAAATTATTTAATCTCTCATTATAAATGCTTCTGCCACCCTTTGAATCTCTACCATAGCCCCATCAAAGTATCTGCCACCATAGCTTGCCATATATCCAATCAATGCAATATATTCTGGTGAATACTTATGAGTTTCAAGTTTTCTATTTTCTCTGACCTCTGCGTAATGCTCAAATGTACATAATTCAGGTGCAATAGATAAGCTGTTGTCTGTCTGAGCATATTTCAACAAAGCAATCAACTCTTCATTAATATCTGCTCCAATTCTCTTATCACATTTAATTTTATCAATAAGATTAGCTCCACCACACATAGGTTCTATGTAAGTTTTAATATTATTATCATCAATATACTTCTGAATAATTGGCACTAAAAATTTTGCCAACCTGTTTTTACTTCCTTGATATACCATTTAATTACTTGGAGTAAGGAATTCCTTCTTGTGTACACGAACCTCGTCTCCTTTCATTATTTTTATTTTTAATAAAATGCTTCCGACATTGAATCTCCAAGTCTTACAAGATTCTCTACTTCCTTATCAGACATAGAATTAATTTCTTCGGTCGAAAAAGTCTCTTTAATTGCAAAATATGAATTATACCAATTTTCATCACATCCCATACTGTTTCTCGCTGTGGTCAATACTGGTTTCTTAATATATTCTAATAATTTTTCTTTCTCAGTCATTACATGCTCCTTTCAATGTATTATTCTCTTAATAGATTTCTGTCCATTCACTAATTTCTACTTTATTATCAGGATAGCCAGATAAACTCCATTCATTGTCGTTATATACTACTTTCCACATAGCATTTTCTCCATGTGGATTACCTTTAATCTTGCCATAATATAATCCTGAACATGGTGGTAATTCTTCTTCTGTCTTTCTCCAAATTGGTTTCTCATATACTTTGTTAATGTCATCTACTGCTTTTGCTAAATCTGTCGCAATTGTATTGAAATATCCTTTTTGTAAATCAATCACTTTTTCTAAATATTCTTTAGTAATATTGTTCGTTTCAAGTATGTAAGTATGATTAATTTTAAAATCAATTCCAAGTCCAATCATTGCTCCAACACAAAGTCCTAATAATCCAAATAATACTGTTAAATAAATATCCATATCTTACCTCTCTTTTTTATCATCCAAAGGAAACTTCGGTTTACTGTGCTTACTTTTTATCTGTAATCTCAAATGGTACAATTGATTCAGGAATATAATTAACCTCATACTTGTACTTATTGACTTCAGCACCACCTAAATCTTCAATAACATACATCGTATCTTCATTTAGTCCAATAATATGTCTTTTATATGTACCATCTTCCATCTCTACAACAAGTGTTACCTGATCATCCGTTGCATCTTCTCTACTAAATGCACCAATCATTTCAAACTCTACCTTATCAGTACGAGTGTTGATTACTGCAAATCTTCTAAGAATATTAAAATTCTCAGCTTCCTGTTTCATATTGTATGTAACCTTACTTGATTCAGTCTCAAAAGCACATCCTGTTAATGATGTTGCTACCATTCCAACTGCTAAAATTGTTACTAAAATTTTCTTTTTCATATAATTTACTCCTTGCTATCTCAAAATCTTACTCAATTTCTTCACAATTTCTTCACAAAATCTATACAAATAAGTCTTTTTGAATGCTGTTCTTAAATCATCAACAGCTTGTCTATATTGCTGACGTAATTCGTTATCTATCATATTATTCTCCAAATATTCATTATTGTTATGCCCACTTACACCATATAAAGGGTTCGAACCTAGTACAGCCCCACTGACACATAAATCACCAACTAGTATTCACATTTATGCCGTTGTCAATCTGAATTGAACAGCCCTACAATAATGAATAATATCAATCAATATCCGCAATACTTTCTACAAAACAGTTATAATACATATACCTCTTGCCGTTGAAATCAAACTTAACATATCCACCTTCGTTTGTATCAATATCAATTTTTCCTTCATATGTTGCAAGTTCTTTACCATCTGCTGTATATACAGTAATTGTTCTCTGCATACCGCCATTTACATCACTCTTTATATCTGTTACAGCTCTGTCCCATGACGCACATCCAGTCATTCCAAAACACAATGTTAATCCTAATACAATTGCTAAAATTTTCTTCTTCATATGATTTATTCTCCTTTACCATATCCAGTTTCTTCGAGGAACTCATCAAATTCCTTTTTTGTCATATTATTTGGATAATACATATCCACCACCATATCAAACGGCTTCAAATAATTATCCAACACATCTTCAGCATCTTCTTTTGCTTCCTGCATTTTCATATTGATATAATCTTCTCTCGTCATATTCCATGCTGTAGGGCAATCCGTAACGGTCGAAAATCTACAATATAATCCATTTGGTTGTTTTGAGACAAATCCTGCCATATTATTCTCCTAACTGTTCTAAGAACTCATTACCACGATCACAAAATTCTCTAATCATAGACTTCATTAATCCCCATGAGATGCCAGAATGCAGATTATTCATAACATCAATTCCGTCTTGGATAGATTTTTCTTTAACAGTTTTAATAATATCTAAGCACTGACCAAGCTCCATTCCCCTATATAGATCGCCAAGTCGAATAGGAACGCGTTTATCCCACATCTCCCATTTATCTTTAGATAAAACCTTATGACCTTCTTCTATCCAATACTTTGATAATTCAGGAATTTTTCTTTTATGTTCTTCCTCTTCTTGAATTAATCTTTGACGACTCTCTTCTTGTTCTTTATTAAATTGCTCTAAAGTTTTTCCGGTGCAAAGCATATAAGCATCATCTAAAGACATATCAGATGTTAGTTTATTCTCATTGAATTTACCACAATATTTATTACTATCATTTGCTCTTTCATGTAATTCCTTTACGGCTCGTTCAATAGTCCAACCATGAACAAAATCAATCTCTCTATATTCCATGTTGCTTACCTCCTGTTGTTTTATTCTCCTTTAAACTTAATGTCATTACTTTTCATTGTACTTAATTAAGATATTATTCAAATCGTCTATAATGTCATCACATATTGCAATTTCCCCACGCAGATATCCTTTATCCCAAAATCCATACTCTGATAGTTCACTATCATCTGACATCTGAGAAAGCTGCTTCTCATACCTTAGTTTTCTTTTTTCATATTTTTCAATTAATCCCATTTAAACCTCCAAAGGAAATCCAATTTCTTATGCGCAGTTACCCAAAATATTAAGTACTTTTTCTTCGCAATCATCTTCGTTCATATCTGCTATCAAAGATACTTCTTTCATTAATTGTTTAAAATTTGCCATAATAAATTGATAATCTTTAACATCTAAATTTTCATTTATATCTTCTCTCAAGTTATTCTTATTAAGAATACTTCTATCAATATATACCTTTTTATTTAAACTATCTTTTAGCACAACAATATCCGACTCAACTAATTCTTCGTCTACATTAAGCGATTCAATTGTTATGGATTTTGTTACCATTAAATCACCAATGGAAAATACATTATGGTCAAATCCAAGTATCCTGCTAATCATATCAAATAACATCATTGCTCTGCTTTCCTGATTGGAGAGTTCCGTATTAGATAAATAACCTTTTACTAGGACATCTTCTTTTAATTCAGAAATATGTAAAACATTATCTGATTCCTTCATTGTTTTTAAGATTGAAGTTTCAACATCGTTCCTGCTAACAATAATTTTTAAATCATAATGTTTTGCTATATTCAACTTGTATTCATACTGTTCCACTTCATTAAAGGCTATAAAAAATACTGGTTCTTTTTCTTTTAAAATTGCTGAACCTCTCTGCTCAATCAAATCTTGTTCTTTAATTTCTGGAATTTCTACATATCCATCTCTACTTGAATAAGATCTTTCATGATATATACGTCCTCTCGCCTCGCTAGGTCTATTCTGCAATTCAGGGATTATTGTTACTTCTTGCACAAGCTGTTCATTTTGTGAGGCTGCTTCTTTTCTTAAAAACAATTCATATCCTTTGAAGCTATCAATATTTTTATCCTTTCTTCTTGCAATCGCTACCCCTTTTAAATATTTTATATCTTCCTCATTATTACTTTTAAAAGTCATAAATTTTATAAGATTTTTCACATTCTTTTTATTCACATAATATCCAATGCAAGATGAATAGTTATTTATATCTTCAATTCCTTTCGTTAACAAGGAGTTACAATATTCTTCTACATACAATTTAACCAAATCTCGAAACGCATTCAATTTTTCATCTTTTATAATATCTTTTCTATCAGGTGAAGTAAGATTTAATGTTTTATCACTTACATGTAAGTCTCCTTTTAAATATGGCAAGTTTTCTAATTTTGAGACTAACCTCCCCTTATAGAAAATATTAACATTATCTCCCCAACTATAGTTACCTGCAAGAGCAATCCATCCGCTACAATCATTATCTTCTATTGAAAATTGATATTCACTATCGTCTCCCTCAGTTAAATCTTTCTTTTCAACTAATTCTCCATTATAATAAATATCTAATTCATGAACATATTTACCAAGTATTTTTACTCTTTCTTCAATATTCCAACTATTCGCTGTTTCAAAATCAAAGTTGTTTAAAACAAGTTTAAAACCATCATAATAATCATTCAATTCTTCAACTTCAATTTCTGTGTTACTGGTTGCAATCATTTTTTCTACATCAAATGTAATATATGTGTTTCCAGAATGAACATTGATTAAATTACTGACTGTAATATTACTAAAGAACCCCATGCCAAAAGGATTTTCAGAACTTCTTACATTCTCATCCCAACCACTTTCTGCAATAGAAAATAATGCTTGTGGATTTGTTAAAATATTTCCGTTGTTCTCTATAATCACTTTATTTTCATATCTATCAATTGTAACTTTAACTTCTGTTGCTTTTGCTCTTTGGGCATTTTGCACATCTTCGTCAAGAAAGCAATATATGTCTTTAAACGTGCTTTGCCTTAATAATTTTAATTGATTGATAACGTTTACTTTTAATTCAACTGCCATTACTATCTCCTTTTCTCCCTATGAAATCTATGTTTCTTGGTAAAAATATTACTATATATAGTGTCTATATTTTCTATAAACACTATATATAGTATCTTGTTTACGCCTGATACACAAAACTTGGCATTGGCTGTAATTTAAACAGATTTTTCTCATGCATTGAATCAATCTTAGCCTTTACTTCCTCACTTGGTTCAATTCCATCTCTGATATATGCGTCTAATTCAGCATAAGTAAATCCAAGGTTATCTTCATCAGTCTTTCCGCAAAGACCATCAGTAGGTGTCTTATCAACTAATTCTGACGGAAGTCCCAACTCACGACCAATAGCTTTAACCTCTGTTACTGTAAGCTGAGATAACGGACTAAAATCACCAGCAGCGTCACCATATTTTGTGGCGTAACCTACCCAATCTTCGGAAAGATTACACGTATTTGCAACTCGACCATTTACTGTTTGTGATACTGCATAAAGCGTAGTCATACGAATACGAGCAGGAAGATTTGTTGTTGTCTGAATTGATAACTCTTCATCTAATGATGTTTTAATTTCATATTCAGCAACATTCACAATTGTTCCGACTGGAATAATAGTACGTGGAATGTCTAAAAAACTGCAAAGTTTACGACTATATTCAATGTCTCTTTGTCTTCCCTGTGGCATCATCACACCAAAAACTCTATCCTTGCCAAGAGCTTCTACACATAATGCAGCTACAACACTTGAATCTTTACCACCAGAAATTCCCACTACTGCCATACAATCTTTACCATTCTGTTCAAACCAATTTCTAATTCACTCTACGATTTCATTTTTTACTTTCTTAGCATCAAACATTTATATATTCTCCTTCCTACATTCGATTCATCACATCATAGAACCGAATTAAATACTCATATACATTTCTAGGAACTAATTCTTTTACCTTTTCAAATTCACCCTTTTCACATAAATTTCTAACCAAACTTGAAGAAGTATGATTTTCTGGTATCTGAATTTCTGTGAAGTGATCTTTATATTCCATAAGATTCGCTTCTCTTAAAGCAGTCTCAAGATTCTGACCTTCTCTTACACATGCTACAAAATTATATTCCTCAACAAACGGTTTCCAATTATACCAAGTTGTAAGTGTTTCAATATTATCCATTCCTAAACAAATATAGTATTCGTTGAAGATATAATCTTTTTCATTCATATCTCTTATCTGAGTAATAGTATTGTATGTCCTCTGTGGAAAGAAGCTGGTTGTTTCAACTTCGGATGCCCACATATCATTTTCATCACAATTTGGCATTGAATTAATCAGTGATACTCGACAATATCCAGGTATCAAAGTCTTTTTCTTTGCAACATATGTATCATGTGCAGGTATAAACAATATAGCATCAGCGTTAACCGCTTTTTTCGCAGTCAATGCCATATCAACATGGGCGTTGGTAATTGGATTAAAACTTCCTGGTATAAGCAAAATTTTATTCATGATTCATTCTCCAATTAATACATCTCTTTAGATAATCAACATAATCAGGGTTTTTGCACATACCTTTACCTTCTACATCAGACACTTTTGCAACATCCATGCCGTTACATTTAGTGGTTTTCATTACAATATTTAAAACAGGAACATCTGTGTCATTACTCAAATAAGTACCAATTCCAAATGCAACATTCACTCTATCATGGAAGTGTCTGAATAACTTATCAGCTCTTTCAAAATCAAGACTGTCACTAAACAGAAGTGTCTTTGTCTTAGGATTGATACCAAGTGACTCATAATGATTAATCATCTTTTCACCCCATTCAATTGGATCGCCACTATCATGTCTTACACCACTGAATAATGTTGCATATGTCAACTGAAAATCTTTCAAGAAACAATCAGTTGTAATTGTATCTGTGAGTGCAATACCATTTAACACACCATACTCTCTAACCCATGCATCAAGGGCATACCAGTTGGAATATGCGGGATTGTGCTTATGATTACCCTGACCAGAACACATAATCCATTCATGAGCCATAGTTCCAACAGGTGTAAGGTTATATTTCTTTGCAAGATATACATTAGATGTACCAACAAATTTAGATGGACTGTGTAATGTATCATTCAAATGTGAAAACTTCTCAACAGCTAATTCCTGTGCTTCAGCAGAAAGTCTTCTTCTAAGACCAAATTCAGAAAATGTACCAGCATACCAATGACCGCTTCTGAGATTTTCATACTTTTCATTTAATCTCTTTTTGAAACTATTAAGCAATTCCTCATAGTTATATGCCATTCTGAAATATACTTCGTTTACAATCGCAAGTGTAGGAATCTCATACATAGATGTATTAAGCCATGTACCAAATGTTTCGATAGAAAGACCGCAATCTGAATCTGTTGTAATCTCAAAATCTTCATATCTTGGCTGCCACAATCTCAGAAAATCAACATACGAACCTTTCATCCATTTGATATTATCAATATAAGTAAGTTCATCTTCTGTGAATCTCAGACTACAATATAATTTAATCTGTCTGCGAATCTCTTCTACCATTTCTGGTGTAAAATGAACATCCTTATTACGACACTTAAAACTCCAAGTGGTTTTATAATCACTAAACTGATGATAAATAGCCTGTCCCATTGATAATTTGTAGGCATCTGTCTCTAATAAACTTGTAATAATCTGTTCCATATTATTTTCCTTCTTTCTTGATTTGATTAAATATTGTTCTAATATCATATTCTCTGTTTTCGTACTCATAAAACAGATTAATATACTTATCAATAAAAGCTATGTCATTTGGATGCATTGCAATTGGCTTACTTTTCTTAGATTTCCACCATTTTAATTCCTTCTCAAAATTAAACGATTTACCATAATATGCTCTACCTGCTCCAAGATAATCACAAAGCATTTCTTTTTTATACTTCATTGGCATTTCAATAGGATTCTCACCATTATCAAAATTGTCCTGCCAATATTCGTAATGGTGCTTGTTTCTTCCTTTATGGTGCATCCAAGCTGCTGACCAACCATTCTCTTTCTTGCAAGCATCTATTGGACTTGAAGTACCTTGATAATACTTAACACTCTCCCAAAATTCTGTTGGAGAAAATTTAGATAAATCATGTACTAACCCTTGAAATGGAATTCCCACTTTACAGCAATAGTAGAGCACCCAATGTTTATGCGTACAGACTTTCTTAAAATGTCTAAAAGTATTAATGATATAATTCTTATACTTCATTATTCTCTCCAATCACTTCGATCTGACACATCTTCATAGTTGCTAATGCAGCCTTATGAGTATTAGGTGTGACACCTGCACAACAACTTGCGTCTACTGTAATATCAATTTCAGGATAATTTGCTCTAATAATAAGTGCATTTGAAACCACACAGATGTCGGTACATAATCCGCAAATCTCAACGCTTTCAAATCCAAAGTCCTTCCAGTTTAACCAACCGAATGTAGGCTTATCAATCAGAATATCGTTCTCAATATCAAAATCTAACTTATCGGAAATCTGCCAACCAATAGTATTCTTTACACAGTGAGTAACAGGAAGATGCTTACCTTCATATGTTTCTAAATAATTCTCAGGATGTGTGTCTCTTGTAAAAATTACCTGCTTACCAGCATCCTTATACTCCTTAATTTTCTTTGCTACATTTGATACGATCGCTTGTGCTTCCTTTGTACCAAGTGTTCCATCAATAAAATCATTCTGCATGTCTACAACAATTAATGTTTCTCTCATTTTGTTACCTCTTTTCTCTGTTCTTTCATTACCAAATGGCTAACGTTTACTGCTTCTCTCATAGCTTCTGCAAACTCATAAGCACAATCAGAAGTAAATCTTTCCTGCACTTTTGCAATATCATTTGTATCAACTTCACTATGAATCCTTGCGTCAATAATATATTTTCCGTCTTTACAATGAATGTCCACCATTTATTTGTCCTCCTTTATCAAAATACTTTTACGAATTTCTCATAGTTACCATCTCTGCCACTTGGAACAGCAAATACAACAGTATCGAAGCATTTATGAGTAGTAGTTAAATATTCTTTAAATATATTCGCTACTTCTGTTGCGTCCTGTCCAAATACTCCACAACCATAAGCTCCTAAAATAAGAGTGCTCACATTATTATCTTTTGCCATATCAAGAACAAACTTAATTCGACTTCTCAACACTTTAGCATTCTCTTCGTCTGACACATTCTGATATTTCTGTGCTGACGATTTGTTTGGTGCAGCACAAGTAATAACACTACACTCTACATGGCTATTCTTTCTAAAGAACCAAACACCAGGAGAAAATAATCCTCTGTTCAAATATAAAGCCTTATTCTTGTGTCGATTATTCCAATCATAAAACTCTAATACAAACTGACTCAACACATTGTATAAGAATGATTCGTGGCATAAGCACTCTTCCTGTGCCTTACTACCATTTAAAAACATTCCACCTGGATTTTTATATGAAGAAAAATTAAGAACTGCTGTACTTGGATTGCCGTATTTCATTACAGCACCTACGCTATCAATATTCTCTACAATAATCTTGGTATCTTTATCTTCGATATCCTCTTCAAAATCCCTATTAAATGAATCTGTATCATAAATTTTTGTTGCAGAAATAGCAGTCTGAATACAACGACCATATTTGTTTCGCATTTCTTTTGTGTGTTCACGAGCAATTGTCGCTCTTTGTTCTTTATTCTGCCAATATTCTTTTATATATGCCATTTACTTATCCTCCTCATCTTCACCCAAAATTTTCTTTCTTAATGAGTTCCAACCATCATCATAGCCATCACAATATTCATCCATATATTCATCATTATGTGTCTCATCTGGCAATTCTTTTAATGGACACCAATTTGGCTTATTACCATTTTTTATTACTTCTTCATAAATCATATCTCCGCATTTATCTAATTTACCTGTTGCAGCACAAAGATCACATTGCCCGTAGCTATCGAAGCATAATGGACATTTATCACAACTATTTGGTATATCTAACACTAAAATAGCTTTACTCATAAATTTAATCCTCGTTTCTTTGTTTTTGTATATATTTATTCTCTGAAAACCAACAAGAAATTCCGCTTTCTTTCGGTCTTGATTTTTATACAATATATAGTATTTGTTGCAATTATTTAATACCATATATTGTATATGCTATTTTATTTTCAACTACTTATTGTATTATTCTCCATTTTATTTTCTAACCACATATAAATAACTAAATCCACCAGCATTACCTACAGGCTGTGCTAATAAACACATTGCTACATGGTCTGAATCATATACCCTATTACCCTGACGAAATTGCTTTCCAAAATTTATTTCACCGATACCACCAACTAACTGAGGTTTATCACCACAAGCAGAACTTAATCTGCTTGTGGGTTTGTAAAATTTCCAGAGTTGATTCCTTCATATAATCTGTTTAATGCTATCTCAAATGCGCCAATCCCAGAGAAAAAACTACTTAATCTCAAATCATCAAAAAGATATGGCATAGCCTTATACAATTCAACCAATATGTAATATAAAACATCTACTACAATGGAATTCCCTGCTTGCTTGTACAACTGACTGTTGCTTACCATCTTCTCAGCAGCTTCAAAATTCTCATCTGAGAACCCCATAAGTCTAAAACACTCCTTCGGAGTCAATTTTCTGATTCTAATAGGTGATTCAATTCTACAAACCCCTGTCTCAGTTGCAGTAATTGTTGGACAAATCTGACCATTTTCCTGAACTCTACCTCTTCTTGTTTTAGACTCTGGATATGATAAATCAGCTACGCCACCCAGTTCACATTCGATATATCCTTTCTTAGTTGCCTGGCGAATTGCAATCTTATTACCCTCACCCTTATTTGTTGTAAGAGTCGGTGCTAATCCATTCTCGTCAAACACATTACCATTCATACCTTTTCCAGATGGATTTACATTTCCTAGCTGAACAATCTTTGGTTCATGACTACCACCTCCACAAGTATTTAATGTTGGACTACAACCATCTGTACTGTAGATTCTTCCTACTTGTGGATTCTTCCAATTTCCTTCACATTTGGAAATATTGCCGACCTGTTTCACTACATTATCATTTACAAGACGTGGATCTTTATAATCTCTTGCTGTTAAAGTAGGACAGAAATCATTATATTCTCTTGATTTTCCTTCTCTTTTAACCTGACAAGCATCGTATAATAAAGCGTCTTCGTTGTTGAGATTTGTTAAAAATCTCTGAACCTTATCTTCTGAGATATAAAATTTCTCATCAACATTCTCTTCAAGAACATCTTTTAATCTCATTCCATTATCAAATGGTTCAGGATATGTAAACTTTCCATTTTCCAATTCTTTCTTAATAAAAATCAGATACACACGCTCTCTATTCTGAGGAATACCATAATCTTTTGCATTAAGGACTTTCCAGTACACATTGTATCCATACTCATCCAACTCATCTGTAAACATCTTGAATGTATCTTTAAACTGCTTTCCTACAATGTTCTTTACATTCTCGTACATACCGAAATTCGGTTTGTTTGCTCTGATAACTCTCAAATACTCTACCAAAAGAGATGAACGAGTCTTCTCAATGTTGTTACTTCCGCAGCATGGACACTTATCTCTTTCTGACCAATGAACTGTCAGTGGATTATACTCATGTCCACAATCTTTACAAGTCCATACAGAACCTTTCTGCTTACCAGCGACCGAAAAATCCTGACAGGGCGATCCTCCGCAAATCATGTTAAATGGTTCAAGTTTTGTTTCATCAACCTTAGTAATATCACCAAGATTTTTACTTTCGTTCTCATTGTGAATAGCACAATAAGAACTTGTTGCATATTTATCAAACTCACAGAAGTTCACTAACTTCCAGTTCTTCTCGCAATAATTATTTTTTTCTTTATTCTCTGTCAAAATCCTTTAATCTACAGAGATTGCGCAATCATTTATCCTAGAATTTACTGTTAAATCCTTTCATTTTAATATTATTTTGTTGTAAAATCACTCGGAAATAGGCACGTCTGCCTAATCGAATGAAAAAAATATTTCTTGTTACTTTTACTTTTGGAAAATTTGGCTGATCAGCCGTGAATAGAATTACCTCTATATTAGATTATTCTCTACATACTTTCTAATAAAACTGTTTCCAGTTCGATAGAACCCAAATTGTTATTTGGTTTAATATAAGCAATTGATAAAACCGAACACTCATAACCAGGAGAATCAAATGCATCTGTAATATCCAACTTAAAAGAAATGTTCTTCTTAGTTAATTCTTGCTTTAACTCATCCACAACATCATAACAATTTTCTTCGTCTTCTCTGTAACGATGATAATACTCATGTTCTTCATCAAAATACTTGTCTAAAATTTCTTCTATAATATCCATTTATTTTACCTCACTTTATAATATTCTAACAATCTGTTCATACAAACAAATATCTTTATCATTGATTGCCTTATTTATATGCATATGACCAAACAGATGTCTCTTATATTCAGTTACAGCTTTTACTTCTTCCAAATAATTAGTCAATACGTCTGGCTCATACAACCCTTTGCCACCCATAAGATATAATTCTGATGTGGAAGGACTATGTGTAATAACATAATCAACTATATTGTTATTCTCTTTTAGTATTTCTAACCCATGCTGCATTTCTTCATCTGTCGGTAACTCCTCTTCCCACCAAGACAAATCTTTTATGCGATACATATACTTACCTTGCTTATCAAGTTCTTTGGCTTTCTCTCTCCAATCTTCATCGTTATAATCAAGAATACCATCCCGAATATCATGGCTTGATGCACCACCAAATGCAAAGAATTTCTTATCTTCTATAGTAAAAACCTCACCACGCATTAAGTGAAGTACATTGGATCTTATTTCATGAACCTTACCGCCACACCATTCTTTGATTGGATATGTTGCAAGTCTTTTATGATTCTCGTGATTGCCGTCAATAAATATGGTTGTAAATGGTTTCTGATTAAGCCAATCTAACCAATATTTTTCCTGCTTGCTTTCTCCATCTCTGTTCCATACAAGACCAAAATCACCAGGGATAATTACAATATTTTCATCTTTGTTTCCAGAAAAATCTTTCTGTTCATAAAAATTATCTTTACTTAATCTTACAGGGTTTCCATGTATATCACCTGTTACATATACCGCCATAATTCACCTCACTTATTCGTTATCATATCCAAAAATAACAGCTCGTCTTTCTTCAATGTAATATCATAATCTTTCCACTTTTCCATAAGCCCCCTTATATCAAATCCATGTTCTGCAATTACCGCATAGCCATGAGGAGTCTTATGGCAGTCATTGTGAATACCTAATAATCCCAAATCTGTTCTAAATTGACCAAGTAATTCTTTATCATCTACATCAAAATCAAACAACCATTTGCTCTCATCACGATTCTGAACCTGTTGTGCAACAGATGCTAATGTGCGATTTAACCGAGTCATACTTGGTTTATCTCTTAACAGACGGATAACAAGCTCTTCTCTGATTTTCTCTTCGTTTCTTGAATTAACCGACCTATACAACCTTGTCTGTTCACCAGGAACTCCTTCAGCTGCAAAACTCTTAAAATCTTCAATTACCTTGTCTTCATTCTCTCTATATTCAAGAATTGTTTCGGCTCGTTCTTTGAAATTTGGAACGTATTTATTATCCTTGTTACGAGAACGCATTAAATATACATATAAGTTTGACATTTTACCTCCTCAAATTTTCTAATGAATCGTGAATTTCACTTGCTAAACAAATATTCATCACACTTATATCCGTTCTGATTTAACCAGTCTGCAACTAAATGTCTGTGACAAAAATCCGTTGGTTTTTCGTAACAAATTAAACAAATATCACATTCACCAACATTAAAACCATAACATATCCTTGATAAATCCAGAATAACATCTGTTGCATTTAATTTACTTAACACTTGTTCGTTAAAACATTTAATGTAATATTCGTTGTCATGATTTTTCTTCCATTCCATAAAGAAATCATATTTTGGTGCAAATTTCTTATACTGCGATCCTGTATACCAATCAGGTGCTTTACCACAAATACTAATTGGAACAATATTATTTGGCAAGGATTTTAACTTTGCAAAGTAACTTGTATAAATCATTCTTTATTATCCTCCTATTCTTCACCAATATAGACTAATTTGTCTATATATTCTCTACCTTTACCCTTGAAAATAGGAATATCTGTATCAATAATCCAATGAGAACGCTCAATATTAATCACGATTTTCTTTCTATCTTCGCCAAACTCCATTTTCTCTACTGAATTATTTTCTGTGATGTTTTCTTCTATCTTAATACAGCAACTTCCACGCTTCTGATAAATAGGCAAATCATTCCAATTAATACCTTTCTGAGTCATCAACATATCCCGAATCTTATTACATGATTTCTTCTGTAATTTCTTATGTGAGAAATTAGCTTGACCTACCATCTGAACTGAGTTATTAGAAGCATCTAATTGTCTCCAATATAAGAGATTAGTTACTTCTTCCTTTGGAATATTAAAACAGCGACAATCAAACATTGCACCTTTTTTAATAGCTTTAGAATATGTTTCACACATTTCATATTCTGTTGTTCCCTTACCATACCAACCATTAGTTTCGTGTTCTGTCGCATAATACTGTTCAAGATTTTCAACATTATTTGCAAAGAATTTGTTAAAAGCCATCGTAGCCATACTTGCTGCAATACTGCATATCTTCTGTACCTCATAGTCAAACCATGCTGAAGATGTGAGTTTCTTGTAATCAACAAGGATCAATGTAATCTCATTTGACTGTGTGTAGCCAAGAACACAGCCTTGAATATTCTCGCATAAGTATTTCATTGTTTCCTGCATTGACTTAATTAACACTTCATCAAACGGCTTATGAAATCCTCTTGTGAATGTATGAAAAGCTTTCCCATTAATTCTCAGTGCCACAGGGCATCTTCTCATTAACTTTGTCTTTGGAATCTGCTCGTAGAATGTTTTCATTCTAACGCCTAAATCATTTCTAACTGGCATAGTATCCTCTCTTTCTATTAAAAAGGGCTGACCAACTGTTCGTCAGCCAGCCCATAAAAATTACTCTAATTCTGCAAGTGCCTTATCAAGATCTTCATCAGACATATTCTCAAGTGCAGCATCCTGTCTCTTAGCTTTGATTTCGAGTAATCTCTGTCTCATCTCAGCATTCTTCTTAGCGTCTTCTCTCTTCTTCTTTTCATCCAGCTTTACACCAACAATGTACTTAACAATTTCAATCTTATTAGAAATCTCTTCATCCTCCTTTGACTTAGTGTTCAGAAGACTCTCTTCCTCAGACTTCTTTGCTTCTGCATTGAGTGTTTTAAATACAGAATCCAGATTTGTGAGCGACAAATCCCACAAATCAATTACATTAATCATTCCTCTGAATGGGAACTGATAATTTGCTCTTGTTGCGTTGATAAATAATTCGTTGTTTGTCATAATAATCTCCTTTTCTAATTAAAACTTAATCTTCATTACACGCTCTGTTGCGCCCTTAACCTTAACTACTAAATCTGCTCTCTTTGTCATAGAAAAACCAATTCCTGAAAGCTGATCATCTGTATCTTCTACATGACACTTAGCACCTAATGCTTCAAATACTCTCTTGTGCTTTTCAAGGTCACTCTTTAAGAACTCATTGTAGTAACCGTTTGGCTCTTCGTTATTCACACAATCCTTCAGGAAGAAGAATAGATGTCTATGACCAATCCCATCCTGCTCGTCAAAATAATTTGGACTGTAACTAATTACTGATACAGGAACAAACTGATTTGTATTTACACCCCAAATCTCACGACTTGAAATAGATGAACTTCCAGACAGCTTTTCCTTAATTGAGAAGTTGCCATTCTCGTCAAGTGTAACTTCTGCCACCTGAACATTACCAGAAACAGGACTACTGTATTCAAACGCAAAAATCTCACCATTGAATTCAATTTCTGCCTTAAATCCTTTACTTCCTCTCGCTGCATACTGATTAACAAAAAACTTATAAACACCTGGCTTCATACGTGACATATCTGCCCATGTAATATTTTCCACAGAAGGTTTTCCTACCATCTGCTCCATAGGATGTGTAATATCAATATCTAACTGACCGCCACATCTTGACATACTAGGTTTTCTACAATTGCCAAAATAGATCTCGTTTCCATCAGGTTCTTTGCAATGTGCATCAAGGTCACTGTTATCATTTTGTCCTTCATTCCACATGATTGAAAATCTGAGTACACCATCGACATTACCGCCAGCAGCTTTTACATTCTGCTTCATATCAGAATCAGTAATGTTTCCTGAATAAGCCCAAGATAATCCATTATTCCATTTGAACATTGTCTTAGCATCTGGATTAACAGGTGCAATCATAGAAACAAAGTTCTTTTCATGTTTATTCTCTACAAAAGCTTCAATCTCCTTTGCAGTTGGAAGTACCTTATTAATGAAATCCTGTGCTGAAATCTCTTCAACTTTAGAGAATTTCTTAGGACTTACAGCAACATCCTTTTCCATCTGACCAAAAATATCATCTGCACCAACCATTCTTCTTGCAGCACTCTTATTTGAGAACAGTACATTATTTACAGTAATATCATTCAGATTAGCAAATCTTCTCTGTAATGAATCCATATATCCAAGTTCTGTAATGGTCTTCTTTGCATCCTCAAGCATCTTCTTTGTAAAAATAGCTTTTGGACGCTTATAATTTGCAGGTGCGACAATCTGTTCATACTTCTTAACGGCAGTATCTAAGTCCATATCCTCACTTACATTGATAAGAAGAGTACCAATAGAATGATTTCTAATTCTGCCAATAGCCATACCTGCTGTTACTGACTTCTCCCAAGCAAATAATTCCTTCTCTGAATCAGAACTAAGTTTGTCATATTCCTTCTTATATCTCTTGAACTTTGTGAGAACACCCTTCCATTCTTCACCCTTATAAAGAGTATTAGAATTGATAAGTTCAAGAATTGTATCAAGTGCTTCCATAGTAATTTCATCAAGAGAACGCTTAAATACATTTCTTGTGTCTCTGAACTGTCCCTTAACTTCCTCATTAGAACGACTTGTTCTATTCACGAACTTGCTTGGTAATTCTAAGAAGAAATGATCCCACTGATGAGACTTGCCATTAATTTCCTCAAAATTAAATTCTGTACCAATCTTAGGAAACTTAGTTGTGTAAATATCTGTTACTGTATGAGCCTTTACAAATGCGTCAAGTGCATCACATACTGGCTGATATGTTGTATCACCAAGATTCAGTTCCCAAATTGTATGAATCTGATTATCCTTGATAGTGACAGCAGAACCAATATTCTTAATAAACTGTCTACAACAACTACAATCATGCTCTCTACGCTCTCTGAAAATCTCATTTGTACCAACAGGGAAGCTATCAAGATATGTATTCCATAATTCATCCTTATCTACATTTACCTCAAATAAATGTGTTGCCTCTTTCTGCATTTCATCGAAGTGCTTCTGTAAAGCCTTCTTAAACATCATAAATCCATCCATGTTTTGTACCTCTTCTTTCTTATATTTATTTTTTGTTAATTGTTTCTACTGTTATATTCTCCGTTTATAATCCAAAGGAAACGAAGTTTTACTTCGATTTTTCTCTCTCGTACCAATCACATGTCATTTTTAATTTAAATCCTGGTATAAAATCTCTATAATCAGCACCAATCGCATTATAAACTAATGGCTTATTACATTTAGGACACATCAAAATAGGTCTAAATTCATTATCAATAACTGGAAAATAACTTTCTATCTCAAATCCACAACTACATTTTGATACATGCTTAAAGTATTCATATTTTAAAATACCATTTTCGATTATCGTTGATTCTGTTCTACTTATGCCATTTTTATAAGTCAAAGCATAAAATTCAATATCCTCATCATTATATGGTTTGTCATGCTTGTACAAATAATAATGAGTTAGCTCATGAGATAAAATATCCGCAATAATATAGATATTTTGTTGAATCAAATGTTTTGATACTTCTATATACGGATCGTCATCTGCAACAAACCATGCATGTGTTCTTTTTAGACGATTATTTAATTTAATTGGTATGTCTAAATCTTCTTCAAAATATATTTTATATAAATATTTACCAAAGATATTTAATTCTTTTTCATCCATAATTTACTCTTTTCTAAATCTTCCAAAGAAATCGAACTTTCTTACCAAAACAGTTCTTCAAATTCACAGAAATATTCTAGTGAATACCACTCTTCTTTATCTATATCATTTTTGATTTTTATACAATCTCCATCAAAACCAGTAACTAAATATTGTTTTCCATCTGTTAAATTAAACTGTTCCCCTCTATTATTCGAAGTAACTGGTTTCCCAATTTCAATATTGACTATATTTTTATGCATAACACAATTCATAATTTTCACCTCACAACCCAAAGAAAGAGAATTTTCTTTTCTATTATTCTCCTAAATATTTCTTATCTAATCCTGCACACAACATAATATTTTCAATCTGCTCTTTAGAATAATCATACTGTCCAGGATATTCATGTTTCGCTACTTCGTATGCCAATGATTCGATTACTTTCATTAGTTCTGATTTACAATCATCAAATCCTTCTTCGTATCCATAATCTCTACCATTTTCATACATTATAGTCTCATTACTATCTATCATATTTACCTCCACTTGAAACAAAACTTTTATCGCTTTCTATACCTCGTTTCAGTATAAGCCTCATATCCTTCTTCTACATCGTGCCAATGACTAAGCTGTTCATGCTCTTCGACCTTTTGTTCAATTTCTTCATCCGTTGCATCATCGTCAACATAAAATTCATAATTATAAGTTCCTAATGCTCTAACGCTAATATATCCTGATACTTTCTTCACTATTTCACCTCCAAATCACAATCCAAAGAAAACCACATTTCTTACTAAAACTCACCAGCTTTATCTTGGTTAATTTTCTTGATTTTCATATCTAATCTCTCCTTGAAATAGATTGACTAGCTGTGACACTAGCCAATCTCCAAAATTATCTAACATCTACAATAGATGAATTTGTACCCTGTACCTGCGGAAGTTCGCCATTCCACTGTTCATACTTGATCTTCTCAATCAATTCAGGAGTAAGAGATTCAGCAATCTTTCTATTTGCCTCTGCCTCTGCTTCAGCAGCGATTTTCTTCGCTTCTGCTTCACCTTCTGCAATAATTTTTGCCTGTTCTGCTTCAATCTGTGCTGTTTCTTTATCTTTTTCTGCTGTAATAAGAGCCACCTGTTTATCCTTTTCTGCCTGAACTTTTGCTGTCTGCGCTTCAATATTTGCCAATTCAAGTTCTTGCTGTGCAGTTACTTTCTTCTGAATAGCCGCTGCTGTTTCTTCATCAACCGAAATATCAGTAAAATTCACAGTATCAATAATAATTCCATAAGGTAAAAATTTTTCCTTTAAATATGTATCAAGCTCTGCGTTAATCTCTGTTCTCTTATCACCAAAAATATCAGTCACTGGATATCTAGCAGATACTTCCTGAGTCCAAGCAATAACTTTTGGCTTAATAAATGTATCCTTAATTGTTTCTCCAGATCTTCCCTTAAACTGAACAAAAGTATCAGATACTCTATCCGCATCAAATTTATAAGAAAATTCCAAATTTACTCTTACTGTCTTACCATCGGAAGTAGGAATACTAAAACTCTCATCTTTCTTAGAGTCTCCCTTATCATCGGAGGTCAAATAAGACTGTTCAATACCAATTGAATAAATAGTTACTTTCTTTGTAGGTTCTACAAAATGCCATCCCTGTGTAAGGACTTCACCATCTACACCACCAGACATGTTATATACAACACCAACATAACCAGCCGGCACTCTCTCCATACACATAAAACCAAGCACAATCGCCACTACCATAATAATTCCTAAAAATACTGCTCCAACTTTTCCTGTTTTCATTAATTTTTCTCCTTTTTATCATTTTTGTCTTTATTCATTTCTTCCATTGCGTCCTCTCCGATCCTGGAAATAAATTTCCCAAATGGAAAAAATACAAATGAAAGTAAGAACCATAAAATAATAGCTGCTAAAATAATTAAAATTATTAATACTGGATTCACAATCTCACCTCCTCAGTATCTCAGTATAAGTTTTATCTTTTATTGCTTATATAGAACAGAAAACATACTCACAAAGAATATGAGAATTACCAAATTTGGTTATGTATTTGATAGAATAATCATGATACTTTCTGATTTCTGTTATTAACATATTTTTATATAGCCATTTTCTGAACATATTTATCAAAACTATTTTTCATATATGTAAAATTTGTTTTCTGCGAAGGACTAAAATTTGTCTGATTCTTATATTTCTGAATCCACTTTTCAAATTCTTCGTCCTGCTCTTTCGTACAAGCATAAGCCATGATTGCGATTACAGCTCTTTCACACTGCTGATATACAGGCTCGTCCACCTTAACACAATCCTCAACCATATCCCTGTACAACTCAATATCCTCTTCTGTAGCGTCAGGATTTGCATTTTCCTGAACAAAAGAAAGAGTTGTTTCTTCTGGATTATCTTGCTCATTTTCTTCCGTATTGTTATTCTCTACTTCTGTATTATTTGTTTCTGTTGTGTCAATATGTAAAAATTCATTCATCAGTGTTTCAAGAATATGTAATTTGTCTGAAATAACACTCTTATCTTTTGTACTGCCATGCTCGTCCACTGTATCGAAATACTTCCCATCAATGTCTTTTTCTCTTAATCCATTAACAAAAGCATTTAGAAAATCAGTAAATTTACTATCCTCTAACCCAAGTTTCGTAAATCTATTAAAAAATGTCATCCAAACAAAAGTATCCTTGGTACTGAACAATTCCTTTGTTTCTTTTGTGATAATCTTTTCTAGTCTTTTTACATTGTTATCAAACACTTCAAACTCTTCATTTGTTGCATTCTCATTCAGATACTTAGCCATCTTCTTTCCGTTTTTGTTCCAATTATCAAAATGAAACATACACATAATAGATTCTGAAACTACACGTTCTAACACACCTTTATCTTTTTCAATCTCTTTAATAGTTGTGCAATCAAGAAAGAATCTATCTTGAATAATTTCTCTGATTTCATCTGCGAATTTTGGAATATGTATAAATAATTGTTCATTCGCATTCATTGCAGTATGTACATTATATCTTCTCAGATATTTAGCAGCTTGTTCAACATCACACTCATGGATTACAGTTTCAACCTGGTATTCATAGAATTTCTTTTGTAACTCTTTTGGAAACTGATTGAATGTTTTATTACGAATATCAAATTCAGCATTAACCCAAACATTTTTTCCATTTTCATCTTTTTTAATCTTTTTATATGAAATAATCGGATCTTCCACAGATGATTTAATCTTATAATTGCCTTTACATAACATTTTAAATGCTGCTGTTCTACTACCACCATCAACAATAAACTTTCGACCACATTCCTCTTCTGCAAGAATAATAGGAGGAATATAATCGTCTGTTAAGATTGTCACCATTAACCCATCAATAATCGGCTTCCATTTTGGATTTCGCTGAGTACATACATTATTACTAATATATCCTTCACTTTCATTTTCTAAATACTGATCCATCGTGTAAACTTGTCTTCTTGGTCTTGCCATTGTACATTCCTCCTATAATTTCCTACATTATTATTGATATGTTCCTGTATACTCTCATGCCATTCATACAATTATTAAATTCAGATTGTGACATATGTAAAATATCTTTTATATCTTCCTGTTTATAGCCATCCATAAATAAATGTGCTACTTCCAATTGTTCTGATGATAAATTATGTAAATATTGTTTCATTTTTTTACTTATGTCTGGTTTAAAAAATTCATCTTCCAAAGTAGTAGATGATGAAATTCTCTCCATTGTCGCCACACAATCAAGTGTAGGCGCATCAAGTGAAACATCTGGAATAAAAATTTTATTTCCATTCTCATCTTCTTTCGTATTACTACGACACTGGCGATTCTTATCTCTGATATATGTGGCATAAATTCTTCTACTTAAGATATTCCATAAAAACGTATTAAATGATGCCCCATTGGAATTATCTTTATCGTATTTCCTAACACATTTATATAGAAGAAACTGTGCTAAACTATAAATATCATCGTAGTCTTTCTTGCTAATTCCACCAATCCTGACAATAATTGGATTACAAAGCTTCTTCAATTTTTTCATATCATCACAACAATAATCTTCAATTATCGCAAGTTGTTCTTCACTAAGTTCTATCTTATTCACTTCATACACCTACCTTACATTATTTTCTTTTTCTGTTTAACTCTCTATGTAATACATCTCCAAAACTCAACTCGTTATCATTGATTTTTATACGCCGTATCTCTGAACAACATTTCGGACAACGACAGAATTTCTCATGCTTGTCCTTTGAGAACGACATAACTCCAATCATCGGAATATAACAATTTTTACACAACATTTTCATCCACCTCCACAACTCGGTATGTATATTTACGTTCAAACAATCCATCAATAGCCTTTTGTGTACGTTCTCTGCTGATTTTTGTATCATCAATTTCTTCTAAAATACTATGTATGATTAACATTTCATCTTTGAGTTGTCTTCTATTTCTTCTATTCTCTCTTATCTTTTTATATACAAGCCAAGCAGAATAAAGATCCTTCGGTGTTTCAAGTTCAATACTATGTAAAGCATCCATCAGAGCCGCATCAGAAGTGTGTAATTCATCTTCCAATTCAACATATCTTTCTCTTGCTTCTTTAAAAATATCCGAACATGCACCAAATTTTTCAACCCATTGCGTAATATTATCAGAAGGTTGATAATCTGTGTTTTCGATAATTTTCTTCGACTCTTCTTTTACAATTTTCTGAACAGGTGTTTCCATTTTAATATCAGGAATACACTCTATCCGAAAATTCAGATTTTTAAGAGTCTTTGGAAGCGACTTTAGAATATTCTTTGCTTTCTGTTCTGTAAATCTCCCCATATTTTTTTCTTTGCATGTTTCGGCTTTACCATTTTCACTTAGTCGGATATATACATTTTTATTATTCTTTATAACAAAATCCAACTATATCATCCCCTCTCTTTTATTTTTTAATGGATCATGTCTGACTCGAACAGACGACTTCTCGGTTATGAGCCGAGCGTTCTAACCAACTGAACTAATGATCCAGACCGACATATGGAAGGTATATATCAAATAACGAAACAAAAAGTATATGTCGGTTATGTAACTCGTTAGTGAGTTATTCTCTATAAGAACTTATGCAGCTTATAGACTGCACTTACAGAAAAATATCTGCGTTCTGAGGACTTACTGGGTAGAAAATCCCCATAACAGAGCATACTGGATTCGAACCAGTGAATACAGGAGTCAAATTCCTGTGCCTTACCACTTGGCGAATGCCCTATAATATTATTCTCCATATTCAATTGTGCAAATTAGGAATTTTAATTGCAGAAAACGCTTGAAACTTGACTTTCTTTCGAAATATATGTAAAATAAGTACAAGCGATATTTCGCTTCTGCAATGGCTTAATGCTGTTGTATGTATTTGGTTGATAGAGTCAAGTAGAAAGCTGTTGGCGCAGCGTTTGAATCGCTTGGCTCTATCTTTTTTGTTACTTACAAAAATTATAATATCCCAAACAAGCGTTCTTGTCAATACATTTTTAGAACATCTGTTCGAAAAGTGTTCGATTTTTTGTTCGATTTTTTTATCATATCATATTTCGAGCCCTATAATCAGGACTCTATCTGGGGAAACTTAATATTGTGCACCATAAATTCCTGTACTCCATCCAATGAAAGCAATCCAAAGAAATCATTATCTTGATAGTCAACTGTATCTGCTTTGTTGATTATTCTTTTCCCCTCATCAATAGTAATTTGCTTTGGTCGTGTATGAATAAAAGTTACTCCGTTAAAAGAATCAATCCATATCATACCAGGTGCTTCATCAATCATTTTTTTTGCCTCTTCTTTATCTACAAACATTATGCAAGTACCTCCTCCCAATTAATGTTTTCCCCAAAAAAGAATGTATTGTAACAAATTTTATTAATCATGTTTTTTTCTTTTTGATTTGTTACCATTCCCAATTTCTCTTCTACTTCATCCTTTGATATTGTGATTGGTTGCTCTCCTAATATCATAGAATATAAAGACAATCCATTTATATTATTAGCTTTAATACAACCATGAACAGGCATGTTCTCTTTCTTAATTTTACTCGTCAAAGGCATTACCGTTATAATAGTTCCATGCTTAGTTCCAACAGGATTACTTACAACTACATATGGACGTTCCTTTGTTTGAACTGAACCCGATCCTTCATATTTTATATTCGCTTTAATAATATCGTATCTCCGTATATCCATATGTACGTCCTCCTTTCTTATTTTGTATGTATGGATTACCTTTGATACTTTGTATTATACTTTGTATATCTTAATTAGTCAAGATATATCTTAATTTTTTAAGATATAATAATACACAAATTATCAATTTATATCTTGTCTATTTTGTATATATCTTATATAATCAAGGTATATCTTAATTATTTAAAACATAGAAGGGTGAACAATGGAAATAACTAGCACTAAACAAATTCTTCTTAAGCTTAAGACCATAATGCTCGAAAAAGACATAAAGAAAAAAGAACTTGCCGAAAAATTAAATATCTCGCAAGCTGCATTAACGTCACGATTTAAGCAAGAAAATATTTCAATCAATAATTTACTCGAATTATGTGATGCGTTAAATATCTGTTTAGATATTAATTTCTCTGATAAGGACAAAATCACATAAGTATTGTCCTATTTTTTTACTTTATTACATTGGTAACTCTACATTTTATTCACTAACATTTGCCAGCTCAACATTAATTTTAAACTTTGGAGTACAATTTTTCTGATAAATTGCACTCGTTGAAAAATATTCACTCTCGGCAAAATCTCGAAGTCTTGCTCTCTCGCTTAGTCCACCGTCTACCGGCAAATATCCAACTTGTTTCATAATGAATTTAATCATCCATCCTATACTCCGTCTATTTGGAGCATTGTGATTGGGAGCATTATGATTCAAAGGAAACCCTTTACAATTTGCAAACTTCTCTTCGAGATCTTTCACGACTCCCGTAAGCGCGGGTAATCCCAAATCCGACACCACTATCATCTTATTGATGGAATCTGCTGAGGATAAAAAATCCACAATTGTCACAATATCGTTATTCGTAATGTCAAGGCTTGTTGTTTCTAAATATTTTTTTCCTATTTCGTTCATTTCCATTTCCTCCGTCAATAATATTCATTAACTTATGGAAGTATTGTACATTAGTTTTATTATATTGTCAAGAGGCTTTATAAAATTCTCAGCTCATTTGCCATATCAATTGCCTTCTGATACTTATCTACATCATCAGTAAGCATACGAATGATTTTTCCAAAATCATCAGACTTTAATGAGATAACTGGCATATTCTTAACAATCTCATCTCCTTTTCCTGCCAATACATTATGAATAAACTCACCATGATCATCAATGAGCTGTCTATTTTTCTCTTCTGTTAATCCGATATAATTCATAGTAGTCTGTAAATCTGAATGATTGAATAATTTCTGTAATGACAACAAACAATCTGGATCAAATGGATGTGTTTTGTGTATCCAATAACCGAAACTTTTTCTTAAACTATGACTCGAAACAGCATATGTGATTCCAGATGCTTCAACTGCTTTTTTCAATTTCTTTCTATAATCATCCGTTTGCCATTTAACTACATCGTTGTATTCTACTTCATAATATAAATAATCTCCTAATGAAGAATACTGTTTCTGTTTATGAAAATCATTAAAAATCTTCTCTTTTCTTTTGTCTGATAAGTCTTTTCCTAATGCTACACACCAACTTTCAATATTATTTTCACTATAAACATTTAACCTTCTTCTATTAATCCATTCTGTTTTTGCAGCAAATGAGAAAATATATTCCTCGTAATGTTCCATCGGATTTATTTTAATGTAAGACAAATACTTATCAACGGCTTCAAATACCATATTAGATACCGGAATATTAGTAACCTTCCCTGTTTTTTGTTCTTCAATCGTGTTAATTTCACTTTTCCTATTTCCGTTTTCATAATACAGATCCGACCATTTCATCATCACAGTATCGCCGATTCGCCTACCAAGTAGCAGCTCTAGCATTGTAATCAGATAACCATCACACTCATTATTGTTTTCAAACCACTCTACGACATTTTTAATATCTGACATATTCCAAAATGGATATACCTCTGTTTTTCCTTTTTTCTTACTTGCGTAATTTCTACTCTGTGCCATATTAGTCAACCACCTTTCTTATATACATATTCTCTGTTTTCCATTTAGGTAACAATTCATTATTTCCATCGTAATATATAGACTTCATTTCTCTTGCTCGTTTCATTCGTTCGGAAAAATCATCACACCATCTAACTTCAAGATTTTTTGTTTTCATTTGTAATCCTACGCATAAGCAAGTTAAATTCTTAATATGATTCTTCTCTTTTGTGTTTGGTCTTGAAATACCTACACCAACTTTGTTTTCTTGTAAACAGCGAAGACATATGAATCTTGAATTATGTTTCGGATTTCCATTTCTTTTATACAAATTATCACCTCATTTCTGCAATAAAAAAGAACAAGTATTCCCTGTTCTTAATAATAATCATAATATTTAATTTTAAAGCAATTTTTCTTTTGGTTTATAATCCAACCAAACTTCCAAACAAATTCATTGCTTCCTCTCTCGTATATCTTTCCTTGTTGTATATTACTGTTGTATCAAACTTATATTCTTTTAATTTATTTCTATCTAATTTGAATACACCATATGCAATCATATCATTTATTTCGCTTACTCTAACAAATGATTCTTGTGATGTGTTTTCTGACATATTAAAATCTGAAGGATATACTCTTTCCATAATTAAATTACACCTTCCATTTGAAACAATTCTTTCATTGCTATTCTTTTACATAATCCTTTAAAAATTTTGCTCCAAATTTCAATTTATTAATTTCAAGTTGCTGTTCTTCAAGACGAATTTCAATTTATTAATTTCAAGTTGCTGTTCTTCAAGACGAATTTCAATTTATTAATTTCAAGTTGCTGTTCTTCAAGACGATTTGCTACATCATGGCACATAGCCGACCAATTATTTTCAAAAGTATCTACTTTATCATTTTTATGTTTTTCTTCCAAACGTCTTAATTCTTTAATCATTTCTTCAGTTCTCATTATTATCAGTCTCCTTATCATAATTATGTTTTTCTATCGCTCTTTGTAAGTTATACGCATTTACAGTAATTCCATCATTAAATGTATAATTTGCTCTTAATTCAATTTCTTGTTCCATATTACACTCACCTCCCATTATATTACTCTCTATTTGCAATAGGAAGAAATCGTCATTTCAGCACTTATAATATTTTATATTTTAATTCATATTTTCCGTCATTTGACAAACCTATAGCTTCATCTAATATGTCTGTATTGATGTCATGTATTCTCAACGCTATTTCCGTCTCACGCAATTCTGATTCTGTAAGACATTTTGCAGCAGCAATCTTTTCCATAATCTCTTTTGACCATTCATACATTTTATATCATCTCCTCCAATCTTCAGAGTAAATCATTCTTTCATTGACTTATTACAACAACTGTTCCAACTAATTCCTCTACTTCTTCAAGTTTTGATGCATAAGCATATAAGCATTTAACATCAAACATATCTGATAAGTTTGTATAAATTACAATCATATTCAATGGCAGACTATCATTTTTATTTACCTTTTCTTTTACATCATCTACTACAAAATCGCAGAATTCTATAACACTACATTCATCATCATTAATATGATAACAATTCTCAAATGGCAACATCGTATTATAATATGAATAAATTTCAGCTCCATTGTATTTCTGAATTGCATTTGCAATCTCTGATTTACCAGATTTTCCTGTAATCTTAATCATTTTTATTTTTACCTCATTTCAAAAGACATGAAAGTCGAATTTCCAACTATTTTTTATATAACATTCCATTTGTAATTCGTTCTTTTATTCCATCTTTCCATTCTACAACATATCCTATACCAATGTCACTAATAATAACGCCTGTTTTTTGTCTAAAAACATCTGTAACTATATCTCCCTTTTTTAAAGAAGACCACTCTTTATAATTTTCCATTTATATTACCTCATTTAAAAGTAAGAAGAAAGTTAAATTTCTTTGCCTCTATGTTCTATGAACCATCTATTTGCTATTGTATGAGTCAATTCAATTTGAAGCATTAATACAGTATTTACTCCGAAATCTTTTTCATAGTCTTTTTTAATTTCCCCCAATTCGTTATCATCTGGAAAACCAGATATTTTTTCTGCTTCAAGAAATTGTCCGTATAATACAGATAATTCTTCATCCGATTTTGTTTCAAATATATTCACATGCATAATGATTATTCTCCCTTCTTAACTTGAAACTTAGATTTCTTAATAAAACTGTGACTGAATTGTTATTTTTAATATATTATCTACAATGTTCCAACTCTTAACTGTGGAATAGCCATAGGAAGAAATTGCTTCCTGTATATAATTATATGTACTAAAATCATAACCATCATAAATCCTAATAAGATTGTCTCCATTAAAATTTTCAAGAAAATCTTTTATTTCCATATACTATTATTCTCCTTCCACCACATGAAAACTTGGTTTCTTGTTACTCTATATCCCGACAATATTCATACTTTCCATTTTCAAAATCAATAACAAAAGTAGCCGTAATGTCGTTACCATAATCTAATTCATCAAGCGTTGTTCCATCACCACTACGAAGTTCATCAACATCATATCCTTTACTTTCAAAATAATTATTGATTTCTCTATCAAGCATAGCTGCTTGCGAAGTCAGTTGTGCTAATTTATGCATTTTTCTTTGTATATCTTTAGATATTCTCATAATTTCTCTACTCCAATCTTCCAATGAATCTATTATTTACTTAGAATATGTATTCTATTTTTCCATTTTACACAATATCATTCAACAACTCAATTACTTCGTCGAGTTTCTCACTCGCTTCTTCCATATCATCAATTGCATCTTCAGAACACATTCCTCTATAGCTACTCTGTAATCCTTCTGGCATATTATCAAATGCGTCCTGTTCTTCACTTAATATAGAAGATAACTCACTTGATATCTGTTTTAGTTCAGATTATACACTTTGAAGTTTTGCTTTTAACATATTTATCTTTTCTCTTCTATTCTTATTCATTTTGCTACTCCAATCTAAAAACAATCAACACCCCATACTTTATTTAATACTTTCGGATCATTTGGTATTTCGCCACATGTTTTTGTCGGGATATTTAACTTATTATACTCATCCTCACTGATTTCAATCCCGTAATCACCAGGAGCAGATTTATTAAAATCATCTCTATAGTGTGGCGATTTCTCTTTATAATAAAATTTATAATAACGCCCATTTGCTCTGTTGTTGTCATATCCCTCACATAATGTAGCGATTACTTTTCCTGTGCTAATTTCTGTTGTTACATTTCTTCGAAATCGTGGATCGTACTTATTATAAGCAAGATATCCATGACTTAAGCTCCATTGTTTATTTTTTTCATCATTAGCTGACATTCGTTTTGCTTCATCATCAAAATTATCCCGGTAAACCTTGCCAGAATTTACACCTATTGTAAGATCATATCGATTCCCATATTTGTCTTCTTGTGTCCATCTATATGTTTCTTCTCCATTGACATAATACTTACCTGTTCTACCTATACAAGTTACATTTCCATTTGAATCTAAGGCTGTCGTATTTCTTTTCGTTTTTGCATCATCAACTGCACGTCCAACTGCTGCTGCACCTTTTAATCCTAACAATGCTAACATTTCTACTAACATATTCATCAACCACCTTCCTATTTATTATACTTATCTGCCTTATTGTCAACATAATCTTTAAAGTCGTAACGGTTTTTTCCATCGCCAAATTTCTGATTATTTTGATTTTCTCCGCTAAACACACCTGACAATGCTAAATAAATTAACATTGCTAATATAAATATAATTCGCTCTGTCATAACAACTACCTCCGTTTTCTTTTTATTATATCATAATCTAGTACTAGATTTTTGTTTAATTTCTCTCTTAATTAATTCATCAATATCATCACGCAATTTTTTAAGATTGTCTAACATTTTGCCTTTTGCAATTTCGAATGTTGCTTCTCTATAAAAGGTATCAAAAAATCCTGATGCATCTGTATCATCAATAGCACAACAACAACTATTTCGTCCAGATCCTTTTCTATCTTCATCTTCCCAAAATATCAAGTTAATCATGATAATACCTCACTTCTGTTATAATTTCCGATTCATTGTATTTTTATTTCTGTAGGAACTAATTCATAAATTTTTAATTCGTCAACATTAATTCTATATCCGTTCTTTCTATCGATAATCTGTCCAATAATATTATTATTTTCAAATACAATTTCATTTTTTCTATTCTTTATTTCTTCTAACAAATTTTCAACATTTTTATAATTGGGTAAAACTGTTGCAGTGTTTAAATCACATTCGTAATGTATTTTTTCAATTTCATTCCATGTTTTACATGTTTCCCATAACATCATTGTTCTTAATTTAATTTTAAGAAAATTCCATTCATTTAATCCTATTACATACATTAATGTCAACCTCGCTTTCACAGAAAATCATCGTTTCAAGTCTTATTTCCACCCAATATCTCTTGGTGTAACTTTAATATAGCAATTAGCTGACTTTGATTTTCCAATATTTACACCAATAAGAATATCTGTGCTTCTTAGTTCCATTTCTGTGCTAGAAATTTTACAAAATTTTGTAATATACCAAGGAAGCTTATTTTTAATCCATGTCATTCTCATTGATGCATTATTCTCAAGTTTTTCGTACAAAGAATACATTTCATTTTTCTGTGTGACATATTTTTGTTTATCGTCAATAATTTCTCTCATGCATTCATTCTTCATTGCGACATACATATTTCTAATACCATCTGATAATGATGTAAGTTGTTCTTGGATATTCAGCAGAAGTATGGACATATGCTCTTCTCACAAAACATATTCTTGACTGCTGCAATGTAAACTTTTGAGATATTCTTTTGCAATCAGATAATTCTCTTTCGTTTCCAAATTTAATATATATAGCTTGTTTCCGTATCTAAACCAATTTCGTTAGTTAATGCATATGTTGGAATAGGTTTACAGATTTTATTAAACAGTGTTTTACATTCATCTACAATTTCAAAACCATCATGCAGATATTCAAATGTATAAGATAACCAATCTGATACTGCCTCTTCATCCACTCCGTCTTTATCAATGAATCTCTTGGGGATATTTATTTCACTTGGAAGATCTACTTCACATCCATCTGTTTCCCATTTAATATTGGTTGCTTTATACATAACAACTCCCTCACTTTCTACTATTATTCATAATATTCCCTTTCCTAGTAAATCCTCATTTCATTAGAAACATATTTCTGCGTTTTCGTTTACCCAATAAACTTCATATCCTTCTGCCTTTAACTGTTCTGTTGCTACATCGAGACATCCATCTGTATCCCATTCGCCTTCATTTTCACTCTTATAATTACTGATTGCGTCTTTAATTCTATCTACAGTGCCAACTGTAATTTCATTTCCATATACTTTAGCCATAGATACAACATCTGTTCCACATCCATCCACATCTTCATCTACAAATTTAATATACTGTTCTCTCATAATATTCACCATTTCCTTTCTAAAATTAAGACTTGAAACTCTTGTTTACTTACCTAATTTTTTTCATATTTATAGTAACTTCCAAACCAGACCAACTCTGGATTCATAATCGTACCAACATTTTCTTTAACCTGACCACTATCTTTAAATCCTTTTTCAGTCATTTGCTTTGCATGTTCACTTCGTTCCTCTCTTGAGTCATAATGGTATTGTTCTATTTTTTCTGTATAAGAGGTATGCTCTCCATTTTCATATGAATGTTTCTTAATAATGCTTTCTTTGGTTATTCTCATATATCATCACTCCGTTTCTATATTAATTCATCGACTTCAACTACATCAGGATTATCACTAAACCATGAATCATTCTCTGCAATTTCCTTTAACTCAACAACATCTCTTTCTAAATCAAAACAATCATTATGTTTTAAATAAGCTGCTTTCACCTTTTCTCTTGCATCTTCATATGACTCTGCCTTTACAATTCCAACAGCCAATTCTTCAATCCTATAAGCATATAAATTTGTAATATCCAACATATTAAGCACTCCTTTCCGCACTACAGAAGAAATCATCTTCTGTGAAACTATATCCATCATAGTGTTCATAAATAAATTCATCACTAACATATTCATCAATGCTTGCAATCATTTCATAAGATGGCTCATTAATATTAACTCCCATCACTTCTGCAAAAGTGCCTTCATTTACAAGTTCTGAATAATACGCCTGTTTCAGTTCGTGCAACTGATCTCTATTTAATTCTCTTACTGTCATAATTTATCACTCCATTTCTTTGAATCCATTTCTTTTTAAATACTCTATGTAATCTTCAATATCTGATTTCTTTTTAACCTCAATATCTTCCTGATGATAATATCCATAAAAAGCATTTGTATATACCTTATATGTTTTATTTTCCATATAAACAATGAGATTATAATTATTTGCACAATCACCACGTTTCTTCCAATTCTTATCAAGCCAAAATAGATGTAATCTCATGTAACCAACCATCCTTTCTAATTCTCTTCGTCTATTACAATTCTAAATCCATACTTTTCAGCTTTCTTTTTATTAATAACAATTCTGTTTACAATTCCATCTGCACTATCAACACTTTCTACAGATACTATTGATTTTGAATTGCAAGTCATTCTATCATAAGCTCCAATTGACATTCCTGTATAAATTCCAGTATCATAATTCCACGCTTCAACTATTGAACCAGTTTTTAATTTCTTTTTCAACATAAAAATCACTCTCCAATCTTAAAATGAAATTGCTATTTCTTTACCTCAATAAAATCTTCACCAAGCTTCAGCCCAAATGCCCTATCTGCATCATAATGGTCAGTTACACCATATCCGTTGTAAATTTCTCCATCTTCATCAATACCAAAATCAAGTAAATCTTCAAACAGTTCTTCTGGTGTGTAATCAATAAATGTTTCATCTGCTGTATCAATTCCAGCATCAAGAATTTCTTTTCGTTTCGCTTTTAATTCGGCAATAAATATTTCACACTCTTTTCTACCTTTTTCTGTTAATATATATTCTTTTTCATCCATATCACTCAACCTCGCTTTCCTATAATACTTTAATCAAATTCGTACTAACCCATCGTTTTGCACCTTGTAACGAACCTGCCACATACAAATAATCATCTCCGCTTGCCTTATTTGTAATCCCATATGCACATTCTCCGATCTTGTCAATCCAAACAAACTGACCATCTTCAGTTAATTTGCAAGCCCATTGCGTAGGTTCTCCATTATCACAATCACATTCATGTACTATATTCCATTTCATATAACCCAACCTCACTTTCTAAAAATCTCCATACGCCAACAATTCTCCATAACTCATATCTGAATACGGTCGTTCAAAATAGAACCGTTGAGCTTCTGGATAACTTTCTCTTGCCTTTTCTATTTTTCTATCTTTCCATAACTCCATATAATCTTCATCGAGTTCATTGCCGACATTGAATGTTTCGACCTTGACTTCATCTCCACATTCATCAACCATAATTAAATCTAATTTCATTTCCATCACTCCAATCCATTTAGTTTATCAGTTTCCCTAACTCTACCATTTGTTCATGCTTAAAACCTATAACTGCAAGAGCTTGATTAATTCCTTCTGCATATCCTCTGTGATTCCATGCTTTAGTTTCTAAAATATGCCTTTCTGTTGTATCATAACTATTTCCAGCTTTATAAAATTCTTCATTTGCGGTTTCTGCATTTCTGATAGCTTCATCTAATAATTTTTCACATTTCATAGTTTCTAGCTTTGTCATTTTAATCACTCTCCAATCTCTTTAAGAAACAGTTCTTTCCTTTTGTTTTATGCTACTGTCTCAACGTTGTCATACAGTGTTTCGCTTACACCAAAATCAAGTGCGACTTCCTTAATAAGTTCATCACCCCATTTGTCATTGAAGAATCCCCAACAACTATCCCTCTCTTCCCAATCGTCATCCTCTGCATTATATTCTTCGGTAATAACTCCGTACACTTCGCCAGTTAAATACTGATCATATACATCAACTTCACCTTGCATATCTATGTATGCAATTTTCTTCCAGTTCCTTTTATTTGCATTACCACAAGTTTTCAATACAGTTTCTTTATCAGTGTAAATATATCCGACCTGACCAGAATCCCATCTGTCAACGAAACTTCCAGTGCTCATTGTAATTCCGCTATGGTCATACAGATAAAGCGGAAGATATACAATGTTTGCGTGTTTCTCTAACAAATACCATTTATCTTTCTGTGGCAAAGCTTCAATCATGTCATCAATCAACCAATCAAGCGACTCATATTCTTCAATGACGCCAAATTTTGCTTCCTTACTTGTACCAAGTGGAAACCAATAATATGTTCCCCATAACTGCCACATTTTTTCATGTCGGTTATATCTTAATTCAAGTCCATTTGATGTTTTCTTTGCCTTGATATAATTAATAATTGATTTATCCTCTACATTTTCTCTTACAAGATTATTCAAGAAATCTTCATTGTCGTTGTAGTCATTATCATTATAATCTCCCAGTCTATAATCTCTATGCCAACACATCATTTTGCCTATTTGACCATCCCAATCATACCGTGGATCAAGTGGTTCATCATCCTGTTCAATATGTAGCCTCATAAGCTTTCCATTATCTTTATCTTTATAGTATCTGTATTCTTTATCTGCCATATCAATCAACCTCGCTTTCTATGCTATCTTTTCCCATTCAATATGTGTATCTTTTCTATGTGCTTCCCTTGATACGACAAGAATTTCTCCCTTGTAATATCTAAACATAGTGTCATATAAATGTGGTCTTGCTAAAATTTTCTGCCTTATTTTTTCAATTTCTCTTCCACCATGTTCAGCTTCATATTTTTCTAATGCCCATTCTAAATCCTCATAAAAGTCTAATAATGCACATTCAACCGCTTTTCTGTGCCTGATTTCCTTAATTTCATTCATTCGCTTTTCAGCAGCCTCATAAGTCTCAAACACTTCATTTGGATATGCATCATTATGACTTCCATAACACTGTGTCCATGCAGGGTATTTTTTCACAAGTCTATATGTATTGTGATCAAATTCAGATTCAATAATTGGCTCTACATTTTCCATTTTTACAAAATAACCATTATCAAATAACCACTGAATATCTGAAGGATTTTTGATGTATCTGCCTTTCATTGCAGCATTGATTTTCTCTTTCTTTTCCAGATCCTGTGTGACTGTATATAAATCTGTGCTATAAGTCCATCCTTTAGGAACTTTCTTAAATTCCGTTTCTGACTGGAAATCATCAAATGGAACTCCGTTTATTAATCTGATTTCTGGTGCTTTCAACCGTGATACTTTGTGAGTACACGTTGTTTTATACTCATATATTCCATATGATACATACATTCCAAACTGACTATCTTCAATGTAATAACAAACCTGATTCTGTTTCATTTCGCTTAACTCCTACAATAATTCGTTTACATGTTTCTTTAACCATGCATATGCCTTTACCATTGAATCAAATGGTTCAATTCCAATCCACATCAGAACACCATCTCCAACAACTGCTATTGTCTTTAAACAATACTCTTCTTTATTAATTTCCCATTTTCCATCGTATCGCTTTTCTACAACATATTTACTTATTCGTGGGGTAATTTTTCCAAAACAATTCCGTGTAATCATCTTTACATTCTCCTTTCTCTAAACCTTTCAATTCATCATCAGAATATTTTGCCCATTTCCCTGTATAAACACCATTCATTCTTTCTTCAAAAGTTCTCTTTCTCATTCCATACATTTCTGTTGCAACTTTATACATGTCATAAACAAGATCCTTTTCTGTATCAATAATCATAAAATCTTTTGGATTTTTCACATTGTCCAATACATACTGCATGAAATCTCTGAATGTAATTAGTCTGTTTGTTGTACACCATACAAGAATTTTGTTTTTGTCTTTGGTGTCTCTTGTTACAAATTTCATCAACTGCATTTCACATTCTCCTTCCTAATATAATAAGACAGACACATTTGTTTGTGTCTGCCTTATTATTCTCTGTATTAAACCTCAATTACTTCCCAAGTCCATTCATATTCTCCATCGTAAGATGAAAGATATGCTGAACCATCATCACTGATTGTAAAATCAATCGAGTCCTTATCTTCTTCATTTGCATTATTCATTTCTTCTTCATAAGTATTCTGTGCATCCTTTTCGAGAAACGCATAAGCATCATCCTCATTATCGAATGTATCATGGCTTGCAATTTCCTTTTCGTGAACCGCATAACAAATTACTACATATTTTTTCATATAAATCACCTTTTACCTTTCTTAAATTTCGCTGTAAATTACAATTTCCTTTGATTACATTTCTTCATTATTATATGTATAATTGAAATCTCCATATTTTAATTCAGAATTAATAGCGTCTCTTGTTTCCGTTTTCCAATCCTGCCTAAACAACTTCGCTTGCTCTTTTGGAGTATTTTCTTTATCAACTAGCTTAAATTCTCCATCAACATAATCGTATCTTGAAGTGATAGGTTTATATTCCATATTACCTTCTTCAATCTCCTTAGAAATTTTCATTTTTAACTTCAGTTGGGATGTACCAATGAATAAAAGTTCCATGCTGGAATACTCTTTCCATTCATTGCAGCTATGTAAATAATATATTTGTTTTGCCATATAGTCACGCTCCTATCTGCTCCATTGACCAACTTTATTTCCGTTTATGTCAATAATACTTCCGCTTGTTGCACCATCCTCAAGTTCTCTACAAATACCTTCAAGTAATCTTTTGCATTCTATAGCTTCATCAAATTCACTTGGTTCACCTGTAAATGGATCACAAAATGCTGCATTTCCAGTTTTAATTTCAATTTTCAACATAACATTTTACCTCCTTAATCAAAGCAATCTCTTAATATTGCCATTTCTGAATTCCATTCCTGTCCACAACAATATTCAACTCTTTCTCTTTCAAAACTGTAATAAAGTCTGTTTAAAATTCCACAAGATTCAACATAATTCATACTTGCGTTCATAATTCTCTGTCTACGTCTGCCTCTTGCTGTATTCGCAACATATTCTCTGAATAACTTGAATAATTCATATCTTGTATCATCATCAATATTTTTCCATCCATCAACTTTTGATACATATCTTCCATCTAACACATTCTTACAACTTAACTGTTCTGCGTCATTATATTTTTCAAACATACTAATCAACCCGCCTTTCCATGTATAACAAACTTGTCACAATCCCCTTCAATGCATACCAACACTGTTCTGCGTTCATATATCCAATCAGTGAACCAGTATCTTTCTTTATGTGGAATTGATTGTCACCTTCAATACTGATTACTACAGATATTTCCGTTTTGCTTACTGCATTAATAGCACTGATTTCTCTATCAATCTTTTCACACAGTTCTTTTTCGCTTTTGCTTAAATATCCTATAACTCCGTTATCCCATTTGATATTTAACATCTATATCATCTCCTTATCTCACATATGGAATATCTTTTCCATGCATATAATTTTCACCTCTAAAACAATCACCACAGTATTCCCAAATTCCATCATCTACCTTTTTAAATGTGGAATATGTTGTTCTGCCTTTTCCATTTTCATCAATTCTACTTGAACATGGTTCACCAATCTGTGAACAATCACTTCTCATACAAGCTGGTGGTAATAAATCCATAAAGTAATTAACCATGTCCTCTGTGAAATAATCGCCAATTTCATGTGCATCAAGTCCAAAATAGTGTTCTTTATCTACAACTTCCTTTCCTTTGTACATTTTCGGTTCGCTTAATGGAACACCATCATATTCGACTTCTTCAATCACTAAATCTTTATCGAACCAAGCATATGCTTCATAATGTTTTTTATAAACTTCTGCTGCTTTGCGTGTTGGGAATATCTGTGGATTACCTGCTGATAATCTGTATTCTCCGTTGTAATATACAACTTCATATCCCTTAAGTCCTTTTGTCCATCCTGGAATATCAGTTTCGATCACATATCCGTTATCAACTGACCATTCGGTTGCTTCATAATCATATTCATCTACAGGCTCACCAACTGTTTTATGCTTGTAACTTGCACACTCTTCTTTGCCTTTTTCTGTAAGTATAAAATGCTTTCCTTTATCTGCTTTGTACCAATTATTCCGTAATTTCATAATTCGTTTCCTCGCTTTCTTGTAATAAAATAGGCAGCTAGTAGATTATTCTCCTAACTGCCTTTGTGTTTATGCATTATGATATATTTCTAATGCATCCATATATTCTTTTTCGCTTATCCTGCCTTTTCTTGCTGTCGTTCCGTCTTCAAGTTCTGTACTTGAATAAAAATATCTTCCACAAGTCCAATAATTGAACTGTACTCTCATATCTTTCTCTTCATCATATGTCTCAATAATAAAACCGTTCTCTTTTGGTTTTGCCATATAATCGCCTACTTTCCATAATTTACACTCATAGGATGCCAACTCATATCAAATCCGAAATCATATTCAAGCATTTCTACAATTTCGTCCTCATTGAATGCAAGTGCTTTCATTTCTCTTATGATAATATTTTCAAAATCATCTTCGTCCTCAACTAACCCCATGAGATAATTGATAAGATATTTGAGTTTCTTACCATTCTTTCTGTAATCTGCTAACTGTTTCCGTGTATTTTCCGTTATCATTTCCATTCACTCCTTCCTAAGAAATCTTAGTTTCAAAGTCTATCTACATTACCGATAGCATCAACATAACATTCGTGAAATACAGTAGACTTATGATTGTTTTCATCGAATGTATCAATCCATGCACATAATACTCTATAATTACCTCTTCCTCTTTCAATCGTTTCCATGGCTTCTTCAAGACTTACGCATCCACTTGACATTGCAGAAAGCCAAGGCTTGCTATTTTCCGCATCTTGAATAATCAATGACACCCAATATAATTCCATATCAATCCCTCCAATCTTCTAAAGAAATGCGATTTAATATCCATTCATCAAACAATCCATAATGTCAAAGTGAGAAATCTGTTCACCCATAAAAAATCCACGATGATTTATTGATACAATGTGTTTTGCGTTTCTTCTAATCCATTCAATAGCCTGTTCTTCTGAATTGAATGTTTTTGTCTGTGTATTAAGAGTTGTAATATTGCTCTTGTCTTTTGCCCATGTAATATCTACTGTCATCTTTTTACCTACCTTTCTAATCTAAAGAAATGCGAATTTCTTTTACAACTTAACTACCTCACCTGTTTCCGTATTTACAAGACCTACATTCTTTACATACTTAATAATGCCTTTGTCAATAAGTTCTTTTCTTTTGTTTGACTTTTCTTTTATTTTTTCGTCTTCATACTCTGCATATCTAGCAGACTGTTCTCTTTTAAATTTCTTTTTCCATTTTTTATCTTCTTCTTCCCACTGCCTTTTTTTCTCTTTGTATTCTTCTGGTGAACAATTCATGATTTGGCACATCTGTTCTTCTACACGCTTTTCTCTGTTATTATAATATTCTCTTGCCTTTCTATCCATAGAAGCAACCACAGATTTCATACCGTGTGTAGGATTTACATGACCACCTGCAGCCGTATCATATCCAACATATCTTTGAACAAACATTGATTTATACATTGGATATTCACTACCACATTTATTACAATGTAAAGCATAAGCTGGCTTTCCGTTCATGTAAATTGGCATCATTGGTTTTGCTGTTTCTTTTGCACATTTTCTGCAAAACGCGCCTACTTTTGGTAACTCAGTTTCGTCATCTCTATAATCAAACCAATCTATTCCAATCCGCACAATGTCACACATTCTATCCCGAAATCCTAAATATTCAAAGTTTCTTTCCATATCTTTACCTCATCTTTCTAATCCAATGAAACACGTATTTCTAACTACCCTATTATCAGAATCGGCATTCCTTTTCGCTTTGCCGTTTCAATTTCATAATCTTTTGCTTCTGATATAATTATCTTGTCGGACTTCTTACTATAATATGCTCTGACAGCATTTTCCGATTCTGCATGTGCAATATTAGTTGACCAAATATCATTTCCACAGTAATAACTCACATTATAATATTTCATTTTCGTTTCCTCCAATCTTCCTTTGAAATGTTGCTTTCTAATCTTTCCATACCTTTACAACGTCTCTATACTTTTCCTTTCCATTCTCATCAATATAAGCTTCCAATTCTGTATATTGCATATCGGGAAACTTATCAATCTTTACACTGATTCCATCATACGATGGATGGAAAGAAACAATTTCATGATTAAATAAATCCTTTACACTATATAGATTATTTAACTCATTTTTATTTGTACCATCAATATCATAATATGCATTTGCATAAGCTAAGATATTATGAGAAATTCCATCAACATAGATTGTAAAACTCCAATGAGTATAATCATCATTTTTCTTTTCCATTAAATCATATAAATCTTTTATAACCATGGTTATTCCTCACTTCCTTAAATTTTCAAAATAACTTTATTTACCACACTTTTTATCATACTTCGAAATCCTTCACATTCAACATTTGTAGCATATTTATTTTCGTTTACATAAACCACAATATATTGATCACCATTAATAATTTCGCTTTCAACCGAAATCTTTTCATTTCTATATTCTCCAACGCTTCTTAATAAATTCCGTAATAATTTTATAGCTTTATCTAATTCCGTCATTTTGTCCTCCTAGTCTACTAACTCTTCAAATTTCCGATCACTGTCATACCACCAACAATGTTATGCTTTCTTACTTCCCTTCTCCATAACATTCTGTTAATTGATTTTGGAATACTAACAGTATCTCCATTTGCGTTTACAAATACCGTATGACTTCCACAACTCCGTGTGGGTTCATATCCATTTGCCTTCATAACAGGCAATACAATCCGTAAATCATTCGTCCATCTTTTACACATAATCATCAATCCTTTCCTTATTATAATGTTTGTTACCCGTATAGCCTGATAGCACAGCTTCTGTTTTCGCTTTACCGATGTTTCATATCGATCACTCACTTTCTATTATATTGTTCTCTGTTTATTTATTTCTGCCGAAAGAATGTCGTATAATTCAGCATTGCTTTTTACTGGAACAACTTTGCTTTCATAGAACACTGCTCCCTTACAGTTTTCTAACAATTTTGCTTCCACATCATTCCCAAAATTTGCATACAATCTTTTCATTACATCAAAGTTTCTGATTGTAAATACGTTCTTTTCTGAACCAGTCCAATCAAGATTCTTCATCAACTTGATAATACTTTCCATTAAATCTGCATTTTTGTTTGCCAATCTCAGAGCACTTGACGAAGCCTTCATTTTGCCTACTGGATTATCAATAATATGCTCATCTGCTGTAATCTGAATATTGTTTTCCTCGCAAATTTCTTTTAAAGCAATGTAATCGTGTTCTCCGTTTTCAATGGCTGCTCTATACATATCATTAACAGTCATATCTTTTCGTCCTGCCTTCTGTCCTAAGAAAATCCGTCTTGCTTCTTTCTCATCACAATCAAGAACTTCAACAATAATCATCAACTGTTTGCTTAACATAACATTTCTAAGAATTGCCGCTATCAATCTATGCGCACCATCAGCAACATAAAGCTTTCCATTTTTCACATATACTTTAATAGGATCATATTTGTTACTGTTGTAATTAGTGCCAATTTCTTCTGCCTTTGCAAAATCAGTATCTCTCTGCCATGTAGGAATATGTATAAATGTTGGGTTAATCTGAATATAAGTTTTCCCTGCGAACGCTGTAGGCTGTTCAAGTTTAGATTCAACCTCGTTTGTTTCCTGTTCTTCACTTTCTTTTCGGTATTCAAGAATAAAACTTTCTGTTTCTTTTGGCATTCTCAACCGTTTGTCACCCAACCGTTTTCTTGCGTTACATACCGTTTTACTCTCTCCATTTCTGAAGTTATAGTCAACGCTTTTAACTTCAATATCTCCCTTATTGATTTTTAAAATCATGCAAATTTTCTCTACACTTTCATCACTTGGTGTAACAATTCCTGCCTCATATTTTGCGATTGAGCTTGTAGATAATCCAATTCCTTTTGCTAACTCTGCCTGTGATACACCAGCCTTATTCCGTAACTCTCCTAATTTCTTTCCGTTAATTTTGCACATAATTTTTACCTATTTAACCTTTCTTTTACCTTATTTTTTGTACTAAAAAAGCGACCACATTATTTTGCAGTCGCTTTGCCATAAACCTTGAAGTTATTCTCAGGATATACACAATCAATATTAAATCCTTCTTCAAACCAACAATGATCTGAAAAATCCGGAATATTTACAATGATATGATCTTCATATGTTTCTTTTACAGTTCCCTTGTAAAATATTCCGTCTAACTTGCACCGTACTTTCTGACCTATTTTAAATAGATGTGTTAAATCACTCATAGTTTTATTCTCCTTTCCTATAACAATCCGCAAGCAGATAATAATTTCTGTGCGAATGGATGCTTGTTTTTATGTAACTGTTCTTCAAGTTTACGTTGCTGCTCTCTTGCATACCGATTTTCAAAATGTTTTGCAAGTGAATCTGCGTTTTCTGCTTCTGGTCTGTTGTCGATTACTTCGTAACCGTTTGATGCCACTATAATCATTTGCTTATACCTCCGTCCTCTAAATCAAAATCATTGCTGTAATGACACGAGCAATCTCCGTCCAATATACTGTGCGAATTATTCCAGTCGTTGCAGATTTTTTCTGCTTTTGCCTTCGACATGTAATCTGAAATTGACGTATGCCATTCTCCGTTTTCGTCACGGTATTCTTTTTTACAATACCAACCATTTAAGTTCTGCATATTTGTTCTCCCTATTAATAGAGTGCTGCCAACTGTCTAGCAATCATTGCACGACTAACACCTGTTGTTTTGATTCCCTTTGGTTTTCTTGTTACTTCTGTCCGTACCGACATGATCCGTGACGGTGATTTTGCCTTTGCTACTTCATAATCGCAATAGGCGTTGTGGATTGTTTTCTGTTTCTCTGACATGTTTTTTGTCCTCCTTATTTGTTTATGATGTATTCGTTTCCATCATTTAAAATGATAGAATAATAACTTTCGTTGTCTTCGATTGCAAAAATGTTTCGCAAGTCGATTTCGTTTTCTCTGTGTTCCTGTGTTGTGTCTGGCACATCCGCAAGAATATCTGCATAATTTGCATTTGCCTTGTCATCGAACTGATAAGATAAATCTTTCAGTTCTACAGTTAAATATCCGTCTTCGCCAATGTATTGTTCTGCGATGTCCTCTACTGGAATTGCGGTTTCCATTGGGATATAGTTATCTTTAGGCATTGATTTGCCTACTAAAAAAGCACCTGCTATTGCAAGTGCGGTAAGTGTTGTGTATGCCATTTTGCGTTTCATAGTGGTTTTCTCCTTATTTTTGGGTATAAAAATAGCACCCTTTGCGTTTGGGTGCTTTGTTTGTGTTATGGTTAAGCAAATTCAAATGTACCTTCTTTGGTACATTCTGATTTCCATTTCTCAAAGGTTTCCCTATTGAGAATCTGTCCTGCTGCTGTGCGTTCACCTATTTTCACGCATCCCCAGTCGGATGAGTTACGAGCAAGGGTGTATAGTGTATCTTCTGTGTAGACAGTTGTGAAGTTCTGATCCTGTATATATTTGCCTTTTATTGTCATGATGGTATCCTCCTATTTTTGCAATTCCTTTTTCTTTGCCATTAGTTCGGCTATTTGTGCATCAATATTGGCAATTTGTTCGTTTGCCTTGTTATATTCTGCGTCTGGAATCCATTCCATAATATCAGAAGGTTGGACTTTGAGATATTCGCAGATGCGGTTTAATGTATCTGTTTTAAAAACCTCATTTTTGCTAATTTTTGACACAATATTTGTACTAATTTTTGTGTCTTTGCATAACTTGGTTTTTGTTATTTTACGTTCGCTTAAAAGTGTGTCAAGTTTATAATATACTATCATAAGTATTTCACCTCCTTTTATATGTTCAAAGATAGCATATTATTTGACTTTTTTCAAGTGCTATCTTGATAATGCACACTATAAAAGAGCAGACTTTTTGCGTTGATCTGCTCTTCTAACTATGCATTATTCTTTAATTGTGTCAAGTTCCGTTACATTTACACCCAAAGCGGATAAAATGACTTTTAAATCTCTGTAACGTGTTTTCATTGATTTATATAATGTACTTTCTTTTTCTGCCATTTCCATCCATTCCTGTAAGCGTGAAAATTCTTCTACGCAAATTTTTATTGTTTCCTGATTGTTCATTTCTTCCATCCTTCCACCGCCTTCCTAGTTATAGTATAGCGGATTTATAGTGTGTTTACAAGTTACTTATTTTTCTTTTCAGGTGTTACATACTGATATTTATACGCATCTGTTTTGAGTGCGTTTTTATCTTTCATGAGCTGTGCTAATGCACGCATAAAGCTATTTTTGAATGTAGTTTTAGCCTTATATGATAAAGCATTGCCAGTCTTGAATAACTGCTTATTGCTACTATTTTTATAGCCGACTGCTACAATCATAAAGTTAATGAGCGTAGGTGTAGCCTCAATCTTCTGTGTAGAGAACCATTCTTTGATTGCAGATTTAAACTCTTCCTCTGATGTAGTATAGGCTTTATAGAGTTCATCCGTGACAAGTTCATAGCAAGACTTAATACGCTCGTCATAGTCTTTCTTAAACTCGTCATACTGCACATTGTACTTCTCAACGTCTGCTAAATACATAGCTTGAGCCTCAGCGTCATCCTTCTTGAGTTCTGCCCATTCCTGGCTAATCCGTAAGTTATTCTGAAGGATCAACTTTTTGTCTGCCATCTCATTGATTGCAACCCAAAATTTAGCCATAGTTGCGGTGAAGTCCTTGCTAGATGTCATAAACTGAGCCTTTACAGATGCTGTGTTGATAGTAGCTTTTTTTGTTGTGTTTTTCGCTGTACTCATAATAGTACCTCCTTAGATTTATATAGTCGTAGTGTAATTTTGTTACAATAGGCATATAGCCTTAATACTTGTGTGGGAATCGAACCCAATACATGCCCTTAATTCTTGCATGGTCACAAGTAATCCCTAATCCCGTGGATGGATTATCCATACAGACAACGCCTGTCCCTTGCTTTCAAAGGTTTACACGGTTTTGCTAATCTTAAAAGAACGGTATAAAATATTTAAAATCTTTCACAGTTCAGATAGTTTTTCGAGCATACTCTAAACTTGTCATATACTCCGCTGTGGCAGATTGTGGACTCATATTCCTATACACAGTTACCGTGCACTACTTTTTTGAGATGGGATGGAGAACCCATTCTATAACAAGCCTATGTACTATCATAGTTTAGTTATTTTAATTATTTATTTGTCAAGGTACAAGTTTTTGCTCAAGTTCACGGATGAACCTTTGCGATTGTATCAGTTCCCACGGATGAGAAAAGATAATATTTGTGTGGATTTTTTGCATGAAATATGCTAGAATATGTAATGCGTAAAGGTTAGTATTTTCATGCTATCCACTATGTAAGGGTGTAAGGTGTGCTAGACTTTGCACCCTATTTTGTCAAGTGATTATTTCCTCTTGACTTGATACAAGTATAACAAATAACTTGCTACTTGTCAATGGTCAATTTTTAATTTCTTAAAAATCTTTTATTCTCTTGACTTGGCTATATATTATCATGTCATTTGTCTAAAGTCAAGTATTATTTTTCAAAAAATAACGATAAAATTATATCCAAACATATGTTCGAATATGTTCTGCTCTAATAGTCCAGATCTGATTATATCGAACAAATGTTTTATTATTAAATAGACGGAAAAAAACAGAAATACCGCAGAAAAACGTACGTTCGGGGGTGGCAAAAACTAAAAAGATAGTTGTATTTTATCAGATTGTACATAGCAGATTCATCTATACACCAACTCAAAAAATTTACCTCCTCCTAATTATCAAAAATCCCATAAAAATAAGGCAAATCTGTCATTCAGACAAAATTTACCCCATATCGTACCCCATATCGCTCAAACCCACTAAAATTAAGCATTTCAGCCACTTTACAACCCAAAAATCAAACTTCCATCTCACCAAAATTCACTCATAATCTCAAAAACTTCCTTATTTATAAGCACTTTTACCGATAACCATTTTCCAAGTAAAAATTCCAAATCATATAATCCCAATATAGGGGCTACCATAAAACTACATACAAAATTATCAAGACAGTAATCGTACTGTCTTATTTTTATGCAAAAAACAAATCAAACAGAGAATATTTAACCAGAAACTTATAAATCAAAATAATATAATCACAAGAAAGGACGAAGAAATATGAATACACAAACAGCATTACAAGTAACAGATTTTAATTTTTATGGAGACAATCTTATTGCACTCAAAGACAATGCAACTGGTGAAATCTATACGGCAATTAATTCAGTATTAAGAGGAATTGGTTTTAAAGATGAACAGGTGAGATACCAACGCTCAAAATGGATAAAAGATAAGACTTTATCTAAAGGAGTGTTGAAGTTCAACATACCTACTAATGGTGGATATCAATTAACAGAGTGTATTTCTGTACACAAATTACCATTAGGATTTGCAAAAATTAATATTACAAAAAGATTAGAAAGAGATTATCCAAATATTACAGAAAAACTTGAATTATACCAAGATAAATGTGCAGATGTATTAGCTTCAGTATTTATAGACCGCAAAACTGTTTCAGATATGAATATGCAACCTATAACAGAAACATTAAACGCAATAACTAATACGCTCACTACTCTTACACAGACAATGACATCAATACAGCAAGAAATAAATACTATTAAGGAAACTCAATTGGCTCAACCAAAATTACCTAAAAAGAAATGGTCATATTGGTCAACCAAAATGTACCCAAAATATCAGCTCTTAACAGATTATTTTTATATCACACACAAAGAACTATATAAGAATCTATACAGAGAATTACAGAATACATATCCTGATATAGACCTTAATCAAGAAATAGATGACTACTGCTATGAGAATAAACTTGATTCTGCTTACACATTGGATGTAATAGAACATAATCTCACGCTACGTAAATTATTTGAATCTGTCGTAGACAATCTACTCAATAAATATAATTTGGCAGATACATACAATATCAATACTAGAATCAAAACTATATTTGATGAGGCATCATAGTATGTCTCATCTTCTAGCTTAAATCAACGTTTAGAGAAAAATAAGCCATTTTAATCTCATCACTAACAAATTATCACATGACATATAAAAATTAAAATTTGCCCTCAAAAACTTATTTTTAATCCCAAGATAGGGTATGAAAAACTATATGTATATGTCTAGTTTAAACTTCTATAAGGCATATTACATAAACAAGTTTTTATTTATAGAAGAGAGAATATTACATTGAACACAAATGTTATAAAGGAGGAAAATCATGACAAAAGGAGAAAGTCTTGAATTTCTAAATAGGTGTATAAAAAAGATAGAAAATACATCTGAGAAAGAAATTAATAGATTTAAAGAATTATATATAAAACATTGTATTCCATCTGATGAAAAAAGAGATTGAATCAACCAATAACAATCAAACAAAAAATTATGAAATTTGTATGTAGCGTTAGCGAAATACAAACGGAATAGTCTGTCTTATTAATAATGTTATATATCTTCTTTCAGTTCGGCAAAGTGGGTTTCATCCCCTACCAATTTCAAAAATAAAACAAACAGGTGGGGGTTCAGACCTACTTTACTGAACGCTCGCAAATTTCTCTTCTGCTTAATTTCAAATGGAGAATAAATAAATATCACCTATAAAGGAGGAATTTTTATTGCAACAGAAAACAGAATACTTTACTCGTTTTCCAAATAACTATATTCAAGGAAACATTAAAACTAAATATGGAGTTAGTCGTAAATTCTATATTACCTATATCCTTATTGATAAATATAGGTCTTACGAAGACTATAGTTGGATTACTCTTAGAAAAGTTTTAAATTTCTACGGATACAAGACGCACAAACGCAGACCGAAAGCTGTTCAAGAAATTCTTGATGTACTGGAATATATGATTAACAACAAAATGATTGAAGTTCAACAGGATCTTGACACGCTTGGGTATGATACTGGCATTGAAATTAAGATCATTCCTGAAAATTTTGATGCTATTGATAAGTTCTCAAAAATCACATCTTCTCAGCTTGATTTTATTATGATGAATGAATCTAGTATTAATAAAGAGAATATATTAATGGCTTTTCTTTATATTAATTCGTATATTTTCATTCGTCCCAAAAATAAAGATAATGAAGAAACTATGTATAACCCTGAAACTAAACCAGAAGCTTTTTGGCGAAGTATAGAATCTATGTCAAAAGAACTCTCTATGTCAAAAGATACCATTAATCAATGTATTCAATATCTCACATCTTCTATTGGCGACAAAGAACCACTTCTAATTAAAAAAGAAGTTGGTAGTGTTCAACCTAATCCAAAGAAACCACCACAAAATGTACCAAATATATATGTACTTAATAAAGAAGGATATGAGCAAGAAATCGAATGGGCTATTGCTAAGATGTTGGAAATCTATAATGTAGACTCATTTGGAGAAATCAAAAACGGCAATAAGTCGTAAATAAAACAGAGAATAAACATATGTAATCAATCAACGCAGCACTTAAAGGAGCTGATGCAATGAATAAAATATTAAAAATCAAAGGAGAACTATTAAAATATGAAAACAAAAACAAGTTACACACAGAACCATAACACATTTGCAGGTGAAATTGATATTGATGATTTTTCTACAGAAACACCAAACAAAAAGAGAATAAATAAATACATAGAGGCAGATAACCTCGAAAAAACAATTATTAAAAAGGAGCGACAGAAAAAGGAAATGAAAAATTATCAGTCAATGACACTTGAAGAACTTAGAGAAATGAAACTTGTAAGTAATACAAATGGTAGACCATCTTCTACTCTTACGGATGAAAAATGGCAGAAGGAGTTTAATATTAGGAAACTTTTTGTTAAACCTGTATCATGCATTACAAAATTAGGTCAGAATATGCAATATTCAAAAGAAACAGGATATTGGAATGAAGAAACAATGGGTACATATTATGGCACTACTAACTGGCAGGAATATTGCTCTTTTATTAATGATATGCTCAGAAACATTAGAGCTGGACAAGTTGATTATTGCTATTTTATTTATCAAATTATGGATTTACTTAAGTTTCATTATAATGATTTAAAAACAAAATATTGTGATGGATATTGGGAAGTTTGGTTAGAAAGATAAGCTTGTGCTAGGAGGAAAATATTATGTTAAAAAGAAATTATTTAGGGACTACTATTTCATTTGTGTTACCAGAAAACCAATATAAAGGATATGTTGTTGATTGTACTTATAAATTTATTAAGCATATGAACAAATATGCTGTAAATCTGTGGTTAAGACGTTCTGATATTAGCGACAGACTACCTATTGGAAGTCAAGGAATAAATACTCAGTATATTACAAGCGACAAAGAGAATATCCAGAATGATATTGGAAACATGATTGAGCAAGCTGCAAATAGTACATTTTTCGATGAATACATTGAGAGATTTGAATATTATGTGAAATGTTTTAATTATGGAAATACAATTTTTGAAGAAAAGTGTGTGAATTAATAATGAGATTATATAAACTTTTTAGAAAACATTATAAAACAGGATATACATACATGGTTAGGCTTAATGATATTGTGATCCAAGATGGATGGGATTACATTAAAACATGGAAAATGAATGAGAAAATGGCTTATTTTGAGAAGACTGGTCACTTTTCTTCTACTATTGTTATTGATAGAAATTTCGTATTACATGACGGTTTTACTTCTTACAGAATTGCAAAGTTAAAAGGTATGAAATACGTAGATGTATATTTTGCGGATTAAGAAGTAAATAGAAATTTCATTTGGAGAATATATAAGTGGAGGTAAGTTTTATATGAGTAATAATTTTGACAATGTTGAAGAAATGAAAGAATTGATTGTAGATGAACTTTCGGAATGTGAATTTGACAACAATTTTAGATGTGAAGAATGTTCTGAATTGGAGCAATGTTATGACAAAGCTTCTACAAAATCGTCTCACGAGTTTGCAGAGAGTTTAGATTATGGTGGCTATGATTCTGAAGATGAATTTTGGGAGAATTTAGGTTAAGGCGGTGATGATATACTGAATGAGTGAATATGGAATTAAAATAAAAAACATCAGTGCTGGTATGCTATATGATGTTAATCTTGGAACACGGGATTATTTTACATATACTGATGCTATGTTTAATAATAGCTTATTTAGTTTTTTCTTACAAAAGAATGGATTAAATATTTATAAAGGAAAATCTGGTAAAAAAAATGAAAGTACACAAGATATAATTTGTCTTGATTATGAATTTGGAAGTCGCTCTTATGATAATGAGCATACTCGATTAGAAAAGTTATTTAATGATACTGATGGCGATTCTAAGGAACGTATTAAACAGGCATTACAAAAAGTTGAAGATAGAAAAGACTTGTATAATGAAAAATCACGAGATGAGATTAGAGAATATTTTTACGAGAATGGTGTTGATGTTACATATAAACGTAAACGCAGAGACGGAACAATTAAAGAAGAAACAATTCATTATGAAATGCTTTTTCGTACAAGTGCCAAAGCTAAACTTGGACAAGTTATTTTCATAAATAGTAAATTATATGACATTGCATATGATTGGTTAACAATTGGACTTGGGAAAAAAATGAGTCATGACAATGCGAAAATCGTTGAAATGTCAGCTTATGCTCCACTTACCACATCTACAATTATTGGTACACTTCATATACCTGTTGAGGATATTCTAATTCTCAAAGATCAGGATTCCTTTTTTGAAACAATGACAAAAGTTGTTAAAGCAGAAGAATACGAAGTAGAAGTCAAAAAGGAAAATAAAGAAACTAACAAAAACGAAAAGGTAATTGAAAAACGTAAAAAATGTGTTGTATCCGAAGAAAAACGTCAAGTTAAAAATACAATTTGGGATGGCATGGCACTAATCGAAGCTGATTCTAATTATCTTCGTCTCCCATCTTATATTAACGGTATGGCATTACTCAGAAATCACCTTTTTAAATCATGTGCTTTTAAGAGTTATCTTCAAAAATTCTTTAAAGATTGGTGTGAGAAGAATGGATATGATTACAATACATACCAGGTTCAAGATATGTTTGGTAAATGGCATTATTTAAAAGATATTAAGATGATAACTACTGATAATGCGATTAAATGGAAGAAATTTCAAGACTTAATGGGTAATAATATTACTGAAGCATATGACTATTGGTGCGAAAGAATTCATTCTGATGGTGATATGTGGGGCATTGTAAAAACCGACCACCCAAGTAAATTAGGACAATATCAACAGTTGAGTTATCAGATGATTAATACTCTTCCATGTACGAAGGACGATGTAAAAGATATTGCTCAGATTAGCATTGATTATGTTGAATTACTTAAACGTGACAATGATGAATTTGAAAAGTTTCTTAGAAAGAATGCAAATGAAGTAAATCATTATGAGATGCTTGCTGATTTATATGCTCAAAATCATGAATTTGGAAATAGTAAATTCTTTAGATATGAAAAGAAAGAAATAATTAAGCAATACGTCTTTAGAATGAGAAAAGGAAAAATTATGGTCAATGGTGATAATCTGACTGTATGTGGCAACCCTTACGCACTTCTGCTCTATTCTGTTGGTGAGGATTTTGAAAAAGATCCAACACTTTCTCAAGAATCTAATTGTATTCAGTGTTATACTAAACGTTTTGATGATAATAAATATCTTGCAGCGTTTAGAAATCCACATAATTCTCCAAACAATATATGTTATTTGCATAATGTCTATTCCGAAGAAATGGATAAGTATTTTGCATTTAGCAAAAATATCATTGCAGTTAATTGTATTCATACAGATATTCAAAACAGGGCAAATGGGATGGATGAAGACTCAGATTTTATGCTTGTCACAAATCAATCAACAATGGTCAAATGTGCAGAAAGATGCTATAGAGATTTTTATACTATTGTAAATGCATTACAAGAGTCTGGTATTACCTACAATAATACAAAAAAAGATTATGCTGCTATGGATAACAAGTTTTCAAAGTCACGTATGGGAATCGGATATTCAAGTAATTTGGCTCAGTTGGCAATGACTTATTATTGGACGGAATTACAAAAAGATAATCCTGATGAGAAAAAACTTAAAGAACTCTATGACAATTTTATTATTCTTTCTGTTCTTGCACAGGTTATTATTGATGGATGCAAAAGAGAATATGAAATTGATGGCAACAAAGAAATTGATAGAATTAGCAAACTCTCTTGCATGAACATTAAAAGAATCGTTGGTTATACGGAATCAGGTAAGCCAAAGTATAAAAAGTACGATTTCCCTGAGTTTATGAAATATACCAGAGAAATTAAATACACCAAAGATGGTAAAGAACTACCGCAAGATGAAGTTGATGAATCGAAAAACAAACTTAAAAGTCGTATTAATAGAGAATTATTATGTCCTATGAACTGGCTTGAAGATTGGATTAATAAAATTCAGAACGCTTCTACTGTTAAAACAATCCCAACTGAATATTTTTTTGTTAAAATGGATGGATATGCAAATAATAGACAAATGACAAAAATTAGACAGATTGTTGAAGAATATGATTCTTATATTAAAGCTATTCAATGTAATTCTTGTTTAGATGATGAAATGTCTACTGAATTAATTATTGATAGATCAAAACTTGTTCTTGATGAATTAAGTAAGATAAAAGTAGGAAATATTGTTACTATAAATAGGTTGATTGAGACTTCTCTTGGAATTGAGCCAAAAGATAATGGTAGTATTTTTTATAATAAAAGTCAAAAATACACTAGAAAGATGTTGAATTGTTTGTATAAAATAAACAAAGATAAGTTCTTGATGAATTTTAATTAGTATTTTTTGCACAAATTTTACTTAGTAACTTTATAAATAATTCACAAAAAGCTAGTAAAATCAAGGCTTCCAGCGATTTTAACAATGGGTGTAATATGGAGGGAAGAAAGCGCAGAGTTACGTTAGTAAACTCCCACGCCATTGCCAATGCGTGTAATAAGTAAGGGCTTGCAAGTTTAAAAAGTATACTAGGGGCAGACGTATCATTATCTGCCCCGAATATAAAACAATGAAATCAGCTTTTCTTTGCTGATAAAACAGAGAATATATAATTGTCGAGAGACAATGATTTAACAATGTCCTAAACGGACACCATATAATACAAATTAAATTCAGAACAGTGATTTGGATCTCGTATCATGCTGAGGCTACAATAAATGCATGTGGTGTACGCAGCCATAAATGCGAACGTTAATGTTTGAGACGGAGAACTCAATGTGAAACTTCCCATCGCTTACTAATCATTGGCGGTTCTGAACAATTCTAAAGATCATTTCTAAGATTGGTACATATTCATATTGTACTCCTCTTCTTATATGTGTCGGTGACTGTGCTACAGTTCTTGTAGTATGGTTGCCGATTATTCTCTTTGAGTGTGTAGCTCAGTTTGGTAGAGCACTCGACTTTTAATCGAGTTGTCGATGGGTCCAAATCCCTCCACGCTCACTACTATTCTGCTGTATTGCAGAAAATAAATTAAAGGATGTGAATTATTATAATTAAGATTACAAAATCTGAAATGGAGTTTTTAACTTCTAATGGCGTTCCCTTCGGATATGAAGGAATTAGTCATACAATTGCAAGAGGTAGACGTACATATTATTTATGTGAATCAAGTCGTAATAAAAAATTGCATAATGATTATGAAAAATCTATTGGTACTAAGTAACCAAAATAACATGAAAGGTGGTGTACTACCATCGGGAAGAAAAAACATGAAGTAACTGTTGAAATTATAGGTGGTAATGCTGAAGGTGTTACTGGTAGTTGTACTCGAATAACAACTTCTGAACATTGCTATCTTTTTGAGTGTGGAATGATTCAAGGCAATCATACTGTTCTTGAAAATTACAGAGCCAATATGAAATATATTCAAAAAGTAAGACCACAAGAAGTCGAATTTATTATTGTTGGACATCTTCACGCAGATCATATAGCCATGATTCCAACATTATATGCTCGTGGAAAATGTAATGCAAAAATAATTGTACCTAAAGGTTCAACTTCGATTCTAAAAGAAATGTGGCTTGATTCTTCATATATTAATTGCAGAGATATTGAAGTCATAAATCTTAAAAATGAAAGAAATTATGAGCCATTTTATACTGAAGATATTGTATATAAAGCACTCGAATTTGTTCAAGAGATTGATTCTGATAAGATAGTAAATTTATCTGATGAACTTGCTATTAGATATACTGACGCAGGGCATATTCTTCTATCCAAACAATGTGAAGTATACATAAATGGAGATTCACACACTAGAAAAATTCTGTTTTCGAGTGATCTTGGTAATATTGCCACACAAGATACAAGAGTTTTTGTTGAAGATTTTAAACCTGTATCTTCAGCAAATATTGCAATAATGGAATGCACTTACTGTAGCAAAGACAGACAATGTACGAAAGAAACATATAAAAAAGATATAGAAAAAATCAAATCTGTTATAGAACAATATTGTGTTGACAACAATGCAAGAGTTCTTATTCCGTCATTTTCACTTGACAGAACTCCATATATCTTATGGATTTTATATTCCTTATTTGGAAAAGATGAAAATTTCAAAGTACCAATTTTAATTGATAGTCCATTAGCGAATAGATTGTTAGATTGTTACTCTTCTATTCTTGAAGGTGATAAAAAAGAATTATTCGATGAAATGATGTCATGGAAGAATATACAGAGAATTATCCAGCCTGAAAATAGTAAAGCTGCAATTGCTGATAAAGGTTCAAAAGTTATTCTTAGTAGTTCAGGAATGTTGACAGCAGGGAGATCAATTAAGTGGACTCAGAGTATTTTACCAAGAGAATCTGATTGTATCTTATTTATGGGATATTCTGGTGAAGATACTTTGGCATGGAAAATAAAACACGGTAAAGATAACAAAACAATCAATATTAATGGTAAACCTTTTAAGAATAAGGCGCAAATTTACGATTTGAAGTCATTTTCTAGCCATATGCAACGACAAGATATGATTAATTATTACAAATCTATAAATTGTGAAAAGATTTATTTAGTTCATGGTGATTCAAATAAAATTGAGTTTAAACATGATTTAGAAGATGCAATATCTGCTTGCCTTAAATCTACAAAAGTTGTTGCTGTTAATAGCGGTACAAAAATCTCATTATAGAGAAATATTATGAAATTGGAGGCTAATAGCCTATGAAAGATATTAAAACAAGTATGATGCTTTATCAGGGTGAGCAGTATGAAACAGACGACCTTGAAAACAGAAGACTCTTTATCAACGATGTTATTGATTCAGATGTTATTGATACTATTGTGTATCATATTTTACGCTATAATCGTGAAGATAAAGATATACCAGTTGAAAATAGAAAACCGATTTTATTGTATGTGAATACAAATGGAGGCTCAGTTCCCGATGGGTACGCATTAATTGATGCAATAATGACAAGTAAAACACCTGTCTATACAATAAATCAGGGATATTGTTATTCAATGGGATTCTTAATTTTTATTTCGGGTAAGAAACGTTTTGCTATGCCAAATTCAACTTTTCTCATGCATGATGGCTCAAGTTTTGCATGGGATTCTACTGCTAAAATGAAAGATCGTGTTGATTTCGAGGCAGGACAAGTTGAAGTGCATACAAAGAATTATATTATTGGACAGACAAAAATTGATGAGAAGCTTTATGATGAAAAATATCGTGTTGAATGGTATTTTTATCCAGAAGAAGCAAAGTCAGTTGGCGTTTGCGATTATATAGTTGGAAAAGATTGTACAATTGATGAAATTATTTAAGGAGGGCGCACTGCCCTCCTATTTTTATTGGAGAAAAAGGAGATTAAAAAATGGCAGCTAGTAAATTAAAGTTTACAAGAACAACTACAGACAAATTAACAGTAAAGGCAGGTACACTCTCAGAGGATTGTACTACTATTACATATACGGATGAGAATGATATGGAGCAAGAAGTAAAAGTAGCTGATCTGCTTACATCATTTAAGAATCAGGTAATTGATTTTACTGTTGCATTAAAGACAGATGAGGAGCTGGATGTTCCGTCTGATGAAGAGTAAGGAGTGTGATTATCATAACTTCTTATAAGCGATTTGAAAATGAAACAGATGAAGAACTTATTTATAGAGTATGTTCTGATAAAGATTTAATTGGCTCGTGGCAAGATGTGGCTGATATATTAAATGAGTTGCTTGGTAGTGAGTATACAGAATCAAAATTCCGCAAGCAGTTTCAGGCTTTCAATAAAATGTTAAGTGCTAATAGAAGTAAATTTACCGATTCTGATGAACAGATTAAGGAGATTGAAGTTCAAAAGCGTGAGTTGGAAAAAGAACGCAAAAAGCTTCAAAGCGAAAAGATTGAATATAACAAATGGTTGCGTGAAGAAGCTAGGGATGAATTAATTGCAGAGAAAATTTGTGAAGCAATTACTTCTCTTGATAAATATTCTTCTCCTGTGCGCATATCTCCATCATCTAACAAAAAATCATGGATATTGGCAATTTCAGATTGTCATTATGGTTGTGAATATGAAATTAAAGATTTTTATGGTGGTATTATAAACGCTTACTCTCCCGAAATCTTTGAGGAAAGAATGACTATTTTATTTAATAAAGTTGTAGATAAAATTGAGGATCTTGGCATAAAAGAGCTTTCTATCATTGAACTTGGAGATGGTATTGATGGTGTTCTTAGAATGTCTCAGTTAATGCGCCTTAGATATGGAGTTATTGAATCAAGTATTCGTTATGCTGATTATTTAGCGAATTGGTTGAATGAATTGAGTAAATATGTCTCGATTAAGTTTCAAATGGTTTATGACTCAAACCATAATCAACTTAGACTTTTAGATGGAAAGAAAAATACCTTTCCAGATGAAAATGTAAGTAAAATTATGATGGCTCTTATTAAAGAGCGATTAAAAGATAATGAAAATATTGTTATCTTAGAAAATCCTACAGGTATGACATATTCAATAATGTCTACATACTGTGTTGTTGGATTTCATGGTGAAAAGAAAAATCTTAAAAATAATCTTTTAGAAATGTCTCGTACTTATGGAGTTCATATAGATTACACAATTTCTGGACATATTCATCATGATAGTATGGCTGAAATCGGATTGGATTCTGCTGTATTATCTGTCGGTTCAGTAATTGGTATAGATCCATATAGTATGACATTAAATGCAGCATCAAATGCTTCTTGCTCAATGTTTGAATTTGAACAAGGACAAGGTAGAACGGCTGAATATGTATTTAAATTAAATTAAATAACAATTGTAGTCAACTGTTCGGCTCAGTTTGGAGTAATTGTGAAAGCAGATACTCACAGCGACAATCAATATATTATTTTTGGCTGACGAAGCCATCATCAGAGGGAGTGTACTCAAATGAGACGCTACCCTCTTTTATATTACAAAATAAAATTAAGGAAAATAAAGGAGAAATTAAAATTATGAACAAAACAGATTTAATCAAAAATGTAAGCACACAGATTGAAGGAGCTACACAGAAGGATGTTGCTGTTATTGTAGATACAGTACTTGAGACAATTGTTAATACAGTTGCTTCTGGTGAAAAGGTATCTCTTGCAGGATTTGGTAACTTTGAGGTTGCTGAGAGAGCTGCAAGAACAGGCAGAAACCCAAAAACAGGGGAGCCATTAGAGATTGCAGCTTCTAAGAGTCCAAAGTTCCATGCATTAACAGGTTTTAAGAACGCAGTTAAGAATGCTTAATCTGAAAGGTTGTGAATTGTTTGAAGAAAAATAAATACGAGGATATTCAGATGATTGACCTTGAGAATAAGGTTGAAGACATCACTAATATTTTTATCAATCGCTTATATCATACGGACAAAACTGTTGGTATTATTGTCAATAAGGAAATTGCCGAATATATTCTTGACGAACTCGTGAAAATTGACGAAACAAACATTAAAGAAGTTGACCTTGTTGATTATATGAATATAGACGAATATTTAGTATCGGTTGATGATAATTGTGTAATCACTGTTGTCCCTATCAAGGACTTTGGAGTTCTTGATAAAACAGATATTTTCTACATTGATATGGATGGTGATATTTCACAGGATATTATTAATTACTGTGTAAACGAGGATAAGGAAGTTATTCTGTTTGGGCAGGAAGATGATGAACGTAATGGCGATTGTGAAAACTGTAATTGTCATGATGTGGCTACTACTACTTCTTCTGCCTCTTACGAGGTTAATGGTAAAGAAGTAACAAAAGAAGAATATGATAAGGCTGTTGAGGATATCTCAGGTTTTCTTAGTTTTGTAAATAAAATCTGGGATATTATTTAAGTTGTTTGGAGTGTGTGGTGTATGCTACACACTCTTTTTGTATGGGTAGGTCGTATAGCGGCAATTACTCCCGACTGTAAATCGGGTGCTTCGGCTTCGTTGGTTCGAGTCCAACCCTGCCCACTAATTATATTAAATATTTATAATAGCGATTTAGTTGAGTAACTACTATCTCGCTATTTTGTTATGAAAGGAAGTGATTTAGTGGCACATGTAACAAGGGTAAAATATTTTACCAAGGATAAGGAGAAATTCATAAATCCTGATAACTTGAAGAAATACAAGAAATATCTCCAATCAAATATTATTAAAAATCAGGATGTTAAAGACACTACATATAAAAGATATGAAGGATTGTTTCGCCATTTTCTTATGTGGTTAGGTGAAAACTATGGTGATTTAGATTTATATTCAGATGAGTTTATGGAGAATGCCGTTGATATTATGGAGAACTATATTATGTTCTGTCAAGAAACACTTCTGAACCATAAAAAGATTATTAACATGAAAATTTCTGCTGTTAGTTCATTCTATATTTGGTCTATGAAGCGTGGCTTTGTTAAGTATCATCCTTTTGACGGTAAACTTGATAGAATGAAGAAAGCTAATGAGGAACATATTTTGAACTCTTACTTCCTTACAGAAGAACAAGTTCAAACAATTCGTAGAGAATTATCTGAAAATGATAAGTATTCAATTCAGGATCAAATTTTATTTGAGGTAAGTTTTGACTCAGCAAATAGAATCGGTGCGTTGTTAAGGTTGCAACTATCTAAACTTGATTTAGAGAATAACATGTTCGTAGATATAAGGGAGAAGGAAGGATACCGTACACAGGTGGTTTTTGGGGATGTTGCAAAAGAACTTATTCAAGAATGGCTTGAAATGCGAAAGAATGATTATGACCACTTGGAATGTGATTCATTATTGATTACAAAATACAATGGAGAATATAAACCTATGGGTGACAGTGCAATCAGAGATAGAATGAAGAAATATGGCGAAATTATTGGAATTTCTGATTATAGACCTCATTGCCAGCGTAAGACTAGGCTAAATCTTGTATATGAGGAAACTGGTGATTTAGCATTGGCAGCCGAGCTTGCCAATCATCGTTCGACTGAAACCACTAGGGAGTTCTATTGTAGGAAACAAACTAAAGCAGAGGTTATGAATAAAATCAATGCTCTAAGAAGCAAAAATTCTGATGTTACTGATGAAGAGACTAAATAGTCCTTCCGAAACCACTCAGATGTATGTAATTCATGAAGATACTGAGGATGCCGATGAAGCTTTCGTCTAACATCATTTTTCCCACTATCAAACAGAGAATATAAAAGTATCACATCTTGGCATTTGCTATTCATGTAGTATTGTAAGTCCTACTTCTTTCCTACCGACATCTAGGATTATCGGTGACTCTCAGCCTTAGAAATGAGAAGATGTTCGTGCCTCTCTACGTTAATGAGAACCCTTAAAATAAACGGTTACTCATATACATATCATGCATTTGACGTGTAAGACACACGAGTTAGGAATGAATAAAATGTGGAAGCATGAATTGAGTTGCTGATAAGCGACCATATTCTAAATAACTGGATGTGTACAGTCCAATATCAGCTAGTTAGTGCTTAATGCTGATATTATTGTAGCATAGTAGTTTTAAACATTTTTAGCTGATGACTAATATGGAGAGAACTTCATCACTTCTCCTACTATGCTTTAATATTGGCTCGTAGTTCAGTGGTAGAACGGCAGACTGTTAATCTGCATGTCGTAGGTTCAATCCCTACCGAGTCAGCTAGAGATACTTGACTTTATATTTTTCAAAGCACTCTGTAAAGGTTATGAAAAATACAACATTGGGGTATCGCCAAGTGGTAAGGCACAGGAATTTGACTCCTGTATTCGTAGGTTCGAATCTTACTACCTCAGTTAGATTAAAAGGAAAACGAAAAATAAAAGAAAGGAGCATTTCATGACTAAGAAATTAGATATTATAGAAAACCAAATTAAATTAGGTCAAGTTAAAACTATAACATCAAATGGTGGCACATTTATTGATTTTGTTCAGTTACTATTCTCTCCTACCACTAAGGCTCAGTTTGCCCCAAGTGATAATTTGAAGGAAATTATTTTTTCTGTAACGGATAATAACTTGGACTTGCCACAATTAGAATGTAATATGTCGAAAGATACTTTACGTGATCTTATTATAAGTTTGAAAACTATATACAATGAATTGGAGGACGAAAATAAATGAAATTAAATGTCAAGAAAATAATCGAAGATAATATTATTACTGTAGATATTTCAGTTGCCTCATTAGGTACATCTACAAGTACAGTTGATGAGGAAAAATCATTATTGGAAGATTTCCCAAGAAGTGTTCGCTTTTCTGATATAAATTTTAAAGCAAATGTAAAACTGGATGAAAATGGTGATCCAATTGTAACAGATGAAGAAGTCAATGATTCCACAATTGTTTCTGTTGAGTTAAAGAAAATTATCAATAAAGAATATCCTATAAACGATGAGATGAATATTGTTATGCCATTTGATGTTACAAAGATTGCTACTACTGAAACAAATACATTACTTGACACGGTAGAAAAAGTTGGCAAAGCGTATGCTACTGTATTTGCAACAAAAGTACAAGCTGAAATTGCAAAGAAACTTGCAGAAGTCAGAAGCTTAAATACTAAGTTTGAAGGTGAAACAGAAGTTATTCTGTAAAAAATAATGGGTGGTACTCTTCCACCCTAAATATGGGGCATTAGTCAAAAGGTAAGACAATGGATTTTCATTCCATGAGTATCGGTTCGAGTCCGTTATGCCCTATTTTTTATGCGGTAAGCCTGATGTGAAAGCTTATCTTTTGGATGCATACGAAATTTAGTGTGTAAGTTCAACACTTACTACCGCCCTATGCCCTTTGCGGTCTTCGGACTGGTACTGTTGTAACAATAGGATACGTCCTATGCAGTTTAGATGAAAGCTCGCCATTCGAGGATGGAATGAGAAAGGCAATATCATTTTGGAATTTTATCAAATATCAATTTTCTTAACTTGAGTTGATATTTATCATAATGAGATTCCCAATCAAATTCTTTTGTATTATCTAAGATATCTTGTTTGAGATTTTCGAGTTGCTGTTTATCTGTTTTATGCTTCATGATAATCGGTAATTCGTTAATCTCGTTCTCATAAAATAAAATGGTTGCAATAATACAATTCTTATTGGCAAACAACGCAACTAATTCTTGTTTTGTACCCAATACAATTTCAGCCATACCTACTACTCTATTCGTAGTCATAGCTTTACGAAGAAGTTCATATTCGATTTCTGACTCCATTTCAGGAATTAAATAATATGATTTATCTATGAGTAGGTCTGATATTTCCTTTGATTTACAGAAATATTTTATTGAAAGTGTTCTATCTTTGTTTGATGTAATTGATTCTATATCATATTGTTCCAAAATAACATACTTATCTTCTGCATATTTATATCCTTTTACAATATCTTCATTGTGGATTTCTTTATTACAAGATGGACAAAATTTGATATAACGCACTCTTTCTTTGGAGTCTTTGCAGAGTTGATTAAGTTCTATAGAACTATTGTGTGATGTTTTTAACATTTTTACGGGAATATATAAATCTTTGAATTGAATTGCAGTTTTATATGAAGCGTTCATGATAGTTTCTCCTTAGATACTTTTGGTTTAGTATATGGAGAAATTTGAAAAATATTATCTGGATATAGGACAATTTGGTAGTCCGCTAGTTTTGGGAACTAGACGTTGTAGGTTCGAGTCCTACTATCCAGACTACTGCTCTATACAGTTATAACCGGTTTGGCGACTGATTGGTAAAAGCTTTAAAGAAAGAGTCATTTCCTTTGGAGGTGGCTCTTTTGTTATGTAGTATTGGCAGAGTTGGTATTGCACCTGATTGCTAATCAGAGGTCATCGTTTATTCGGTGCATAGGTTCAAGTCCTATATACTACGCTCATGCCGTGTGTCCGATTGGTCGAGGGTGCTGTCTTGAAAACAGTCTGGATGTAAAAGTCTTTGGGGTTCGAATCCCTAACACGGCGTTCTAAATAAATTGCACTTTCATTGGAAATTTAATATTGGAAATTATGAGAAGTCATTTCGTATGAGGTGGCTTCTTTTTTATATTAAAAAAAAGGAGGTGGCTGTTAATTGGCTACGAAAAGTAGTGCAACCGAAACGAAATTAACGGCTGCACAATTAAAGAAAAAAGTTGAAACACAGGAAGAAAAAATCAAGACTCTTAAAGAAGGTGCTTGGTGTTATATGTGTGATACACATAAAGCAAGGGATAAATTTTATATGAGTACAGATCCTATGTGTAAAAGTGGTTTTACTCCTATTTGTAAGGACTGTGCTCGTAAAATAGCATTAAAAGTAGACAACAAGAATGTTGAGCATGAACCTGATAAAGAGTCTGTAAAGCTCGCATTGAAATATTTAAATAAGCCATACCTTGATAGAATATGGGATTCAAGTATGCAGGAAATGGAAAACCTTGCTTCTGGAAGAGTTAAATCTAATATTTGGGTTGCATATATCCGTCAGATCTCAATGGGGCAATATAATGGTATGACATATTTTGATTCTGATTTTTATAAAGTCAAAACAAATATATCAGAAGATAGTTCTGACAATTCTTCCGTAGAAAATAAAGATAATTCAGATGAAGAAATAATGTCAGCTTATGAACAGAATAAAAAAGATGCTATAAGGCTATTAGGCTATGATCCATTTTCAAAAGAATCAACTGCTGAACAGCCTTTTTTATATGCAACACTTATTGGTTATTTGGATGCCGCTGAAGAAGCAAATGATGATAGAATGCGACTCTCCTCTATTATTGAAATTGTAAAAGGATTTAATCACATAGAGAAAATGAATGATATTATCGCAAGGCTTATGAATGACTACACAAATATTGAAGCAAATATATCTACCATTAAAAATCTCGAAGATACAAAAAGTAAAATTACTGCTTCTGTATTGAAACTTGCAGCAGATAATGGAATTTCGTTGAAGCATAGTGTTAATTCGACTAAGGGCGAAAACACATGGACTGGAAAAGTCCGTAAAATGAAAGAAATGAATTTACGAGATGCAGAAGTAAATTTATATGATGCGGAATACTCTGCTGGTCTAAAGCAAGTTGCAGATATCAGTAATGCTTCTATCTTAAAGCAGATTATGTTAGACGAAAATGATTCAGCAGATATGATTATTCAACAGAGAGAACTTATTACAAAATATAAGAGAATTGCTGATGAGTATGAAGAAAAAGCCCGTATTTTACTAAGAGAAAACATTGACTTAAAAGCTCTCGTAAAAGAAAACGGAATCAATATTGAGGAGGATTAGTTATGGCGTTTGAGACTACTGAATCTGTAATATTGATACCCAAAAATTATGAAATTTATGTTAAACCAACTGAATTTCAAATATCTGAAAGGAAGTTGGAAGGATATAAAAAATTAGCGGAAATAAAGCAATTTGGGATTAAATACCCGACAAAATTTATGAAAGAATTTATAGGAGTTGAACTTCTTGATGCGCAAGAATATACTTTTATGAATTCATGGACAAAACCATTTGTGTTATGGTTGGAAAGTCGTGCCGCAGGAAAGACGACATTACTTGCTTTATTTACCATAATAAAGGGACTTCTGTTCAACAACTACAGAACGTACATTTGTTCAGGAACAGCAGACCAGTCCCAAGAAACTTTTAAAAAGATCGAAGATATTGCATTAAAAAATATTGAATCAATGACTGGTCTTACAGATGTTTTTAAAAATGAAGTTGAAATATCGCAAGCAAACTCAAATGGATTTATCCACAATCCAATGGGATTTACATATAGGCTGTATAATGGTAGCTTTGTAAAAACATTGAATAGTAATATCAATGCCAAAAGAGGTAAGAGATGTGAGTGCGTCTGTTTTGATGAGGGCGGCTGGCTTTCAGAAGAAGAATTTAATGTTATTGGTGCATTTACAACTCTTGATTCAAATTTCAAACTTGGTGGAAATATTGATATATCTTCTCTTCCAAAGGAATTTCCACACCAGCTCTTATATGCTTCTTCTGCTTCTTCTATTGACACAGCTTTTTATCAAAAGTATCGTGATTTTTCCAAGAAAATGATGTTAGGTGATCCAAAATATTTTGTAGCAGATATTAACTGTGATGTTGTTATTAATGCTACTTTTCATGGTAAACCTTATGTTCCACTTTTGAATAGAGAAACTGTTGAGACAGAATTAAGAAATAATCCTGAAAAAGCTCAACGTGAGTATTATAACAAATTCACTCAAGACGGGAATGCGAACCAGATTATTAAAAGAGCTTTAATTGTTAGAAATTCTTATACTCGTCCACCTGTATTATGTAATGATACAAATGAAAGAACATTTGTTTTAGCATATGATCCAGCACGTTCAACCGATAATTCAATTCTAGGTATAGGTGAATTACTTTATAACGAGGAAGATGGATATACAATGGATATTGTAAATGTTGTATCCTTTTCCGATTTAGGTCTTAGACGAAAGACACCCATGATGACTCAAGACCAGATAAAAGAAATTAGGAAAATACTTCTTGATTATAATGGTGAAGCTTTGGATTATGACAATATTGAAATTTTCTTAGCCGATGCTGGTTCTGGTGGAGGTGGAAACTCTTGGGTTCGAGACAGTTTAATTGAAGATTGGAAAGATAAAAAAGGTAATGTTCACCGTGGTTTATTGGATAAAGAATATAACAATGGTGATGTGTATGCTAAAAGATACCCTAATGCAGTTGAAAAACTGAAATTAATTGAACCATCAAAATATAAATCTGAAATGTTTGAGGCTTTAATAAAAATGGTTGAAGCAGACAAAATTCATTTCACAGAAAAATATGATAACAAAGGTTATCTCAATATCATGGAAGTTGATACCAAACTTATGAATGAATCGGAAGAAAAGATTCGTGCAGAATTAGACAAATTGGATTTGAGCATTGATGAATATGAAAATGAGCTGGAAGAAAGACTTTCATTGATTGAAGCTGCTAAAACGCAAGTATATAAATTAACACCTGATGAAGAAGTTGCATTAGTTCAGATTGATGCAATGAAAGAGGAAATTGTTAATATCTGTAGAAATAAGCGTGAAGGTGGTAAGGATTCGTTCAAACTTCCTGCGCATAAAGACGCTGATACAGGAGCTTCAGAAGCTACTATGCATGACGACCGTGCGTATGTCTTGGCTATGCTTGGATGGTATTTATCTGAAAAACGAATGGATCATATCAGAAACAAGAAACGTACAAACAACTTCGACATCACCAAAATGGTCGGTGTCTCAAAACGCCCTAAAAAATGGGGATTCTATAACTAAGGAAAGGAGGAAATCAGAAATATAAATGGCAACACAGAAAACAAATAATTCTGCAAAGAAATCAGTACAGACAGAACCATCGCCAACTCGTAAAAATGAGCTGACCACTTCTACTCAGAAATATGCACAGATGATTAACTTTCAGGAATTACAACGTATCTTACAGCAGAATATATCCAAAGGTACATCGAAGACATATACCCAATACACAAAAGAGAAACTTCAATCATACATAAAAAGTCCTCTTGCCAATATTGACAATCTTCGTGATATATCTGCTTTCTTATATCGTATCAGTCATAACTATAAAAAGATTATAGAATATTATGCTTACACTCCTATCTTTAGTTATAACGTATCTTACAATACTCCCGATTGGGCAAATCCCCCACAGAATGCATCTGAATATATTAAAGGGTATCAAGAACTTTGCACCAGATTAGATAAAATGGATCTGAAAGAAATGGGTTCACAAATGATTGCCACTTGTTTAAGAGATGGTATCTATTGTGGATTTTGTTACGATGATGGAGATTCGTTCTTTATACATCCACTTGATCCAAAATATTACAAAATCGGTTCTCGTGCAGAAAAAGATACATGGATTGTAAAATTCGATGCCTCTTATTTTGATTCTGGTAACAATAAGGATTTCTTATATGGTACTGGTAGTGAAACTGATTCAGAAGAAGGCTTATGGGATGATGTTTTTGTAGAAGGCTACGAAACATATAAATCAAAAGGTAATGACTATAAATGGTTTGAATTACCACCAGAGAAAACTATCTGTATTATATGTGGTGATGATCCAGTTGTACCACTGCCATACTTCTTACCCGTATTCGTATCACTCTTAGACTTGCTTGACTACGAAGCTCTTATTCGTTCTAAAACAGAACTTGAAAATTATGTTCTTCTCTTATCAAAAATCCCTATGAATGAAAACTCAGGCGAAGTAAATGACTTTGCCGTAGACCTTGAGATTGTACAGGCTACTCAAGCTGCGATTGATGAAGTGTTACCAAGTCTTGTTGGTTCGGCATGGACTCCATGTGAAGTCGAAAAGATTGAGTTTGGTAATAAAAATCAGGTTGATGATACTAATGTATATTCACAGGCAATCAAGAACTTATTCTCTTCTCTTGGTATATCAGAAATGATATTCAATGGTCAAAAATCTGGTTCTGTTGGTCTTAAACATTCTATTACAGTTGATATGACGCTTCCTATGGAATTATTAAAAAGAATTGAAGCAAACATCCAGAGATATGTCAAATTAAATATCACAGAGGATTTTGAATTTTATTTCCATTATGTATCTGTATTTGACCTTGATGAAAAGATGTCTCAAAGAAAAGATAAAGCTACGTTGGGTATAGATACAATGGATTATGCAACGTTGGATGGTTCTTCACCTTCAAGAGTTGTTAATAATGCTTTTATGATGAGGTCATTAGGATTAATGAATTACTTTACTCCTCTCTCATCTTCATATACGCAAAGTGGTACGAGTGATAATGAAGGTGGCGGTCAGACTAAGAATGAAGATGACCTTTCAGATGAGGGACTTGCTACCAGAGAGGGTGAAAAAGATGTTGGCACACAAGCTGGTAATTAAGGAGAAAAAAGGATGAAACAGAATTTTATAAAGACATCAGATTCTGAAACAGCTTCTAAGATGACAAATCTTGGCTTTCAGAAAATTGATGAACAAAATGGTATTTATACTTTTCTGAATACTGATAAATTGATGTTTTCAGATGATATAGATAAATCAAAGATTCAGTATAGTAATATGCTGAACATTTAGCCACTCTCCTATTTCGAGTGGTTTTATTTTTGCCTAAATTTTGAAGAAAGGAGAAGAAAATGGCTAAGAAAAGACTTCGTTATATAGAAGATTTGTATGATTTCTATTCAAATAAATACAAACGTTCTACGAAATTCAGTGCCGAAAAAACTGGTGAACCATTGGTTGTTCAAGTACATGGGCGTATAAATTTTGATGAGTCAAACAAGAACAAAGATGGGCTTCTTCCAGTTCATTTACAGTCATGCCATACAGATTTAAATGTAAACGGCTCTAATATTGAATCTTCTGTCATGGAAGCTGCTCTTCCATCTTTTAGCAATCGTCCTATTCTTGGGTACATTCACAAGGTAACAACCGATGAAAATCCAGAAGGTCAGTGGGAATTTTATTCTCATAATATGCATGAAGACGAGAATGGTGATGTGGTTTATGATGAATATCCTATTGGAATCATACCTGAAAGTTGTAATGCACAGTTAGTTTATGATGAAGAAAAAAAGAAAACTTATTGTGAAGTCGATGGATATATTTTTGAGGAATATTCTAAAGCTGCTGAAATTTTACAGCGTGAAGAAGAATGCTCTGTATCAGTCGAATTGTCAATCCGAGAACTCAGTTATGACGCAAAGCAGAAGTTCTTAAATATTGAAGATTTTTGGTTTTCTGGTGTGACAATTCTAGGAAAAACACCTCAAGGCAATGAAGTAAAGCCTGGAATGACTGGTTCAAATATTAAGTTGGCAGATTTCAGTTCTAAGAATAACAGTTTATTTGGAGATTATGAGTCAAAAATGGTTGAACTACAAGCACGAATTGAAAATTTAGAGACTGCTTGTTTCAATAAAGAACAGAATTCTTCTGTTCGCACATTATCAAAGGAAGGAGGAAATAAAGAAAGTATGACAAAATTTGAAGAGTTACTTGCTAAATACAATAAAACAGTTGAAGATGTAACCTTTGATTATTCAGAATTATCAGACGAAGAATTAGAGGCTAAATTTGCAGAAGTATTTGGTGAAGACAACAATACAGATGGTGACAATTCTGGTGATAATACAGCGAATGAACCTTCTAATGATAATGAAGGTGATGGAGAAAACACTACTGAGCCAGAAGGAACTACTGATGGAGATAATGAGGGCGAAGGTCAGAATTTTGAGAATATGACAAAGACATTTGAAATTTCTCATGATGACATTCGTTATGCTTTATATAATCTCTTGTCTTCTTATGAAGACGCAGATAATGAGTGGTATTACATTACTGGTGTATATGATTCTTACTTTGTTTATGAAAGTTGGGATGGCGGTAAAATCTATGGTCAGAAATATACAAAAGATAATGACAATGTATCATTTGATGGTGAACGCTATAATCTGCACAAAGAATATCTTACCGATTCAGAATATACAGAAATTCAGGATATGCGTTCCAACTACTCTTCTGTTGTAGAGGAATTAAACACATATAAATCTGCTGAAGTATTTGCAGACAAGATGACTGTATTTGATGACGAAGCATATTCAGAATATCTTGATACAGATGAGTTCAAAGCACTTATGTCTGAGGATTCTGTAAACAAATATTCTAAGGAAGAGTTATCTGAGAAGGCTGATGCTACTCTTGGAAAACTTGTTAAAAAGAATAAGACATTCTCTTTTGCAGGTGAAACACCACAGAAGAAACATGTGAGCAGAGTTGCGTTTAATGCAGAAAAAGAAACGGAAGATACATATAAACCATATGGCGATCTGTTTGATTAAATCAAAAACTAAATAACTTTATGAATTAGCACTTATGGAAAAATCCATAGGTGTTTTTTATTGCACAAAAATTAGAAATTTTAAGGAGGAAATAAAACTATGGCTAGTAATTTCATTTCATATACTAAGCACGGTGTTGCTGAGTCAACTTTACTTAAGGCTACAAAAGTTGGTCATCACTACAACTTAGTAAATGAGTCTAAGGATATTGACAATGGTTCTGTTGCTGTAATTGGTGACAGAAAGAAAGCAGATGTGTTTGAAGCAAAAGTTCCTGCAAAGGGAGACAAGATTGTTCTCATTTTAACCGCTCCAAAGATTTATGAGGAATATACAACAAAGATGCAGGAGGAATCTAACTTCTACAACGGTAAGGGTGAAGTTATGAGAGCTTACGAGATTCAGGACACTGATAGATTCACACTTTCTACAGAAGCTTTCAATTCTGATGCAGAATTAGCTGTTGGAAAATATGTATTCGTAGATGGTACAGACTTCAAGCTTACAACTGGTGAGAAACCAAGTATGACTGAGTATGGTTTTGTAGGACATATCTACGAGGTTGCTGCAAATGGAAATTATCGTATTTGGGTAGATAAGAATGCCCAGGTATATGCGTAATTCGGTAGAAAGGAGGATTAATATACTATGCAGAGATTAAGATTTAATGAAATGAGCGATGTAATCGTTGAAAAGTTTGATGAGACAAAATATAAGAACTTCTCTCGTCTGTGTGTTGACACAGCAAAAGGTACTGTAAAGCAGTATTCTATCGAAGAAGCAAATGATAAGATTCGTAAGACAATTATCGAGATGGCAGGTCTTTCTGAGACTCCGACTCCCAATGAGGTAAGAAAGGCATTTAAGAAACAGTCTGTAAGAGAAGCCGTATTCGAGGTTATCGAGGAGACTGTTGAAGATACTCTTGTATCTGGTTGGACAAGCTCACCTGTATTCCAGAAGTATGTAGAGGTTAAGACTCTTGCTCTTGGACAGACAAATAAGTTCTATACAAAAGATCCTTGCATTATCACTGTTGCTGAGATTGCTGATGGTCATCACAGCATTGAGAGACAGAGACTTGGTGCTGGTAAGGAATTCGGTGTAACTGTTAAGTCTTATGGCGCAAAGGTTTACATGGAAATGTCAAGATTCCTTCAGGGCGTTGAAGATTGGAGTGAGTTAATCAATAAAATTGCAGAAGCTTTCACAAGATTAATCAATACTCTTCTTCATGAAGCTGTTATGAGTGCTGGTACTTCTCTTCCTGTTCCTGCTAAGTGGAATATCCGTGGTGAGTTAAATGCAACTAACCATGATAAGTTTGTAAAGCTTATTTCTGATGTTCAGCTTGCTACAGGTGGTGTTGCTACTATCGTTGGTACAAAGGTTGCTCTTGCAGGATTAAAGAACCTTGGAGATATTCAGTGGGTTTCTGAAGCTGCAAAGAACGATGTTTATAACACTGGTAGAATTGGTACATTTGAGGGTACTCAGATTATCGAGCTTCCGCAGGCATTTAAGGAGAATGACGTAGAACATTATCTTGAAGACGATACAAAGCTTCTTATTCTTCCATCTAACATCGACAAGTTTGTTAAGATGTACTATGAGGGAATGGATGAGACTAAGGAAGTATCTGAGGCTGGTGATAATGCCGATGATACAAAAGAGTACGAGTTCAAGTCTCGTTTTGGTATCAAGACTATGACTAACACAAGATTTGGTACTTGGACAATCGGTGCGTAATCCATAGAAATATTGGGACTGTATATCTAAATGATATGCAGTCCTTTTTGAATTGAGTGAAAGGAGAAAATATAAATGGCTTATCAGAAGAAAGCTACAACTACTTCTGCCGCAAAAACAAAGGCAGAAGATGCAAAGGTTGAAAAAGATACAGTAAAGGAAACAGTTGCAGAGGTTAAGAAACCTAAGAAGTATGAACCAGATGATTTAATTCCATGTCGCTCTATGTACGCAGGTACTCTTTTATTTACTGGTGACAAGACAAAGATTACATATGAGTTTAGTAATATGGGTGATTTCAGATATATTGAGTATCAGGATTTACTTTCAGCTTTACTTGTTCGTAAGAAGTCTTTATTTGCACCTTATATCATTATTGAGGATGAGGAGCTGCTTGAAAATGTACATTGGCAGGAAGTAAAGAAAGTATACGATGGTTTATATGATAGAGAAGATTTAGTAAATCTTATCAATCTTCCAACTATGCGTTTCAGTGAAGAATTCAGAAAACTTCCATCTGGCTTCAAGAGTACAATCGCAACAATGGTTTCTGAAATGATTTCAGAAGGAACTTTTGACAGTATAAATAAAATCAAGATTATTGATGAGGAATGTGGTACTGATTTAAAGTTACTTGCTGAGTAATATATTGGAGGTGTCTTATGATTATCTCCTATGAGAAAATATTTGAAAGATATTATGGATTAATAGATGACGTTAAGGAGTTATCTATAAATGACAATGATTTGCTTGAATTATGTACAGAACGATTACGTTCCGCTACTTCTTATCCTTATATAAGGAAACTTTTTTCAACATTAACTTTTGACAATGAGATGCAACAGTGTGATTTTGAATTATCAACACCAGTTGACGACTCCACTGATGAAGATTTTGTTATTGAATTATTTGCAGAAGGAATGGCTATTAAATGGCTTGAACCAAAAGTAAAGTCTCTAAAAAATACAGCTAAAATGTTTGGCGGTAAAGAAGAGAAAAAATTAAAAGATGACTACGCAGGAAACAGAGAAATGTTGAAAGAAATGAAAATTGAACAACAAAAACTTATTAGAGATCATGGTTTTGCATTTAAGCCATACTCTTCTACAACGGAGTCCTAACCTATGAAGTACATCTACGGTTATTTTACAAACAAGCAAATCAAAGAAGCTGCCAGTGCCATGCACAATGACATACATAAGCTTCTACTCTATAAAGATAACACAATTGAGGAAACTATCTTCGAGAATGACGAAGCTTTCCTCATATATTTTGATCACTTGCTTGAAAACTTTGGCGGTGTCCATACTCTCTTTAATAACAATGGAATTATGGTCAAGCTAATGTCAACATTGCAAGCCGCAAGAAACGAAGTTGCAAGTGATAATTTTCATTATGGTACTTTTCGTAGAGAAATATTAGATTCTCACAATTATATTAAGCAGATGTTTGAGGAGGGTGATGCGTATGCCAAGTCTGTCAACAGCTAGGCGTATTGCAAACGCCAAAACAAATAATGCAAAAACAATTGGACAGATTTATAAGGAACAGTCTGATTGGATGATGGAGGAAACTTGGGATAATGATATCCAGACTAAAGTTTGTTATATTTATGATTTTTACCATGATGATCAACCACGATTGGCTGAAGGTATGACATATGAGAATACAACAAAAACACACATAGACGCAAAGTTTATTGTTAAATCATATCAGTCTATGGATAAAGACCAAGTTGATTATTATGTGCAGTTCAAGCCATCTCAACCTGTTCGATTTACAGAAAAAGATGAGTTGTATTATTTTGAAACTGACTATAAATCAACATATGGAAATACATTTCCTGTTGGATGTTATCTGGACATTCCAGACGATAGGAATGTTTATCATAAATGGTTAATTTGCCGAGAAGAAAAAGCTAATCAATTCCCAAAGTATCTCGTACTCCCTTGTGATTATGAGTTATGTTGGATTGAGATAAATGGCAAAGATAGGATTAAGCGTAGAATGTGGTCTGTTCTTCGTATGCAAAGCAGCTACACCATCGGGCAGTACACGGATCGAGTGTTTACAAGAACTGATAACCAAAATAAAATCTGGCTTCCTCTCAATAAATATACTGAGAAGTTTTGGTATACGACTAATGAAGATACAACAATGCGTATTGTAGTTAGTGCTCCAACTGAACATCCTCTGATATGGGCTTGTACAAAAATTGAGAATATTCAGCCTGTCGGGATTCAGAAACTTACTATATATCAAACTGTATGGTCTGATAATCGAGACTATATCGAAAAGGACGAGAATGGTCGTATCATTGGAATGTGGGCTTCATATTTCGATTCAGAAATCGCCCCAACCGATCCATCCACACCAACTCCTACCCCATCGTCTACTACAGCGAGAATTTCAGCATCCACTTCTACTATCAAAGTTGGTGGTTCTTATAAAAATCTTACAGTAAATCTCTACAATGATTCCAATGAAGATATCACAACTGAATATTCAGACGCTACTATTTCATGGACTTGTTCTATTGATAATGAAGATTGGACTGATAAAGTGACTTGGCGAGATGGTACAGAGTTCAACCAAAAGAAATTGAAGTTTCCTAGTGATGTTACCGTTATCGGAAAAATTCTGACAGTTAAATGTACTATCGACAAAGATGACGCAACAATTGAATCTGAACCGATTCAGTTAGAGTTAATAGAGTAAGGAGGTGTTGTATGGAAAAGTTAGAAACTAAGAAAGATCTATTATCAAAACTTCGTGCATATAGCAAGAATCCTGATGATGAGAATATTCAATACAAGAAGAAAATTGAGAAAGCTTTATTATCAAACCCTTGTCTATTATATGCTCTAAATGAAAAAGATTTAGAATCGGAGTTATTTGATAAAAACGGAAACATTAATTGGGAATGGAATGAAGATTTAGGCGAATACGAACCTTTAGGTGAATGGGATAGATATTTTGGCAGTGGTTCAAATATCCGTCCTTATTTATTTATTCCTGATACACAGACAGAAGTAAAACATTATATCTGTTATCAGGTAGCATTTGATGAAACTCCTCGTTATCAGGATACGTTAAAGTATACAAATATTACATTTACAATATTTGTTCATGGTAATGATAGAGATGATAAATTAACAGGTATTCCACGTCATGACCTAATTGCTTCCATTATAAGGGAGCGATTCAACTGGTCTAATATCTTTGGTATGCAGACACATCTTATTTCATCTAAAGAATCCACAACAGATAATAACTATCTCGTTCGTACTCTTGTATTCCAAGTAGTTGACACAAATGGAATTTATAAAACGACAAACAATAAGACAGCTATCAATAATTATCAGTTAAGGCGGTGATTTTATGTCAAAGCAAAATACTGATATGTTAGATGGACTTCAAGCTGCTGTCATAGCAGAAGCTCAAAAGAAAAAAGAAAACACACAAGAATATAAATTTGATCCACTCAAAATGTATTTTAGAGAAGATTACTTTGTTAAGGGTATTCGCATTGTCGAACCAACAATAGGTGATATTCTCAATATCGGTGAGTCAAAATTTTATTCTGGTCTTTCACCTTTTCTATACAATTCTACTTCTATTCGTGTAATGTTATGGGATTTACCTCAACGAATAGATTGGTGTAAAGTTAAAGATATTGAAGTATTTGGGATGTTAAAAAACATGACAGATACTAATAGTTCTGCAATTCGATTATTATGCCCAGATTATAGAATCGAACATATGCAGTTAATGCAGTTTCAAGAAAAAGATTCTGATAAACCTCAATTATGTTTATATGATTCCGAAAATGATTTTATTTTAAAAGAATCTGAATATATGGAAATAGCCGAATATATCAGAACTTTGCTTAATATTCATCCAAAAATAGAAAAAGCAAAGGGGAAAACAACAAAACAATGGATGATAGATGAAGACAAAATGAATATGGCGCAAAGAGATGAGAAAAATACATCTACTCTTCTACCGCTTATATCAGCTTGTATAAATCATCCTGGTTTTAAATATAAATTACAGGAACTTAGAGATGTAGGAATCTATGAATTTATGGATTCTGTGCGGAGATTGCAAATATATGAATCTACTCACGCATTAATGAGTGGCATCTATAGTGGATTCTGTGACACATCTAAAATTCCAAAAGAACAATTTAATTTTATGCGAACTTTGCATGAATAATTAGTGAAACATGAGCGATTTTAATCGCTCTTTTTTATTACAAAAAATACTTATTTTAAGGAGGAAAAATTATGGCATTTAAATTAGGTGACGTAATTATTGACCGTCTTCAGTTCGGTTATGGTGCAACAAAGACAAAAGCCCTTTATGCACTTACACAGTTGACAAATGCAACTATTGATATCACTGCTGATTCAACAGATATCAAAGATAAAGATGGTAACTTAATTTATAGAAAGTATTCAGGCAAGAGTGGTGAAGTTACTGCTACTAATGCTTTTATGAACCTTTCTGTAATTGAAGCTATTTCTGCTCAGGATGCTGAGATTGCTTCTGATACCAATACAGTTGTTATGCCTATCTTCAAGATTGTAAAAGCAGGTGAGACACTTGATATCACAGATGCTGTTGAAGATTCATTTATTGTAAATGCTCTTTCAGCAAATGGTTCACTTGGAAAATCATATACAAAGGGTTCAGCTGCTTCTCCAACAGAGTTTAAAGTAGACACAGAAACAGATCATAAACTTACACCACCAACAGATGCAGCGGAAACACAGTATCTTGTTAAGTTCAAGAAAAACGTTAAGAGTGGTGCTAAGATTACAATTTCTGGTGATAAATATCCAAAAGCTCATGAATTATACTTTAAGGCTCTTGCGGTTGATAAATGTGAAATTGGAAGCTACCGTGGTTGTATTATTCATATTTCATCATTCATGCCAAGTCCAGAAGTAAGCCTTGCACTTCAGGGTGGAGATTCACAGACAATGGATTATAAAGGTGCAATTCTTACAAATGCATGTTCTACATCTCAGGATATGGTTGAAATCTACTTTGTAGATGAGGAAGAAGAAATCTAATCTTTACAACCAAAATTTATTCAGAAGAGTGGCTTTCCACTCTTCTATTATATTAAGGAGATAAATGCATGAGCAAAAATGATTTAAGAATGTGCTGTGTTTGTCATAAGGAGTATTCGTTTTGCCCAGTTTGCAATCCAGAAGACAGATTAAAACCTACATGGCATTTTGCTTATTGTGGTGAAAATTGTAAAGACATTTACAATATTACTTCTTCATTTGAAGATGGTAGGTTGTCGGATATTGAAGCAAAAGCAAAATTAGAAAAGTTGGATTTAAGCAGAAAAGAATATTTTGGCGAAAGCTATAAAAATTCTATTGCTTCTATCATGAAGGCAAAAGCGCAAGTTATTAAGAAAGAAAATAAAAAGACAGAGGCTAAATCTGTCAAAAAAGATATTGTTACAAAAGTCGAAAAAGAGGCTGAACGTAATGTTGAATAGTGATTTTAAAATAAGGGATTATGACATAACACACTATTCAATGTTATAATCCCTATTTTTTACGCTATTTACATGAGGAATAGAAGGAATGATAAAAACAAATTTAAAACCAAGAGATTATTCAATACATGAAGTTGTAAGAATAGTCAACCCAAAGCAATATTTGTTATATATCAAAAATGGTGTATATCCAATAGATATGTATGCAAGTATTGATGAGGATACAAATAATATCATTTTAGCAGTTGTATTTTTAAAAGAAGGAACAACAGACGTTTATAAAAAATGGTGTAATCATGAATTAACATAAAAAGAATAAATAGGTTGTTCAAGACAATGAATATAAAAGTAGATGTTATACCTGTGAGTGAACGATTACGGAATCAATAGTCAGGTCGCTACTATTTCCTATTAGAATTTTAATAAGGAGGAAAGTTATGGATTTAACATTTTTAACAAATTACGCTGTACCAATTATTGTAGGTATTTGTCTTTGCGTAGGATATGTTCTCAAGAATATTGTCACTACTGATACTGTTAATAAATATATTCCGTTAATTATGGCAATTCTTGGTGTAGTATTAAATGTATGGATGAATACTGCATTTACGCCAGAGATTCTACTTGGTGGAATGTTTAGTGGTCTTGCAAGTACAGGTTTATATGAATTATTTACGCAGTTAATTAAGAAGAAATAATGCAACCAATTGAGACTTTTATAAGTCTCTTTTTATTGGTAGAAAGGAGAATTTATGATCTCGAATTGTGGACATGATGAACGTGGTCGATACTCTAGTGGAAAAGCTGGTGACCAGACTGGTACAGAGTGGTATATTCGTTCATGGTACAATCATAAATGGAAATGTGTAATACGCTTTCCAGAAAATATTAGAGAACAGTTAGCTCTCAACGCAGAGAAAGCTGCAAAGAATAATCTTATTGGCTATGACCAGTCGCAGAGACTTACATATTACAATCATCTCAAGGCAAGTAACTGGGATGCAAGTAAAATTACTATAGCTTGTGAAGCAGACTGTTCAGCAGGCGTTTCGGCAAATATTATTGCGGCAGGATATAAACTTGGGATAGATAAACTCAAGAATTTTAATAAATCAAACACAACAAGCACACTTAGAAATGCATGTAAGGCAGTAGGTGCTACTATTCTTACAGATTCTAAATATCTTACAAGTGATTCTTACTTACTTCGTGGTGATTTAATTCTTAAAGATGGAAGTCATGTAACAACCAATATTACAAATGGTTCGAAGGCTGTTTCAAATTCAAATCCTGCTCCATCAAAGCCTAGTACTTCAAGTTCTAGTAATACAAATAAATATTATCTTGCTAATTCAAGAGTTAGAGCATGGCAGAAAGCTATGAATAAGGGTTTTGATACTAATGAGCTTGTAGTAGACGGTAAATTTGGATCAGCGTCCCAAGCATTTGCGTCAAAACATGTTTTGTCAGCAAATCAGAAACATAATTGCATTACTGCAATTAATTTCTTAAGAAAGACACTTCATGACGTATATAGTTTCTCAAAATTGCCAACAACAGGTAGATGGGATTCTTATCTTACAACATGCGTAAAAGTATTCCAGAAAAATCGTGGACTTACTCAGGATGGCGCAGTTGGTCTTGATACAACTTACTACTTATTAAAAGGGTAAGTGTGAAGGATAATGAATGAAATTGAAGAGTTATTTAATCTTAATTATCCCATGATTATTATGGGCATTTTTATTATCATTCTTGGAGTAGATAAAATAGTATTTTTGCTTGGTAAAATCAAAAAAGCCTTTAGGATAAAATTTGGTTATGAACAAGATAAAGAAACTGTTGAAGATAGAATTGCTATCCTTGAAAAACATGACAATTGGCAATATAAAGAAATCTCTAAAATATTACAAGGTATAGATGATATAAAACAGACTTTGATTCAAAAAGACATCACAGATAAAGCAAAGACTGTTGCCACATTACGAAATCAATTGTATGAACTTCATGGAACTTTTGTAGATAGAGGATACGTTGATAAGTCTGGTTTAAAAACATTTCTTGAATTAGGAAATATTTATGAAGACGCAGGTGGAAACGATGTGTATCATGATAAACTAAAACCAGAAGTAATGAGATTACCACTTAAAGAAGATGAATGACCATATTTTTCTATTATACCAAATATTTAACAAACCCTGCTTATATATTTTTCCAGTATTATACAGTTATAAAAGAATAGTTCTTACACATACTTATCGTATGAATAATAAAATTGGAGAATATAGGTATAAAAATAACTTAACACTTAAAGAGCTGTCCTTACGAAGTGGAATGTCTACTACAGCTCTTTCTAATTTAGAAAATGGATTGACAACGGATATATTGCTTAGTCATGCCATTACATTATCAAGAGTATTGCATGTAGATTTGTATGAACTATTCTGTATAAGGAAATGAGGAGGCAAGGTTTATGACGTATTTCAATTTAATTTGTGAGGAACATGAAATTACAGGAGGCAAGGTCATTCATATTGATAAAAATGTAGGAAATATGAATGACGTACATAAAATTGTAACAGAAAACATAGATAAGTACCCTAACGCCAAATGGGAACTTTATCCTATGATTATTAATAACTAACCAAATACATATGACAATTGAATATAAGAATTATAAAAGAGCGGTTTCTTCGGAAGCTGCTCTTTTGTTATGTAAAGGAGAATAATATACAAGAATTAAAATTAACATCTCCTATTGCGCCCTCTGTAAACCATTACTTAGGGTGGCGAGCAGTTATTAAAGGTGGCAAGCCTATGGCAATAGGATACAAGAAACCAGAAGCAATAAAGTATCAAAATGAATTTGCTGAATACGTAAAAAACGAAGCAAAAAAACAAGGTTGGATTAAATCTAAAGACAAGTCACAGCACTATTATATGGATTGTATATTCTATTTTGACAGAGTAGACAAGGATGCAAATAACAGTTTTAAATGTCTTGCAGATGCAATTACAGATAGCGAATCTGTTTGGATAGATGATACCCAATTATGTGAACGAGTGCAAGCAATATATTACGATTCAGATAATCCAAGAATTGAAATTATTATACGACCAGTTGACTACATTGGAGTTTTTAATAATGCTTCACAGTTAGATGAATTTAAATCTCACTGCATCGGATGTAAAAGATACAAACGAAATTGTAGTCTATTAAAAAAAGCAATTGAAGGTCGAATTCAGGGTGAAATAAATAACGGAGAATGCAATAAATTCTCCCCAATAAATGATTAAAAGGAGAAAAAGGAATATGAGACTTTTAGAATTTGTAGAGAGATACAATAACATGGCAACTCAGCAGTTAAAGGATAGATTTGTTAAAGAGAAAATCAAAATCACTCCATACATTTCAATCATTAAGAAAGATGCATATGCACAGTTAATCGTAAATAAAACAACATTTGAACAGGAAGCTTATGACGATAACGGAGAAACAAAGTATCGTAAAACAGATAAGATTAGAATTAATTCTGTCGCTCAGTATATACAGTTTTGTCGTGCCGTAATTGAGTTATATACCGACCTTGAGATTGATGAGAACGATAAAGGTTTTATTAATGGATATGATGCACTCAAATCTTCTGGTTTGCTTGATATTTTAATGGTTGGCTCTGATAAGGCTTATCCGCTTATCCCTATGAGTGAATTAAATGAGTTCAAGACCATTTTAACAATGAAACAGTCTGACACTCAGTTCAATGAGACAACTACTCAGGCGTTTATTAACAAACAGATTGATAGAATCTCTGATTTGGCAAATGTTACTATTACACCACTTGTTGATGTTGTCAGCAAAAAACTTGATGAGATTCCAAAGGAGGATCTGGAAGACAAAATTCTTGAATTTACAAAGAAGGGTAATTTTAGAGAGGTGTAATGAATTTCAAATTTCCTTGGAGGATTTAAATGATAAGTGGAATATTATACGGACTTCTATGTGGATGGATTCTTGCATTATTCAATGTAGATAATATCTGTATAGAAGTTTTACAACCGATTGTTCCTTTTGTATTAACTACGGCTCATTATTATTTTGTGTTTGGAATTGTAGGGTTAATATACGGAATTATACATAATAATTAAATATTAGGCTCTATACGTGTCAAAGCGTGTAGGGCTTTTCTTATGGAGAGTGGTGATACTGCTCTCCTATTTTAGTGTAAAAATAGTGAAAATAGTGAAATTTTGGAGGTGATGATGAATGGCAAAAAATATATATGCAGATTTTAAAAAGAAGTTAGACAGAATTGAAAATCATATTGCAGAAGAAGTCGCACCACAAGCAAATGAACTTCTAAAAGAATCTGTTAGATATTCATTGATAGATTGGTACAACGACTATACTCCACAGTCTTATGAAAGAACATATAACTTCATGAAAATTCTCGATTCTACAAGAACACGAGGGAAAGGAAATATTCTTCGTTTTTCGGTTGATTCAGGTGCAATGGATAATTATATTGGTTGGGCTGGATATGGTTGGGGAAATACATATGATGCACCAAGAGAAGACGGAAAATATTCTAATAAAAAAGGTAATCATCAGAAATTAAATGCCAGTCTTGCATTTGATTATATGTTTATGGATGGAGAACATGGTCATGGAAAATGGATGATGCATCAATCATTACCTCCATATATGTATGTTGAACGAGACATTGAAAGTGGATTCGGTGGTCGCTTGGATGACATTATCAATAAAAGAATAGAACAAATTTTAAGAAAGTGAGGTAGGAAATGCCAGGTACATATCAGTATGATTTAGAAATTAAATCAAATGTAGAAAAACTGCTTAAAGATATGAAACAAGTCCAAGACAGATTAGATACTGTTGAGGGTAGAGAATATACAATTAAATTTAATATTGATGAAAAGAAATTATCTAGTGTAATTTCTAATCTCGAAAAGATGCTTGATTCTCTTGGTAAAGGAACAGGTGATTTTAAACAGTTTGAGAATTTATCAAAAGAGTTATCAAGTATTGTATCAGAAGTACAGAGTTTAAGTAAAGCTTTTGGTAAAGTAGATGATTCTGGTGCAAAGACACTACTCTCTTCTATCCAGAACATTGATAAGTCACTTTCTGAACTGAGTCAGAATATTCTCAATGTTAATAAAAACATGAACAATATGGGTGGCAATACGAGTGGTGCTGTCAAACAAGTGGAGAATATTAGTAATGCATATCAAGATGCTGCTAAAGAAGCTGAGAAATTGGCTGATGCAGAGAGTAAGATTGGACGAAAAGCGAATATTTCATCTGGAATGAAAGACACATTTCCTAAGACTTCTGAAAACTTAGAACAGGTTGCACAATCTGAACAAAAAGTACAGCAAGAAGCCGTGGCAATCAAGTCAAAATGGGAACAAGCCGAAAAAGCAATTCAGAATTACATGAATGCTGTTACAAAGTTAAATAATCTTAGAGCCTCTGATAAAAGTACTGGTAAGAAGTCATATGAAATTGCGGGACAAATTGAGGAAATTGAGAAGTTAAAAAAAGAAGCTTATGATGCAAGACAAGTTTTATCTTCTATGATAAATCCTCAGAATGTAGATACAGATACATGGAAAAGATATGTTGACGTGATAAATCGGCTCGATCAGGCATCAAATGGATCTGCTGAATCGGTTAATAGATTAAAAGACTCTTTAAAAAATGTTCTAAATTCAGAGTTGAATTCTTTGCAAAATTCTATTGATAAATATCAAAAAATCATTACTCAAGCACAAACATATCCGTCTGATTTTCATCCAAGTACAGAATACAATACAAAACTTGCAAAATTAGAAAGTGCAAATGAAGTACTTAAAAATTATAAAGTCTCATTGCAAGGTGTTACTGAACTTACAAAAGAACAACAAAATCAGATTAACAGATTAACACAGAATTGCGAAAAAGCTGCTACAGAATTCAAGAATCTTTCTGCTGCTGAAAAAGGAACAATTAAAGTCGGTGTTGAGAAAGCTATTCAGAGAATCAATAAAGATTTAGCAGAGAATACAAAATATTCTGCGGAAGCCAAAGCCGGTCTTAACGCATTGTTAGAACAATTAAAATCTGGTGATCCAAGTATCAATTTAAGAAAAATCACAGAAGAAATTATTAAAATTGAAAATGCTGAAATTGCTGCTGGTAGAGCTGGAAAATCTCTTTGGGATATTTTTAAAACAAAGTCTACATACGGTTTCATTGGTCAGATGCAAAGCTATTTGAGTATGTATGTTGGATTCTATGGGATGGTAAATGCTGCCAAAAGTGTTGTTTCGACAGTAACTGAATTAAATTCTAAAATAATTAATCTTGCAAAAGTTTCTGAGAATACCTCGAAACAAATCTATGCTGACTTCAGTAGTTATGCAGATATTGCAAAAGATATGGGAGATACTATATCAGATACAATTGAAGCAACAACAAATTGGGCAAAAAATGGATATAACATACCTGATTCTAAAGAATTAGCTCGTGTCGCTTTATTATATAAAAATGTTGGTGATAACATTGATATAACTTCTGCTAATGAATCGCTTGTGTCTACACTAAAAGGTTTCAGCATGGAAGCTGATCAGGCAGAGCATATTGTTGATGTAATTAATGAGGTTTCAAATAATGAAGCAATTTCTTCCGCAGGAATTGGCGAAGCCCTTCAACGGTCTTCCGCCGCATTTAATGCTGCGAACACGAGTCTTGAAAAAAGCGTAGCCCTTATAACTACAACAAACAGTGTTGTACAAGATCCAGATAAGGTTGGAAACATGTGGAAGGTTGTTTCCGCACGTTTGAGGGGAAGTGAGACAGAACTTTCCCAAATGGGCGAAGACACAGATGGTCTTGTAAAATCTACTTCAAAACTTCAAGCACTTGTAAAAGGTATTACAGGTTTTGATATTATGAAGGATGAAAATACATATAAAGATATATATGATATAGTCCTTGGTATTAGTAAAACATGGTCTAGCTTAAAAGATATTGATAAAGCAAGCCTTCTTGAGGCTCTGGCAGGAAAAATGCAGAGTAATAGTTTAGCGGCTGCTTTTGCTAATCCTGACATATTAGTCAAATCATATCAAGAAGCTATGAATTCTGCCGGTTCAGCCGCAGAGGAAGAAAAAAAATATCAACAAAGTGTACAGTATTCAATTGATCAGACAAAGGCAAAATTAGAAGAGCTATCTGCCGATCTTTTGTCGTCCGATTTCCTTAAGGGTGCAATTGATGCAGGTGGAAAATTAATTGAAGTTTTGGATGGTATTGTAAAAAGTGGTAATGCAATACCTGCTTTATTAGCCGCTATTGGAGCGGCTCTTAGTTTCAAAAACATCGGTAAATGTTACGTGAGTGCGTAATGTTTCAAATCATTGTAATTGTTTTGAATGTGCCCACCTAACTCAAGACAACAATCAAGAGTTGGGAAGATTAGGTCTAGTCAACCTATAGATGTTTCAAAATAAATCGTAATTGTGAGTTGCTATCTCACAGTGCTGGAAAGAAAACCGTATATTATAAAATAACACACTACAACGTGGCTAGAAATGGCGAGCGTGAATGTATTCCGAAAGGATGTTGGCGACAACAAGAAAAGTCAAATCCAGAAATGGAGGTTATTCGGATATATGGGGCAACCCTAAGTATCATGTCCTTTATGGACTAAAATCGGCAATCAGCAACGGACTCTATTATAATCAGAGAATATTATAATGGAAGTGTTCAGAGAGTATAAACGATTTTGAGTTATCATTAGATAGCTTGTGATAGGTACTCCATACACAGTTATCGCTCTGTCTCGTGACTGAGTATAAAAGCGTCAAGAGTGTTACTACTCTTCCCTATTACATAGCACAATAGGTAATAGATAAAAGTAGGGTTTGTGTGTACCGTAACCGTTTGAAAGAAACACACAACAAACAGAGAATAAATAAAAGGAGGTGATATGTAAATGTTAAAAGCTTATAAATATAGATTATATCCTAACAAACAGCAGATTGAACAGATTCAGAAGACCTTTGGATGTTGCATATTTGTATATAATCAATGTTTAAGTTTAAAAATTAACAAGTATAAAAATGAAAATATTTCTATGAGCAAAATTGATTTGAATAACTATTGCAATAGAGAACTTAAAAAGAAATATGAATGGCTTAGAGAAGTTGATAAATGGTCTTTGACAAATTCTATTTACAATATGGATTCAGCATATCAGAAGTTTTTTAATGAACATACTGGCTATCCGAAGTTTAAAAGCAAACGAGATAACAAAAAATCTTATAATACTAATTGTAATTATACTGGAAAGCCAACTATCGAAGTTTCTTTTGAGAAAAATAAAATCAAACTTCCAAAACTAAAATGGGTTAAAGCAAAAATCCATAGAGAATTTATTGGCAAGATAAAATCTGCTACTATTTCACAGAATCCAAGTGGAAAATATTTCGTATCAGTATTAGTAGAAACAGAACATATTCCAATGGAATCTACTGGTTGTATGATTGGAATTGATTTAGGCATTAAAGATTTACTCATCACTTCCGATGGAGAAAAGTTTGATAATATTCGTACTACTAAGAAATATGAAGATAAACTTACAAAAGAACAACGTAAATTATCTCATAAAGAAAAAGGTAGTAAAAATTGGAATAAACAAAGAATTAAAGTAGCAAGAATACATGAAAAAATTCATAATACCAGAATTGATAACTTACAAAAGATTTCTCACAAACTGATTAGCGAAAACCAAGTAATCGTTAGTGAAGATTTAGCAGTATCAAATATGGTAAAGAATCATAATCTTGCAAAAGCAATATCAGATTGTGGATGGTATGAGTTGACAAGGCAGTTGGAATATAAAGCTGAATGGAATAATCGTCAATATATCAAAGTTGATAGATTTTATGCTTCATCTCAGACTTGTAACTGTTGTGGCTATGTTAATTCAGACACAAAGGATTTATCTGTTAGGCAATGGATATGCCCTAAATGTGGTGCTATTCACGACAGGGATGTAAATGCTGCGAAAAATATTCTAAATGAAGGATTAAGGATATTACAAGCAGCTTAGTAATAATTTTAGTACGGTAGGAACTATCGGAATTTACGCTTGTGGAGTTAGTAGGTTACGAGGACAATGAAACAAGAAATTGTGAAGCATTTAGCTTTGCAGTAGTTCACCTGCTCTACTCAGTTCCTAAATCATTTCGCTCGTGTAAATCAACCTCTAAAGAGGTATCATCGTACTGAGCTTTTATGCTAACTTCTTTATATTCACAAATTTTATCTGTAATGTATTGGATTGTATTGCACACAAAGTATACAGATGTTCCAAGCAGAGCACATACAGAGATAACTGCAATAAGTTTATATAAAGAATTGCACTTAACAGCATATTTAATCATCTTACTCATAACAGTCATCTCCTATCATTGTCTTTGTTTTGAACATCGTACTATTGATAGGTTGGTGTTTGTTTGAAAAACACCGTTTATAAATGGAGATGACAGTATTTTCATTTGAAGCTGTAAGTGTATTATACATCATATTGGAATATTCTGGTAGAGAGAACATATATTCCAAGAAACTTCGATTTCTTGTCAAGAAAAACAGAGAATAAACATATGACAATATAAAAATAACACCGCATTACACGATGTTATCTTTACTACATTGTTGGTGTGTACAATGTAAGTGAAAAATTATATAGCGGAATACGAAAGTATCCGTTTGTAGTATAACACACAGTCTCTATAATTGAAAGTAGTTTATAAATGTTTTGGAAAATAAATAAAATAGAGGACTGTCGTGATGACCAGCCCTCAATTAAGGAATAAAAGGAAATAAATTATGGCTTATACAGAAATAGAATTATTTACGAAAGATTTTTCTAGTCTTGGTGAACATTTGTGATAAAGACTTGGTTTGGGAGTCCGTATAGTCTTTGCACTTATTAACAGTGTAACACTTTCCGATTGTATCAACTATGACACAAAGAAAATGACAACCGTATACTAAAAGTCCACCACTTACAAGCATTTTAAATACTTCCAATTCTACCCTCCCTTCTTTGTAGTATTTCTTAAAGTTGGGAAATTGTATTGCTCAGAACGAGCTGAATTTATTTCCGAAGTGAATCGTGTCAAACTACAAATATGGCACTTCGTATGGTAAAATACCGAGCATTCTGTCGTGCTATTGACCTGAGATACGATGGCTCAAATACAGTTTGCCTGGTATTATATTACCATATACTTCCAACTTCATAAATCCAGAACATAGGTTTTGTCGATTTATGGAATACGAAAATTAATCAAAATTTTTCAAAAATCTTTACAAAAAATTCCAACTGTGCTATCTTCAAAATATGAAAATTTTTCATTTTTTGAAGGAGGTAACACGATGAAAGTTTCAAGAGAAAATTGTCCAGTTAAGCCATTGATAGGAAAAATGAAACGAGAGAAAATTGTATTAAAACACAAATTGCAAAGAAGAGAATCTGTTTGGTCTAATCCAAACAAATCATTACTTATTGACTCTCTTTTAAGAGGATATATTGTACCACCAGTTTATACTATTTCTGAAGATGGTATACAATATGTTATTGATGGTGTACAGAGATTAAGTACGTTAAAAGGATTCTATAACGATGAGTTTGCTATATCTAAAAGGGCAGAACCAGTTATAATTGAAGGAGCTGAATATAGCATTGCAGGATTGAAATTTAGCAAACTTGACCAAGTTGTAAAGGACGAGTTGGATAGTTCTGCTATCACGGTATATGAAATTACGGAATATACGGACAAAGATGTAAGAGAAATGTTCCGAAGGCTCAATTCAGGAAAACCTCTGAATACTTCACAGAAGCTCACACCTGATATGTCGGATGAACTCAGCAATGCAATTTTTGATATTGTCTCTCTCCCATTCTTTGAAAAGAGATTGACATCTGCTCAGTTGAAGAGTTCAGTCGATCAGAGTATTGCGCTTGAAACATTAATGCTCTGCTCCACTAATAAAGATAACGATTTTGCTTCATTTAGAGGTAAGGATAAAGAAAACTTTATTGAATTCTATAATGACAAAGTTGAACAAGAAAAGATTGAAATCATCAAAACCGCGATTAACAAATTGGATGAATCTCTTGAGGAAGATGTAAAAATTCCTAAGACGAGTATTTCTGTATTGTGTTTCGCAGCATATAGAATTTGTAAGGATAAGAAGAGTTTTGAAAAATTTGCTTTGAAAGTGAGCGAGTTTTTATCAACATACGATGATAATACTGAATACAAGAATAATCTTATGAATGGAACTAATTCTTCTGAATCAGTAAGATTTAGATTGGATTATTGGAGAAACATCATAAAAGAATTACAGTAACAGATTTGAAGAGTAGTCAACCGACTACTCTTCTTTCATGTCCATTTATAAACACACGTTCTGATAGAACTCTGTCGACTATTGGTATATAATGAGACTATAATACTAAATTTGGCGGTGAAAATATGAAAGAACATTTCTATCAAAAAACATGGTTTAAAAATACTATATTAATTTTGATACCTTCTGCAATTTCTGTAATAGGTGTAATTATCTCTATTGTAACAAGTTTGATTGCTAAAATAATTTTTATATTCGCTACAATTATTTTGATGATAATATTAATTGTATTTGTTATTTATTTTAGTAATTTTGAAGAGAAGATTTTCCAGGAATTGCAAGAAGAGAAGGATAAAAACTTTTCATTGACAACTATTCTTGCTCATATGGAGAATAATTATAAAACGGTTACATCAGAAGTTTCTGCTTTTTCAGATATGATTGAAAAATGGGCAGGAACAATTAATTCATTTGCGAATAATATTAAAGAAAACGGTTATGTATCTGATAAAGCATGGAATAAAATTAAAATAATTGATGCTATTTGTGTATCTACTAAAAATATAATTCAACAATACTGTAATGATTTCAATAATGCAAACATATCAGTTAGTTATGTATCTTATATAAAAGATAAAAATGATGAGGAGTGGATACACATGGTTTCTCATTCTAGTGGCATGTCTTTCAGACCGAATGCGTGTAAGTGCGAAGTTAAACTATCAGATTGTATTTATCATTATGCTGATTTAATACGTTGTAGATTATCAGACTTTGAAATAGCGATGAACAATGAAGAAATCTTAAGAATTTTCAAAAAAGTATCTATCACATCAGATCTAAGTAAATATACTCAATATATAGCGATTCCTTTATACTGTAAAAGTGGTAAATTATTAGGAATATTTCAAATAGTAACAAAATATGGGTATATTATCGAAACAGATAGAGATAAAATGCGAACATTTATAACAGATGCCATAATACCATTTTCAAATATGATTATTCTCGCTGATAAAATTTACAAAGGTTTATATATTAATCCTATACAAATTAATAAGGAGGTGTAATATATTATAATGGCAAAATATAAAAAGCAAGAAGTACATATGATTGATATGTCTGGACGTTTAAAAATGAAAATTGTGCATGAAGAATTCACATCTGAAGACGAATTAGAATGGGAACGTGAAATGGAAGAGATGAATAAAAAAATGGAAGAGTGTATGCAAAAGTATGAAGAAAATTTGAAACGTTTATTTTCTTCTGCTATGGTTGATACTCAAAAGCCACAAAAAGATGCTGACTATTTTATTCGTGAATATGGTAATAAATTTATTGGAAGAAATCCAGACAACATAAAAAATCGACTTCAACTTTATAATAAATATTTAGAGCAGGACTAATCTCCTGCTCTTTTATTAATCATCATTATTCTTTCCTTTATCCGATATCTTTTTTATATATGATTGCATTCTTGATACGGAATTAATCATTTTTATCATTTGTGGATTTGTAAATGTATCTACTATATTTTTTATTGACGGATCATTCGATTTAGTAATTGCATTTATTGCTCCCTCGTTGTTGAATATCTTATCAATATCTTGTGTGGTTGGTATATCTATATTATTTAAATCTCTACGAAATTCTTGTAAACTTTTAATGTTTTGTTCATTATATAATTTTTCTTTGAAATTTTCTGCTAAATCCTCTGGAATTTTATTTCCATATGATCTTTTGATAGTTTTATAGAGCTCTAATAATTGAGTTTGATCACATTCTTGATAAACAGGTTCTGTATTTTCATCTGGCTGAATAAATAACTGCCCGTCGTATTGTTGTATTGAATTATGGTTGATAATAATGCTACTTTCTAATGTGATAAAGCCATTATCATATTCTAAAACAAAACTATCAATTCTTCTATTATCTCTCGGATAATCATTAAAATTTTTTATGCTACAATCAATATCTATAATAGTTTTATAATTTTCATTAATATCGCACATAAGGCAACTATTTTTCCATTTAACATATCCATTTTTCGTCATTTGAATTAATGAATATACAAACTGGAAATTGTTGCTTTCTGATGTTTTTTGATTACGCCCTATTAACTCGTCAATGGAAACGTTAAAGTAGTCTGCAATATCTACTATTTTATCAAGAGATGGAGAACTCTTTGTCCATCTACTTATAAGACCTGCTCCAAATCCTAATTCTGCTTCTAATTGAGATGGAGTAATATTATTTGATTTACAAATTTCTCGTATTGATTTTACTAATAATTCATTATCCATATAAGCACCCTTCTTTGATGTTTATTACAGTTTTTGAAAATAATGCATTTTTGTATTGACTTTAACTGTTATTTAGTATAGTATGAATATATCACATATTTGATGTTTTCGTCAAATACAAAAATCCTTACTCCACCGACCAAAGTTTAGTAAGGATTCAGGAACGTGTATATCACGTTTTCACATTACATATTATACACGTTCCTTTTGAAACATTCAATATATTTTTCAGAAGGAGGATATCATTATGAATGATGATACAACTTTAGCAGTTGTCCAAGAGACTGAGATTCTTGGAAAGAAAATTAAAGTGTATAACAGTATTGAGTCACCACTTTTTCTTGCGAGTGATGTTGCTGAATGGATCGAGCACTCGCAAACTTCTAAAATGGTAAAGTCCGTAGAAGATGATGAAAAGCTGATGGGAACATTGTTCCTATCAGGTCAAAACAGGGATGCATGGTTCTTAACAGAAGATGGATTATATGAAGTATGTATGCAGTCTCGAAAGCCTATTGCCAAGCAGATGAAAAAGGAAATCAAAAAGTATCTCAAATCAATACGCCTTACAGGTGCAGCTATTCCAGAAGGCAGAGAACAGGAAATGGTAAACTATTATTTTTCTTCTCTCTCGTCAGATTTACAAGGACAGATTGTGAATGAGCTTATCGAAAAGAATAAGCAACTTCAGGAATTTTATGATGATTTGATGAACACTGAAGGTCTTATGCAGATAAACACCGTGGCAAAAGAACTTGGTATTGGAGAATATACACTATTCGCTTATCTTAGAATGAAGAAAGTGTTCTTCTATGACAAGGATAAGGTGAATGTACCATATGAACGTTTCCGTAGAGAAGGTAAATTTGCAGTAAAAGAAACACCTTGTCATGACGGTAAAATGAGATCCGTTACATATGCTACTAAAAATGGATTGGATTACATTAGAAAACTACTTCGTAAAGATGGTTATTATAATGCGGAGGTGGCTTAAAATGGATTATATAAAACTTATCGCATTAAAAATTGATGACTTCTGTTCTTCTATATACTTCGAGGACAACTACGCCAATAGTGATTTAGAAGTCGCCAAGAAAGATATAAAGCATTTAGAGGAACAAGGATGCGTTTGTTTCTTACTGAATGTTAAAAGCAACATTGAAACCAATACATACGACAATTAAAGAGAGAATATATAAATAGATGAGTCCGTAGTTATGATGGACTACGGACTCGTTGATTGTACTACTCTCCTACTCTCTTTATCAATCTCTCAAAGGATGTGAATTATGAAAAATTAAAAATGAAGAATCCTACTCTTTGTAGAACGAACTATCAACTTCAATTCCACACTGGTTTGCAGATAAATGAAAGTCTTTAGTCTTTTTGGAGAAGACACTATGTACCAGATAGTAGCCTAATCCTAGTCCGACAAGTTTCAGAACAAATGTAAGTATCAGTTCTACCATTTTTCACCTCCTTTTCGTGATATAGATAACGGTCGGGAATTTGGTGTGGAGAACCCACTAGATGTTTTTCTTCCAAGAGCGTTACACTCACTTTCCTCCTAAGAACTAGGAATGTGAAATTAATATGTTACATGACAGAAGCTCTACGCACAAGGCTGTAGTGCGCTCACAGCCATGCTTCTATACATGTCTTATTTTAGCACCTATTGGAATTTTTTGGTAGTCGGAACATTTGTTTAGACAAATAATTGGAGGTATTAGATGAAAACATTAAACGAAATTAGAGAAAGAATTCGTACAATAAATCCAACATTTACAGATGAACTATTAGATTTATTGTACGAATATATGTTTGTAAAATATTTAAATGACTATAAAGAAAAAATTGGGACAGATGATTTAAAAGATATTATTGATTATGTGTTAAATCCAATAAACTATGTGAAAGACGAGCAGAACTAGTGCTCGTCTTTCTGGGTTTCTTGAGACATCTGGAGTGCTTGTGTTGTCATTTCTGCTATAAGATTAACTATATCTTTATTAAGATCAGTAGTTAATCTAATATCTTTAAAGTTAGATATTAATTCCTGTTTTATTTTTCGATTTTCTTCTGACAATTTTACATTCATAATAAACCTCCATTTGTATGTTTTTTTAATAAAAATATTTTATCACTTTAAAACTACAAAAGGAATATAAAACATATGTTTTGTTAAACATTTACAAATTTTACCACTTACTTCCACAATTATTACACTTCCAAGTTTTACCCAAATCTCCTGCTCCAAATATTCCGAATAAACCAACTTTTGCTGCTTTGCCGATATTTGAAATTTTAGAGAGATTTGTAGAACCACATGTAGGACATTTAGGTACATTCGAAGTCGGATATTCATAAGGCACATAATTTATACGTTTATTATATGCGTCATAGCTAAATTCAGGCGATCTTTTTAATTCTGGATGATTCTTTGTATAATTGTGAACGTCTTCAAATGTTCCATATACAGAATCTTTAAATTTTGTATGACAATATGGGCATATTTCAATGTTTGTTTTTGTCTCACATTCTAAACATTTTGGACAATACACACCTTGTCTTAATGTGTTTATTTTAAAACCACAATTAGGGCATATTTCTGCTTTATCTGATACTTCTTTGTTACACTCTGGACAATTAATTAGCATACATACATCACCTTCTCATTTTTAATTAAAATTATACTCCTCAAACAAGTATAAATCAATAACCATAGTACGATATTCAAAACAATAGACAATAACGGTGATCTGAAAGTTGTTACAGTAATGAAAGCCAGAAAAATTGCACAAGATGAATTAACAGCATCTATGGCAAGGCAAGAGACACAATTATTAGCAGACAAAGTTGCGTTACAAAATTATGAAATTGAATGCTCAAAAGGTGTAGTCACAACAGAACAATTTAATATAATAATGGCTAAAGCAAGTGCATCTGCAAAAGAATATGCTATTTCTACAAATGGAGTGGCTGGTTCAACAGATGCATTCGTTGCTAAACAAAAAGCGGCTCAGGCACAGTTAAAAGCTACTGCAAATGATTCTAAAAAAATGATAACAACTTTGAAAAGTGTAGCCGCAAATATTGGTGTTATGATTGCATTCACAGTAGCAATAAAAGCTATTGAATACGCATGGGATAAGGCAAACACTACAGCAGAAGAAGTTCAAGGCAAAATTGATGATTTGTCCTCTTCTATCTCCACATTAGAAGATGAATATAAATCATTAAAAGAAACAGGATCGGAAAATCTGACTGACGCAGAACAAGCACGATTACAATATCTTGAAAATCGCATTGAGCGTGAAAAAGAGTTAAAAGAACTGGAAGAAGCCCGTCTTATCAGAGAAAAATACGGTAGTAATTTTACAGATTATTTTGATGAAGATAACCAGAATGCAAAATATAGTGATTTCCGTGAAAAATATTTCGATGGAATGAGCAAAGTAGATGTCACTTCTTTAGCATATGGAATCGACCATGATGAGAAGAACGTCATTGACATTGGATCAAAGATTGACGAATACAAGGCAGCTCAAGAAAAGATACAAAGTTATGTCGAACAGATGAACAGACATAGTTCAGATGAACAGGGATATATATGGGCTGATGAATTAAAAAGTCAAGAAGAGGATAACCTTGAAAAACTAATTCCACAGCTTCAAGAAGAATACCAAAACTATAAAGAAGCCAAATATGAAGCTGAGACAGCTATTGATGAAATGACACAGGATTTAGACAATCCTAATCTGACAGATAAAGACAAAGAAACGATTCAGAGTTGGATTGCACAGTATCAAGATGTTGTCAAAATTGCTGATTATTACATTGGTTTAATGAGAGACATCCCGGCTATTCCAAGTGATACGGATACCAACACATATCATAATTGGTATAGCAAATTATCCGATGACGAAAAAGAATTAGCCAATAGTGATGATTTTAAAGAAGTTCTTGAAAAGCAGAAAGAAGGACTGGGCAACGCTGCTTTAGCCGCAAATGATTATGATATTGCTTTACAGGAAGTAAAAAAAGCACAAGAGTCTGTTGCAAATAGTGGTGATGGCATTGAAACAACTTCTTTTTCAGATACTATTACAGAACTTTCTGATTTACAAGATGATTTATCAGATCTTGATGAAGCAATGGCAAATATTGTTTCGGATGGTAATGTAGATTTATCATCTTTAGACGGATTGATTGAAGCATTTGGTAAATTAGAAGAAGCTGGTAAAAACATAGATACATCTACTGTTGATGAAGCAATGAAATCCTTATCTGATGCTACTTCTATCCAGTCAGCACAGCAGGCATTAGATACTTTATGTACAGAGTATATCAAAGCGTCTGGTATTCTTGATAATTTGAATGAGAGCAACAAAAATCTCATTGCAACAAGATTACAGGGAATGGGCGTAGCCAATGCAGAAGAAATGGTCGAGGCTCGTTTAGCAGCACAGAAATATGCTACAGCTAATGGATGTATTGATCTTGCGAATGCAACATGGGAAGAAGTATCTGCATTAATTGCTGAAGGGGATGCTTCTCAGGAGACACAACAGTATCTTGCTAATTTAGCACTGTCAAAAATTGATGTTAATAATATTAAGCTGGACACAAAAGCCGATGTAGATAACATTATTGCTATCGCAAATGCGGCAGGTGCAAGTGCAGCTCAGATTGCAGCATTAAAAACTGCGTTAGCTTCTCTTAGTAATGCGAACATCACAAAATGGGATGACGCAAATAAAGGTGGTGGTATGGGAAGTACTAATCTTATGAACCCAGCCAAATTAAATACACCTTCTAGCGGTAATTCTAAGATTGACCAGTTTGCAAAACAGCAACAGGCACAGAAGACGAAAGATGCTGTACAGGATGCTACGGATACACTTGCAAAGACATTAGACGATATAAAAAATGGTGCATACAATCTTGACGCATCCAATTTTTATGCTAATTATTCTGGTGGCTCTGCTACAAGTAAAGCGGTCAATGATGCTGCAAAAGCAGCCAAGGATGCTGCAAAAGATGTAAAAGAAGCTGTTGCAGAAACATTTGATTTTATTGAAAATGGCATCAATCGTTTTGATAGAGCACTTTCCAAGTTAGAAGACAAAGCAGGTAAAACTTCTTCCTCATTCACTTCTCGCTTAAATGCATATAAAGAGGCTTTGAATGCTACAACATTTGGCATCGAACTTCTTACAGATGATTACAACAAATATATGCAGAAAGCAAATGAAGTCGGTCTTAATGAAGATATTGCTTCTGCTGTACGTGGTGGTGCTTCTAATATCTGGGATTATACTGATGATACAGTAAAACAACAGATAAAGGATTATCAGAGTTGGTATGATAAGGCACAGGATTGTTTGGATAAGATTGACGAGTTAAAAGATAAACAGCTTGAATTGACTCAGGCAAGCATCGAATTGCTGATTACTCAGTATGAAAAACTTGCTACTAAAATCGAAAATGTAAACGACCGAACAGAGAAATGGATCTCTTTAAAAGAGTCATGGGGATTTTCTGCAAATACTAAGAATTATGATAGTATGAACAAAAATATCCAAAAGCAGATTGACTTTATTATCAAGCAAGATGAGCAGTTAAAATTGTTACAGAAAACAGTGGCAAAAGGTTCTGAAGCTTGGTATGAGTATAATGAGCGTATTGATTCGAACAAAGCTTCTCTGATTGATTTAAAACAGCAAATGCAGGAAAATGCTACTGCCGCTGCTGAATTAGCAAAAGCTACTGCTGATAAAAAGACAGAGAAATATGATTCCCAAGACGAATTGTATGATGCTAAAATTGACAATGCTACGTCTGCAAAGACAAAGAATAAGCTGATTGACAAAAAGATCTCTAATATCAATAAGACACAGAAGGCTTATAATACTGCTGTTTCTACTGATAACAAAAATCTTAAATCTGCAAAGAAAACAATTAGTAAATTCAAATCTACCAAAGAGAATAAAAAGATCCTTGCTTCTATCAAGAAAGCTGCAAAAGCTGGCAAACGTATTTCACAATCTTTATTGGACAAGGCTTCTAAACTGAATGATAATGGTAAGCTCTACAATGCATGTGTACAGTACAATGCATATTGGGATGCAAAACAATCAGACAAAGCAACTGCTGACCTGTATAAAGAAACAGCAAAACAGGATAAAGCAGATCTTGCGAAAGAAAAATTTGATAATATCTCAAGTGATTACGACAACAAAATTTCTAGCAACGAGCAGAAAAAGACAGCACTTAATAATAAGATTTCACTCGCACAAGAACAGAGCAAACAGGTAAGTGCGGCTTATTATAAGTCTCTTATCTCCTCTGAAAAAGGTGAGAAAAACAAACTTATTAAAGAAAGAAAAGATCTTCAAAAGAGTCTAAATGATGCTGTTATCAAAGGTTCTATCAAAAAAGGCAGCGATGAATGGCATGAAATGGTTTCTGCAATCAACGAAGTAACAAATGCTATAGACGAGTCTACACAGTCTCTCGTTGAATATCAGAATGCTCTTCGTCAGTTAAAATGGGATGCTTTTGATAAATCTATGGAAACTGTAAAACGTATCAACAGTGAAAATGATTATTATATTGATCTTATGAGCCATAAAGATATGACGGATAAAGACACTGGTAACTTTACAAAATATGGCACAGCTACTATTGGTCTACATAAAACAAATTATGATAATTATCTTGCACAGGCAGATGAGTTTCAACGTGAATATAACAAGATTATGAGACAGATAGAAAAGGGTGAATTATCCCTGTCTGACGAAAATGTTGTTCAACGTCTACGTGATTTACAGAATGCTCATAGAGATGCGAAGAAATCTGCCGAAGATGAATTGCAGTCAATTCAGGATTTGGTAAAACAGGGTTACGAAGCTCAAACTGATGCATTGAGCGAGTTGATTGATAAATACAAGAAACTGAAAGACTCCGAACTTGAAGCATATAAGTACCAAAAGGAAATTGCTGAGAAGACAAAGACTATTGCTTCTTTACAGAAGCAGTTGACCGCTTATAATGGTAATGATTCTGAAGAATCTCGTGCTCAGATTCAGAAGTTAAAAGTACAGCTTGAAGAAGCTAAAAGCGATTTAAAAGATACACAATACGAAAAATTCATTTCTGATACTGAGGATATGCTTGATGATTTAATGAATGATTACCAGGAGTTCATTAATGAAAAACTCAATGATACAAATAATATTCTTGATGAGATTAAAACTCTTCTTGGCAGTGATATTATTGAAACAATTAAGGGATTAGATTCTAATCTTACAAATGATACAAAAGATCAAATTGGTTCTAGTACCACGAATGGTGGCGATGGTGGTCAAGCCGCAAAAGATTACGTTCATAATACTGTGACTAATGATCAAAATAAGGTTAATTCTAAAACTGATACTAGCAGTTATAATCCTGCGAAAGAGGCTGATATAGCTAAAAAGAAAAACGAAATCGCACAAAAGAAAAAAGCAATTAATGAACAAAGGCAGTCTTTTCAAAATCAGATTAAGGAACTTGAAAGTCAGTTAAAACAGTTATACGGTGAATTGAATTCTGTAGAAAATAAATACCAGTTTGAAAAATTTTCTACGAAGAATAAAGATAAACTACAGGATTTAAAAAATAATTATATCGAGAAAAAGAGTGGACTCAATGCTATGATACAGGATGTAACTCATAACAAAGATGTGTTGCAACAATTCATAGCTGATCTTGATAAGCAGTCGGCACAACTTGATACAGATTTAGTGAGTCTTAAAGGTTACGAAAAAGGTTCTGAACACATAGACAAGAGTCAATTAGCATGGACACAAGAAGATAAACGAGAAATGATTTATCGTGCTTCTGACGGTGCAGTTTTGACAAAACTCAATCCAGGAGATAAAGTGTTCACAAATGAGATGTCTGAAAACCTTTGGAAACTGGCTAAGATGAATCCTGCACAGATGTATGCGGGGCAGTTCACGCCGGTTACACCGGATTTCTCAAAGAGTGTGAATAATTCAAGTAATATTGAGGTCACTTTTGGAGATTTGGTATTACCTGATGTAACAAATAGCGCAGAGTTCGCAGACAGCGTTGAGTCTGTTATGCGTGAAGCTATTTGCAAGAACGGAAAGACAACACAATGTATTACTGAAGCAGTTTCTGCCAAACAACTTAAGAAAAATAGTATAGGTAATGCGAGGTTATATAAGTAACCACTTTATCCCATGTAGGTATCACAGCCTATGTGGGATTTTCATGGTAAATATGCACAAATATTTTATTGATTTTTATAATATTTTCTACTCCTGTTTTTCTCATAATTGTGTATAATATAAGTAAGAAATCAGAAATGGTTTCGATTGTTGGTGTATCTCAACCATTAAGAGAGAATTAACAAACTTGAGTGTTTCGCTACTTAATGCGAATGTTAAAACTTGGTGTATCTCAGCCGAAAATGAGAATGATAAAACGGAGAGATTGAAATATATCTCTCCTATTTTTATACGCAAAGGAGAAGTGATGATTTCTTTTTATGAAATTGATGATAATTATATTGATTATTTAAGACAATTTGATAGTAAGATATTATCTACTAAAGATGGAGATAGAAAATATTTAAGAAAATATATCGGTATCATAATGCATAATCGTGATTGTAAATATTTTATACCTCTTTCTTCATACAAACCTAAAACATATGATAATATGTATGAATCAAAGAGTTTAAAGAAAATAGGCAATATGGCTGTTTTACGAATTAATAATATGATACCCGTTATTGACAAAGTAATTCATAAGATGGATTTCAATTCAATAATGGATCAAAATTATAAATATTTACTTCAATCAGAATATCGTATAATCAAAAGCAGAGAGAAAGAAATCAGAACAGATTCGAGAATTATCTATTATTATAGGTTAAATGATAAAAATAAAGACAAAGGATTATATAATTTATGTTGTGATTATAAATTATTAGAAGAAAAGTCAAAAGAATATTTAACAAATAAAGACACCAACTAAGGTGTCTTTTTTGTTATAAAAATTTAAAAAGGAGGAGAATAAGCAAATGCCAAAAATAGTTTTTAATGAGAATTTTGGTGTAGATGAAATTACTATCTTACTAGAAAGACGTGACTTTCATAAATACGGAAAACTTATAGATACAACTGACATCGAATATAAAGATACGTTAAATGCACCAGAGTTATCATTTACTGTATATAAGACAGAAAATGAATTATGGGATAAAATTAACAATTATAATCTGGTATATATTCCTGAATATAACGAGCATTTTTCTATTACTGTAAATACCACAGAAGAAAATACAACTCAAAAATCTGTTACATGTATTTATCTTCCTGTGAATGAATTGCAGAATGTGAAACTTAGAAATATTGAAATCAATACAGAGGATGATATTGCGAGAGATGATTATGATGCAAATTATCCTACTATTTTTTATCGTGATTTGTCTGCTTTCCCAGAAGGCAGTGAAATGTATAAGAAATTATATAACTCTTCTCTCTTACATCGTATTTTAGACAAAGCATCGAATTATAAAATTGGTCATGTTGATACTTCTTTGAAAAATTTAAAATCATGGTTTCAGTACTCTATTAATGACAGCAATGTATATGACGAATTAACTGGCGAAATCTCAGATGATTACCAATGTTTATTCACTTTCGATTCAACGACAAGAACTATAAATGCATATGATCTTTGTAATACATGCAAAGATTGTGGGTATCGTGGAGATTTTCATGATAAATGTCTTGAATGTGGAAGTACAAATATTGGTGGTGCTTATGGTGAAGATACAACAATTTATATTTCAAAAGAGAATCTTTCTACTTCTGCTTCTATTGAAAGTAGTGATGATAGTTTAAAGAATTGTTTTTATATTGTTGGTGGAGATGACTTAATGTCTTCTGCTGTTGCTATCGCAAATCCAAGTGGTACAAATTATATTATCAATTTTTCTGATGAAATGTATGAGAATATGCCGAGTGATTTAGTCGAGAAAATCAAAGCATATAATGCAAACTATCAAGAATGTATAAATAGCAGAGCATTTAACTTTTCTTCGAATGAAGTTAACCAATATAATCAGATTGTCAAATATGTAAATGAACATTATCCAAAAATAGATGATGACGGCAATAAAGTTGATAGATATAATACTATCTCATCTCCTATTGTTGGATATAAAAATATTGCTTTGCTATGTTTTGACTGCATTGATATTGGATTAATTTTGCAGACTTCTATGGGTAAAACAATAGAAATGGATAATTTGACAATCCAAGAGACAATGAATTTATTGACATCTTCTAATTTATCGCCTGTTGCAGTTAAATCAGATTTATCAATGGTTGCAACAAGTGTTGTATCAAATACTGTGCTCGGTTCTTGTAAAGCATTAATTAATACTGCATTGTATAAAGTGGAAATTGTAGATGCTTCATATGACAAAACAAATCATGCTTGGAAAGGTAAATTTAAACTCACAAGCATTGAGGATAATACAATTACTCTCACAGGAAATGAGATATCTATTATTGTAAATAATGATATGGAAACATATCTCAAACAGAATATCCAAAGATGTTTAAATAAGCTTGATACGAATTATAAAGACCTAAAAGACTTAGAAACATCTGATGCTGATTTTAAATCTGAATTGGCTTATTACAGTTTCGACTATTTGAGTAGTCTAAAGGATTCTTTTGGTAATGTTTTAGGTATTATTCTTGAATCTGAACAGGAAGAATTAAAGAATAAATATCAGACTTGGTATAGTAATCGAGTTGGTTGGCTTGAATCAGAAATGAATAAAAGACAGTTACAAATTGATGCTGTTCATAGACTATATAACTATGATAATAAATCTGGTACTGTATATGATATTCAAAATTCTCTGCAAGATGAATTAAACTTAGAAACATATCTTGGGAAGGATATGTGGACAAAATTTTGTGCGTTTCGTATGGAAGATACCTATCAAAATGATAATTATATATCTGATGGATTAGATAATGGTGAGCTAGTAATTCGTGCAACGGAACTGATTGACGCTGCAAAGAAAGAGTTATATAAAGCAAGTCATGTACAATATACAGTTACTTCTACTATCAATAATCTTCTTGCACTTCCAGAATTTAAACCTATTGTAGATAAATTCGAAACTGGTAATTGGATTCACGTATGTGTAGATGAGAAGATATATTATTTAAGATTACTCTCTTATAAAATTTTCTATTCTGATATTTCAAAAATTGAGGTTGAATTTTCTACTGTTGAGAGAACATGGTCTGGTTCATCTGATATTCAAAGTGTCATTGAAAATGCACAATCTATGGCTTCTTCATTTTCTTATACGATTCAAAAGGTAAAAAATAATGCTACTGCTTCTAAGTATGTCCAAAATTGGGTACAGGAAGGCATGGAAACCACTGTAACCAAAATTGTGAATAGTGCTGATAACCAGAATATTGTGTACGATTCTAGTGGTATTCTATGTAGAACACAGGATGATTTAACAGGGACTTATAATCCATGTCAGTCTCGTTGGATTAACAGTGGTTTATATATCACAGATGATGGATGGCAGACAGTAAAAGCCGCTATTGGTAAATATATTTATATTGATCCAGAAACAGGTAATGAAGTGACTACTATGGGTGTTATTGGAGATACTATTGTTGGCAAATTAATTATTGGGGAAAATCTTGGAATTTACAATATAAATAATTCCATGACTTTTGATATGAATGGTTTAAGAATTACAAATGGAATAAACACATTTACTGTCAATCCAAACAATATATCAAAGTTGTTGAAAATTTCTAAATCCGATACAGATATTTTTTATGTAGATGATAATGGAAATTTGAATTTAACTGGGAATATTAATGGTTGTAGCTTTGATGGTGGAAAGATAAACATAGGTGATGGTAATTTCGTTGTAAATGAAGACGGATCAGTAATCTCCAAATCAACAATTACAGGGGCAACTCTCCGTGGTGGAAGTATTGGTATTGGTGGAAATAACAATGATAATTTTGTTATAAATACTGATGGATCTGTCGTATCTAAAGCTTCTTTAAGTTTTGGGGATGGAGCTTTAACGTATAGTATATCAAATGGAATGTCTATAAAAGGAAATATTAATGCTTACAGTCTTGATGTTAAAAGACAAATAACATTATATGATGATGTACATAACATATCCGTAAATGCGATATATATAGAAAGTGGTGAAGATGATGTAACGCCTATTCATATTAATGGTGGATATACGAGTGTTGTTTTTGATACTGGTTTTGTGTCTTTGGGATTTGCTAGTTTTACAAAAAATGTTGATTTTTTAAAGGATATTACAGTAAATGGAAAAGTTCAAATTGGAAATGTAGATTATGGTGATAATTATTTATTGCATGTTGCTGGTAGAAGTTATTTTAATGGTAATATTAATCTCGGTTTAACTAAATATATTACAATCTCTTCTTCTGATTCTAATGCTTATAATATATTTGGGTATAGCGGTTCAAACAATCTACATATAGGAAGTGGGCTTTACGATAATTCAGTGAATTCAAATACATATGTTAGTGGTGGTAATAATACATATTTACGCACAAAAACTGGTAACATAGTGTTTCAACCTAAAGGTACGACTACTGTAACAATTACAGATAGTTTAACCAAATTTACTACTGATGTTATTATTGCTGGAATTTCTATGACGTCATTAGCGAATAGAGTTGCCGAATTAGAAGCAAAATTAAAAGAACTATAAAAGAGGAAATGTGAAATGAAATTAAAAGGAATTGACATATCAAATATAAGCGAAGTGTTTTCATTTCTTGCAACGAAAGAAATGAGTTTGAATACTGCGGTTACTATTGTTAATAATATAAAAATGTTATCTGTACCAAAACAAGTATTAGATGAAAAAAGAAACAAATTAATATCTGAATATGCACTAAAAGAAAATGGTGAAATCGTAACAAATGATGATGGTTCGGTAAAAGAAATTACAAATAAAAAAGAATTCAACAAAAAAATGAATTCTTTGTTTTTAGAAGAAGTTGATATTGATGAAATAAAACCTGTGTCAATGAAGTCATTGTCAAATATTACTATTTCTCCACAGATGCTTGCAATTTTAATGCAGTTTAATTTAATTAAAGAGGAATGATTATGAAAATATGTACAGACTTTGAATTTGCTGGCGAAATGTTATCTGATTATGGTATGATGCTATGCTCTTTCGATAGTGGCGGTGGAATTGAAACTGTTTCGTCTGGTGCAGATATCACGTTTAATCAGATAAAACCTATCGGCAGTAATCGCTTTAATTTATATTCTTCCACTTACGATACAGCTTTATCAGCTACTTTTCAGATTTGTAAGAATCCATGTCGATTAAAAAATCAAGAAGAAATGAGACTTTCATTCGAGGAAGTTTCAGCTATACAACGATGGTTGTGTCGTAAAGATGGGTACAAACGCTTTAAATTAGACAAGGAAGGCTATGAACACGTATATTGGAACGGAACATTCAGTTCAAAACAAATCGTCTTAAATGACCAAATATTAGGCTTAGAACTAACATTATATACGGATGCACCATTTGCTTTTATGGATGAAGTATCTACTGAGTATGAATGCTCGGCAGGTACTTCTTTTAATTTGTGGGATAACTCAGATGAGACTACAGATTTGAACAATTCTCTTAGACCAGATATGGAAATTACTATTTTATCTAATGGAATTTTTAAGTTGACAAATTCTATGGATACAAAATCTTTTATACTAAGAAATTGCAAATCTGGTGAAGTAATAACAATTGATGGGAAAAATCAACTTATTACTTCTTCTCTCTCGTCTCATAATTTAGCAAATGACTTCAACTATTTCTTCCCACGAATTATTAATACTTATGAAGAACGGTGTAACACCTTTACGCCTAATTTAGATTGCAAAATAAAAATAACCTACTCTCCTATTCGGAAAGTTGGAATTTAGGAAGGAGATGTATACAATAAATGAGTTTAGTTTTTAATCAAAAAATCACATTGGACTTGACAATATCAAGAGTGCAGAATGTGTATTGTAGTCAAGATGATGCAGATTCAAGAAATATACTTATTACTTTGTCTGACAATGGGAAACCATATAGTATTCCTTCAGAAGTAAGAATACTTTTAAAAATTTCAAAACCAGACAATACATATGTATATATAGATGAAGATGATGTTGATCATTTGTTTAGGAATGATGATGGTACAATATCCATTATATTGTCAGAACAAGCAACATGTGTACCAGGTATTTGTGAAGCAGAATTACAGTTCATAACTCCAAAAGAAACTATATCTACAAGAAAGTTTAATATTATTGTTAAAAAATCAGTAATAAATGATGAAGAAATAGAATCTGTCATCGAATCTAATATTATTCAAAAAATGATTCGACATTTGATTGATTTTATGAATCCACATAAAGTAAATAAAGAACAAGTTGGACTCGGCAATGTGCCAAATGTTATAACAAACGATCAGACACCAACATATGAAGAAGCTGAGGAATTTGAAAATATCTCTAGTGGAGAAAAATTGTCTATTGCGTTTGGAAAAATTCAAAAAGCCATCTCTTCATTACTTGGACACATTAATAATTTCGATAACCCACATAAAACAACAAAAAGTCAGATTCAATTAGGGAACGTTGATAATACTTCTGATGTTGATAAGCCAGTATCAACAGCTCAACAAAAAGCCATTGATGATGCATATGCAAATTCAAATAAATATACAGATGAAAAGATTGCGGATTTAATAGATGGCGCACCAGAAACATTGGATACATTAAAAGAAGTTGCTGATGCAATTGAAAAAAGTAAAACCGTAGAAGAAGCATTGAATAGTGCAATTGGTAAAAAGGCTAATCAGACAGAGTTAGATACTCATATAGGGAATGATACAATTCATATTACGTCAGATGAAAGAACCAAATGGAACGATGCAAATGATAAAAAACATGAACATGATAATAAATCTGTACTTGATGACATTACATCTGAATCTGTAGAAAAATGGAATAATGGGAGTTCTCTGACTGGAATAAAAGGAGATGCTGAAGCATCCTATCGGCGAGGAAATGTTAATCTCACCCCGGCAAACATTGGCGCAGTGTCAACCGGGGGAGATACAGCAGAGAATACCACAGCATTTACGGCAGCATCCGCAAGAGAAAATCTCAAAAGCGGTGAATCCCATGCGACTCTGTTCGGAAAGATTGTAAAGTGGTTTTCTGATCTGAAAGAAGTTGCATTTACCGGAAAAATCCCATGGGCGGATGTCACAGGAAAGCCAAGTACATATACACCGGCTAGTCATACTCATGATAATCAGTATTATAAAAAAGAGGAAAGTGACGCTGCACTTGCTGCACTTATGCAATCTTTAATAAAACGTGATGAAGATGTAAAAGTCGAACTAATAGATGGTTATATGACAGCAGATAGTGGTCTCAATAATAGGATTACAGCGGTTGTTAATGAATTGAAAAAATATCTTCCGTTGTCAGGCGGAACGTTAACGGGAAGTTTAGATATTGCATCTGGAAAATATATCCATGGAACACATACAAACGGAACAATTCTTGACATTCTGGGATTAAATAAGAACAATAACTGCCATGTCGGGAATGATACAACTCCGACGTTTCTTCATGGAGCGGGGTATCAATTAGATATATCTGGAGCATTCATTTGTCCGAATGTATCGAACCAGATGTCATGCGGAACAAAAAATAAATTATGGACAACTGTTTTTTCAAAAACAGGCGCTATTAATACCTCTGATCGTACAAAAAAACATAATATTATCGATTTAACGGAAGCGTATGAGCAGCTGTTTTTAAAATTAAAACCGAAGTCATTTATTTTTAACGATGGCGATCGTGTACATATTGGTGCTATCTCACAGGATGTCGAAGATGCTATGCAGGAACTTGGAATTGAACCGAGACAGTTTGCTGGGTTCTGTAAGGATATCCGGTACGAATATACGGAGTACAACGAGGAAGATGGAACTCCTGTGGAATCTTCGAAAGTTCCATGTAAAGATGAAGATGGAAATATCATTTATGATTACGCATTGAGGTATCAGGAATTTATCTTTCTAACAGTTCACATGGTGCAGAAACTTTGGAACCGTGTGGAAATATTAGAAAAAGAAAATGCAGAGATGAGAGATCAGATTAAATCAATGCAGCAGGATATTGCAGAATTGAAAAAAATAAGAGCCTAAGAGCCGATTACATGACCATGCGTTGTGTGCATTGAATAATTTAAGGGAACTACAAATAAACGTAGTTCCCTATTTTTTACGATTTTTATAATATTTTTCATACCACCGTTCTTTACGAACATATCCGCAATCAATTTTAGGATCAATTTTTTCTTGAAAGCTACATTTTGATTTTGATATACACTCCTGTTCTTTCTGTAGAAAATATGGACATTTATTTATGTCTTTATCGAGATAACATTTCATTTTAGGACTCCTTATAAAAAGAAATGAGGTTTACACATATATTGTATATACCTCATTTCATAATTATATGTCATACAAAGGATTTCTAATTTGGTGTAAAAATGGTGTAAATAAATTTCAAAACATTAAATTTTGCTTGAAAAATAAGCCTTTTATGTTTTTCCATGGTCTACCAAGGTGGTGTACCCCTTCATGAACGCTCAGCTCACTCTATTTCAGATGATAGCACTATACAGTGGTGAAGTCAAGAAAAAAAGTTTATACTAATTCACTATATT